GGTTTCCTCCACGACAGGCGGGCCCCCCGGAGGAAACCCCGGAAGCAGAACTGGTAGATCCTCCGGAGGAGTGATACTCTCAGTGAGCCTTGCTAGGGTTTTTTGAGCCGTTCAGTCACGGATGGGAATGTTAGGGTACTCTTTACTTTGAGGGGTGTAAGAGCTTGCGGGACTGTCGGTTAACCGCGTCACGGCCAACCTCATCGTCGAATATATTCCTTTTTGGGGTCACCCCCTGGCCGGCGTCGAGCCGTTGACAGGTTTCGCATCCATCCTTCCGGTTCATCCATCGTCTTAGGATCAAATGTCGCAAGGCCGACAACTGCCAACCCTGGTGAGTCGTATCACCATCCATCGTCAACAGAGTACCCATCGGTCAGGACGATCCTGGCACGGTCGAAGGTCAGTGGCATGATCTCATACCACCAACCTTCCTTCCCGTTCGATCCAGGCTTAATGGCGTGTTTTTTCATTCTCTTCTAATTTCTCCCAAGCTCTGACCTGGGCAGAACTTCCTCGCGGGTCCGCGAACGGGCAGGGGTCAACAAACTTTTCTTTAGCGTCGGGCCAGTAGCGCACCACTAAAGGCCTCAGTATTAAAGCGGTGACGTAAAGCCCGACACCGATCACACCAAGAATATGCGAAGCACCATATTGATCGTGGATTTCCACTATAAAATCAATCACTCTTCCTCCTCGTCCGCGTATTTCACGCAGCTGCAGCCAATTAACTGACCCCCGCACTTCGGGCATTCCTCCACGTCACAGCCTGGGTGATGAAACTGCCCAACCTTCGCGCCACAGTCGTGGCAGCGACCTCCGTCACTTCCCCAATCCGCTCTGGTTTCCTCGCCGTGCTTGACCGGCGGTGCATTGGTCCCGTCTTTCATCGGGATAACAAACTCCCGACACCCGTCCGACTCGTACATGCCCCGCTTACAGTCCTTGCACAGCGCACCGATCTTACCGAACCACTTCTTGACCTCCTCGTCCGTGATCGTCCAGGTTTTCCTTGGCAACCCCACGATGAGCTTTTCCTTGAACTGTTGGTGGAAGTGGACCGACGACGACGGATCACCCTCGCCTGTTCGTGCATACGTCTGTACTTTGACTGGATCTTCCTCAAACCAGTCGGTCAGGATCGCCAGAGCCAGATCCGCTGGTCCGCTGCCCCCGTAACCCCACTCGAACCCATCCGGTGAGTGGCACTCAACGTGGGGTAAATTATCGTGTAGATTCTCCGTCACGTTTTTAACAACAACAAAAATTCCGTTCTCTCCCCTTCGGCCTTGGTATACTTTCATCTTCGTCCCTCCTATCGTTTCGTTAATCTTTGGATGACGTGAGCCAGAAACGCAGCACGTCGGCCTCCTGTTTGTCGAAAATATAGAGATCGCAAAGCCTCCAGGTTTTCCTCTAGCTCCTTATACGCTCCAGCCTTCTCAGCGCGTTTCGACTCGACCTCTATCGACACGGCTCGATCATCCGCGCATGCCTTCAGGCTAATGGGGTCGTCCTTCTCTGCGATCATCAAGAAGGTGGGTTTCCCATGAACGACTACCGAATCTCCTTTCCGCGAGACCTCGACTTCGTAAAAGGATCCGGGCGAGCTTGACGGGAGCTTGTTGAAGTGACGCTCTTCGTCGCCGTCGTGCCAGACATGGAAGACTTTATTCTTCGGGTCGAGACGCCTTCCTAGATATCTCCATTCCTCTTTCTTTGGTTTCATATCACTCCTTTCTCTTTCATCCTTCGGTGCAGCACAGACTTTGAGACCCCTACCAGTTCAGCGATCTTCCTCCAGGATTTCCCTTCGTGGCGCAGCACAAGAGCCCAAGCCTCGTCGAACTGTGTCTCCCTGCGACCAAGTTGAGTCCCGTTCCTTCTGGCTCTGTCCAGTCCAGCCAATACCCGTTCGTTAATAAGCTCGCGCTCAAATTCGGCCATGATGCCTATTAACCCGAACATAGCTCGGCCCATCGGTGTTGACGTATCCACGGCTTCCTGGTGTGAAACGAACTGGACCCCCAATTCGCTGAACTCCCTCAAGGCAGAAACCAGATGGTGTAGGCTTCGCGCAAAGCGGTCAAACTTCCACACCATGACAATGTCGAACTTCCCCCGCTTCGCGTCTGCCATCATTCGATCCAGAGCCTCTCGGGACTCCTTGGTTCCGCTCACCCCTCGGTCAACGTACTCCTCGACGACCTCCCACTTGCGCCGTTTCGCCATCTCCCGCAAGTCCTCCAACTGCATGCCTTCGTCTTGGCGCACCGTTGAGATCCGTGCGTAAATCGCAGCGCGTTTCATACCTGGGCCTCCTCCACTTCCCTCATCAACTCCTCCGGATCCGCGAGCTTCCCCGCAATCCACAGGGACAAGAACCCCTCAATGATGTTGCTGATTACAGTCTCCTTCCCCATGGCCTTCTGTCTCGCTGCAATCAGTACCGATTTCTCGACCGTGATCTTGATTGGCTGTTTCATTTGTCCTCCTTTCAGCAACCGTTGAGTGCTACCGCTGCCGCTACCGACAGGCCTAGCAGCACGATTCGTTCAAAAACGTCTGTCCTGGTCATTTTCTTTCGTTCATCCAATGGCCCTCCTTTCTTTTGTCTAACGTCGGTCATGGTAATTCTTCCGTATCTGTCTGGCCTCTGGCCCTTCCGATCTCCCGTTCCTCATAATGTCGCCGTACAGCCGCTCGATTGCGACTGCGGTCTTTACCGTTACCCTCTCCTTGTGTACCTGAAGTGCAGGAACCTTGCGCCCTAGACGCTTCGCCAAGTACGACTTGGTAAAGCCTTCTTCGAGTAATTCGTTGATAAGTTCCCACGTCGGTCCAGCTGGTACGATCCCCGCTGCACCCTTGGCTGTTTCGTCAACCTGTAGAATCCGATGTTCCGTCTTCGCAAAGATCCGCTTGCGCCTACCCATTTTGATTTCGTGCAAAATCGAGTCAGCCACTCCACTGGCATGATGCACGGATCTTCTGCCGACACCATTCTTTGACAGCCCGATCAGGTGTTCTCTGGCTTTGGAAGCAGAAACCCAACCTGTACTTCGTCCACTCTCACGGATCTCCCGCTGCCGATCCGTTTCGTACTGCGAGTAGGCTCCCCTGCAAGGCAGACAACGACACCCGCCTAGATACTTCATCCTCGTACCGTGAGGCTTGTTCTTCGCCAGTTCCTTGGCCGACTTCAGGCTATCCAGTGGCATTCCGGTCCTTTCTCATGCACAGCAATAGACGTGCAGCAGCCATGCGACCACCCATCCATGCAATGCCAGTTTCCTCACCCACTCTGGTCCACCATCGGTACACACAGCCAGTGAGAGTCCAGTGATAAACAAAAACAGTTCCAATCAACCTCCTAGCGTTTCAGTTCAATCCACTCCAAGAGCCGAGCGTATACGGTTTGGGGTAATTCCAGGTTGACGTTCGCTTCCAATGCTTTGATCTGAAAGCGGATCTCCTCTTTGATCTCATCCACTGTTATCTGTTTCATTTGTCCTCCTTTGTGATCGTGCGCCCGTCCGTGTTCGCTTGGCGCACCAACCTGTACTCGTCGTCCCATGATGATTCACACCCAAGGCAAAACATTCTCTGGTAGACGTGGTTCCCTTCAACGTCAAACGAGTCTCCCTGTATGTCGTCGCATTTGCAGAACGGACACTCACCACTGACGGTTTCAGGGACCTTTTCTTCAATCGTTAAACCCATTCTGTTCCTCCTTCTTCGCCATTTTCTTCGGTACAACGCTGCACCCTCGACAGTAAATCCAGATCTCCATGGCCTCGTTGTCGCCTGTCGGCCTGTGATGCACATAAGGATCATCCCCCGGCCATCTTTCACACATGACACAGACCGTTGACCGCTCCGCGTTCTCCCGGCCTCCAGTAAGCAAGTCCATGAACCAAGCCTGATTGACCTTGTCCAACCGAAACTCCAACGGATAGGCAATCACGAACTCCAGCACGTCCCGCTCGGTGAAATGCCAAGTGCTTCGATCTCCGTTCTCTCCGCGCCGTTTCCCTTTGAGCTTCTTCTCCTTCATCCAACGCTGGATAACTCTGTGATCCATCCCGAAGCATTGCTCCAATAGGTGCAAGGTGTAGCCTTCCCTGATCGCTACGCGCCGAATCTTCTCCCGCTTGGCCTTGAGCATGACCGCAGCAAGGCTGCGTTTGAGCTTCTTGGCTATGTACTGCGCACTGGCAGAGCATAGGTAATCACGGAGGAACTTCTCCTCAACCTCCGTCCAGTTGCGCCGGTCTGCTGCTACTGTCAGGCCCAACACTCCAGCACGTTTCTTGATTTGCCAAACTGGATACCAGTCGTCAAACTCCTTGGCAATCCAGGCTGCTCGACCTGCAACCTTTCCGTTGTAGTGCTGGCGCATGAACTCGTCCTGCTCCTCGGTCCAGAAATACTTTCTCTTGCCCCCGCGCGGTGTCATATCGGTTGCCCGGTTGTGGGCGATAGTTTCCCTGGGTTTTTGTTCTGGTCATAAGCCCTGGTCTGGAGATACTCCTCGTCGCCTTGCTCGTCCACCAGATAGCCGATGACCTCGTCGGCGTACTCCGTTGGGTGACCAGAATAATTGTCCAACATTCCGTGATTGAGCTTGGGCAGTAGGATCTTTTCAGCCTCGTCAATAGCTTCCCGCTGCGAGTCAGCTTCCACGTCCTCAACCACAACCCTGACCGTCACATAAAAGTGGACGTTGTGCTTCATAGTCCCCCCTTTTTAAGAAACGTATCCTTCGTTGCGTCAATCACGAACTTTGGACCTGGGAAGTCTGCGAAGCGGCCCTTTCTCACGAAGTAGTACCGTCCTCCTAGACTCTTGACCGTGCAACCGTCTTCCCCTATGAACGCAGCCTTCACCAACACGAAGTCGCTTTCATAAGGCAGTTCAATCGAACCGTTTACCGATACCCATTTACCTACGTTGTTCATTCCCCATCCTTTCTTCCCCCTATCCTGTTCTCACACGTCGCCGTAGTGAATCATCTTGAGTCGCTTCGGCTCCTTCTCCCAATAGGCAACCGACACGAACTCTGGCGCACCGTCCCAAACAATCGCGTAGACCGCTCCCATGTATCCTGGCCCACCAGTGATGTAGTTCCGAAACACCGCGATATAGGCCGATTGCACCTGTTCCAGTCCACCCCCCGGCCCTTGGACCTCATCTTCAATCGCTTGTTCACGATCCTCAGAGTCTTCTGCGACCAAAGAACTGTCTGTGTACGCATAGGCAAGCAGTCGTACCTCAGACTCCGTTGGCCGCTGCGGATCTTGGGCAGCCTCGTCGCCTTTCTTTGGCTCATCGGTGAAGTCGATCAAAACCTCATTGCAATCCATACACTCGATGGCGATGTTTATTGGGAACTTCTCGGTCCCGTAATTTCCTATCTCGATGTTGTGACCAAGATGAGGCAGTAACCGCTCTTTGGCCTGTTCAAACATTCCTTCAAAAGTCATTGAACCCTCCTATCCAGGCGAATCTCGCCACACTGACAATCACCGCCACTTCAACGAGGACAACGAACTGTATGAGCGCAGCCCACACGAAAACTTGCAATTCGCTCACGATGCCTCCCTTCTCATCTTGAGAATCTCGACCTCTGTCCGTGTCCCGCGCAGTCTTCTTATGACGTACTCAACCTGCGCTACCTTCCCTCTGGTGTTGATTTCTGATATCTGCGTCAATGCCAACTCGTGAACCAACGTATCAAGGCTGTCGTCGTCCCATTGGTATAGCTCTGTCTCAAGAAGTCCCCGCACAACCAGTTCTTCTTTCGTCCTGGCAAAATTGTCGTCAAGCTGGTGTTCGACCTGCGGGACTCCCCGCACAACGTCCACTTGCTTCGTTGGAGCGGTCACCCCAAGATCATCCCTGGCCTTCAGGAACGCTTCTTGCTTGGAGTTGGCCCGAACCTCACCAGCAAAACCCCTTCGGTTGTCGTCAGACTGCCTGACGTAGATCAAATACAGGTCTTTCATTCGTCCTCCTTTCTGGTTAATAAAATCGTCGCCGGTTCGCTTGGACCTCTACTTCATCCAGCTTGTGTTCCACCAACTGAATGTATCGGTGTAGCTCCCTCATGGCCTCAAGGATCTCCGTATCAATGTCCTCTCCGTTGCCTTCCATCTTTCTGGACAAGGCCGTTTGCAGCTTGGAGATTTTGCCTTGGGTGATTAGCGATTGCCTCATCATAGTCTTCGCCTCCTGTCGTCGTAGACCCCAACCCCCCTGATACTGGTAACCCAACTGGAGAGGATCCCCGCGCCTCCGCTTGAATCCCTGCGGAGTATCTCCAGGTAGATCGGCTTCCAACCCGTAGACTTCCCCACATAGAATCGCTTCTTGTTTCCGTCTTCTTCGGTGACTTCGACGCGCTCCCCTGACAGGTAGTAGCGCGTGAACCTTTCGTCCAGTCCTGATTCGTCAACGAAGTCCTCGCGCTCTACTGGTGTCATTGAATCCCACCGCTTCGCTGTCATTGGCTCGTCTGGCTCGGCCTTCTCTCCAACCGAATAGCACAAGGCTCCGCACTCTGGACACTCCAGGTCCGTGAAGATACTCCCGCGCTCCATACGCATGAGAATATCCTTGGCCTCGTTGCACTGGTCCTCGGTGAACTGCTTGGCGCAGTTGTCGCACTCAAAGTGTTCTTTCATTTCGCCATCCTTCCTGCTGCACACTCGCAATCTTCAGGGATTTCCCTGCAAAATCGGCAACGGTTTGGTACGGGTTTCAGAAGCTCCTGTCTCCCGCCTTTGTCTAAGGCTTTCCGAATAGCTTCCTTTGGCTCGACACGGCAACGCCGGGAAATAACCTTCCAGGCATCCAGGTCCCGCACGTCAAACTCGCGCATATCGTCTTCTGTGGTTCCCTCGGTGTCGTCAGTCAACTGGACCTGAAACCAATACTCCCAAGGTCCGTTACCGTAGTCGTCGTTTCTGTAGCTGTGGTAGACCTCCACTCCCTTGTGTTCCAAGAACAAGTCAGGCTCTACCCATTCATAAATGTAAGGCATTACTCTTTCTCCTTTCCTAGTTTGTCGGCCATATCTTCTCGGACTATCCCTGGTGACTGGTGCGCGTACGGCGGTTCGTCTTCAACCCCCCACCCTATGTCGTGGATTTCATTGTGAGTCAGGTCTGATTCGACCTCGATAATCACGACTTCCTCGCCGTACTCCATGTTGTAAGGCCGTTGGACTACCGTGACGGTCTGGATCATAGGATGATCGTTGAGGTTATCGACATACCCTTGCTCGTCACCGCTGTGTTCGCACTCGTAAAACTCAAGTCTGTGTTTCATTGCCCCTCCGCTTGGATGGTTAATTCCTCGATCTCGTAATACTCCGACTCCACTTTCTCAAAGTAGGCTTCCACTTGATTGTCTTCGGGGTACGGCTCCTTGGGTTCGATCTCCGCACTCCATTCGTCGGCAACATACCGGCCCACTTCTTCCTCTGCTCCCTTGGCCGTGTCGTGAGCCGATAGGTTGATTCCGTGTTTGTGGTGAATCATTACAACGTGAACCTTCATCAGTCCTCCAATCCTGCTTCAAAGTAGGTGTCAGGTCCGTAGCTCAACAGATACTCGCGCTTGTTCTCCTCAAAGGTGTTGTTGGGATTATCCCAGGCTGCTGGCTCTGGGTCCTCTCCCTCAAACTCAAAGTAATCGTCGGCCAAGATCGCGTTCAGGATCTCGTACACCCTGGCATCTTTGATGCCGATTGCGTCGGTGTACTGGCAAGCGTAGTAGCTCACCCAATGGTCAACGTACTCGCTTCCTTCCTCACCCGCGAAACGTGCCATATCCTGCAACGCTGTGTCGTGTCGCAAGTCCTCTAGCACACTCTTTTCATCTGGTTCTAAAATCATTCCCTATCCTCCTAAAATGCAAAGTTGGTTCTCGGGTGTCTTACCTTCACTTGCCAATGGCCGTTGGTATTCTCCCGCTCGCAATCGCGCAGCTTGCCCCATGGATCTTTCAACACTAGCCCTTCGTCCTCTGGACTGGTGATCGCATGAAACACGCTCGTAAGTTCCTTCTTGATCGTCCTGGCTAACCAGACATTCCGCGAAGCCAAGTAGTGTGACTTCGATTCGGCTGCAATAAACGGCTCAACCCGCTCATACAACACGCTCTGACGCTCCGTAAACGTCGAACCAAGGGCGTAGTGACCCTCCAACACAACGTAATCAAAGAGGTACAGCCGGTTCCTAATGTCCTTCACCTTGGAATGGATTAACTCCCCTATCAACACGGTCCATGCCTTGCTTCCGAACATTTCCCAAAGCAACTGGACCGTGTCTGGTGGAGGCTCCCACTTCAGCGTGTCTTGGTGTCTGTTGAACCACTGGAAGGTCTGCTCGGGACCGATGCCAATAACAGCACAGGTCCCGTTCTTCTTGAACTGACCAACCCACCCCCGCCGTTGATACATGCGTATCAAGTCGCACGTCACCGCCGACTCTGGCCGGGGGGGGAATAGATACCGCCACTCGCTGAAGCTCATGCCTTACAGGATCTCCGCGTCAAACAGAATCTTGAGAGCCTTCTTTTTCTGCTCTCCGCTGTCCTTGCAGTCTTCCAGCACGAACCGGCCAACACTTATCACGGCCAGCTTGCCCAACACTTCACGCAACTCGTCTTCCTTCTCTGCTGCGTGTGCCAACTGTGGGAGCGTCTGCTCACTCACCGCGTAGTGCTTCTCGGCGGTCTGCTTCATTACCACCGTCACGCCTTTCAGCTTCGGGTGGTTCTGGATTGCTTCGGCTACCGCTCCGATGATCTTCTGGTCCTTCAGAATTTCAGGGTTGATAACCAAACGCTCCGGTACTGCTTCGATCTCGTCAACATGGATGCCCTTCTCGATCAGCTTGAGCGCGGTTTCCTCGTCCAGTCTGGTGTTGCTTCCACGTTTACGCAGACTTACCAGACCCGTAGCATGGTCACCCCTCGCGGTGAAGCTGTCAGGCTTGGTCCCTGTCGCAAGGATCTGCGTTACGAACTCATCCGTAGCCAGTTCCTTGATCGCGTCTTTCATCTGCACCGATACAGACTTGATCGCCTTCTCAACTATGCCAAGTGCAGCGACAAGGTCGAAGTCAATGAAGGGAACCACCAGTCTGTTTGTGCTTTTGCCCTTCTTCGGCTTCGGTGCGGTTTGGATCTCGGGAGCATTGAACAATGCTTCCGCTGTTACGGCCTTTGCTTTACCCATTTCCTATCCTCCTTTTTTTCCTCAACCATGCTCGTCAGGCTCCGACTAGGTTGACTCACGGAGCAAAGACCAAGGTTACCCCTGGCCTTTTCGCTATTGCTTACCTCCTTTCAAAATACTGGCTCCCAAGGCTCCCCCGGAAGGTGCGCTCGGAAGCCGGTGTAACCGTAGTTCCACATGGCCCAATCGTGGGCATGTTCCAAGCCCCTCTCGGTGCAGATACCGTGAATGTACTCACCCTCATCTTTGGCGACCACCCATGTGTCAGGGTTGGGGTCACCCTCGTCGTTCTCCTCCAGAATCGAAAACGTCCAGGGCATTTCCTTTGTGGGTTTGGGTTGCTTTTGGATCTCAAACGTAGCCTTCGGCATATTCCCTATCCTCCTTTTCTGTTAGTGTACCATGATCGTATGACCATACACACACTTTTAGCCCTGTTTCGCTCGTTGATACTCGGTCCATGCGTCCGTTGCCTCGGTGTAATCAAGGTGTTGGCAACCATTCCCCATGTTCATCTGCTCACACTTCTTTCGGCACTCGGCTTGCATCTTTCCGCATAACGCGACCTGAATCCGCGTTCGCTTGATAGGGCATCCAACATACCCGCTTGCCATCTGTTTCTCCGCGTCACTCAGCTTGTAGGCTTTCTTCTTGTTGTATGCCACTATCCCATCCTCCCTTTGTCAGCAAAACTGTAGTAGGTTGAACCACCCACTATGATGTGATCCAGCACAGGGATACCGATGATCTTTCCCGCCTTTACGAGCTTCTCCGTGATGCTCACGTCTTCTTCGCTCGGTGATGGGGATCCGCTCGGGTGATTGTGTAGCACGATGATCTTAGTGGCTCCGTTGACGATTGCCGCGCGGAATACTTCCCGACAATGAACCAAGGCAGCATTGACAATGCCACTGGACACCACATGAATCGAGCGTACAGAGTTACCCGTATCCAGGTGGAGAGCTATGAACTGCTCAACGTCCCGCTCATTCAGGGAGACAAATGCTCTAAAGACTTCCTGACTATTGACCACCTTTGCCTTGAACTTCCCCAAGACGACGGGAACCACTGGCTTATCCCTGACGGTGAGAAACACTTCCTTGATTGAGTAGGCTTTCCCCTTCGTCATTACAGGCTCCCCACTATGGTGAACTGTGGTTGAATCCTGCCGGTAAACATATCAGCAGTATCGAGCGTACCTTCGACCAGTTCCAAGATGATCTCCTTGGCTCTGTCGTAGTTGCACCAACTGAATGTAATGCTCTCGATCTGCTGGCCGTCGCGGTAGACTGCGTACTCCTGCGCTCCGTCTTCACTGAACGCGTCATTGAAAAACAGTAGACCCTCCAACTCGAAGCCACTGGACACCGTCCATGTGCGTTCAATCAGAGCCTCCGTCAACTCGTCAACGGTGAGGTACTTCTTTACTTGGTACTTTCTTTGGTAGTGAATCATTTCCCTATCCTTTCTTTCCCGACTGATAGTACAGCCGACACACCCCCCGCGACGAAGTCGCGGGGAGCGGTTCTGCCATGCTAGACTTCGGTCCTTGCACAACACACGCAGACTCGCTGCGCCTTGATTGCTGGCCTGAAGTTGGAGCCACACTCGTGACACCAGTAACCGCGATAAAACGGTACTCCCTGGCCTTGACCCGGACGAAACAAGACAGCCTCGGCCAGTTGGCCGGTGTCCATCCTCGCTTGGTCCAGTGTGGGAAGCTGTGTTGATGTTCCCATGGTTTCCCTATCCTTTCCGGCGGTCTACCGCCATTTGGCTACTCCGTGCAGCCACCACGCCCCGCGACAAGTCACGGAGCGTTATTGCGTCACGGATACATTGTTATCCTCCTCCCTACATGTTCCAGGCTCCGTCTAGCGCGACTAAGTCTGGCTGCTCATCTTCCTGTACTGCTCTTTGAACTTCGGCCAGTGACAGGTTAACCCTGAACGTGTGACCGATCTCCCTTTCCACATCGACGTACTCTTGGAGTAGCTCTGGCTTATCCTTCCCCGCGATCACCAAGGCAGCCTTTGGCGCGAAGATGCAAAAGCAACAAGACAGCCTCGGCATTCCAATGTCATACGCTCGATGGTGTCGTACTCCCGAAGCCTTGATATCTGCCCAGACTTCGACCTCCGTCCAGTTGTGAATCGGTAGCCAGTTGTAAACCGTGCGGCTCTTGGTACTCGCGGTCTTGTTCCTCTCAAAGACTGGCTTCTTCTTCCGTGCTGGTGATTCCTCCGCTCTGAACCCAAAGACGTTCAGGATCTTGGTGTGGTGTCTCCTGTCCCTGCGTACTTTCCTGTCCAGCGCGGTCAACACTCGGCTGCATGGCGTTCTCTTAAAGTCACTGGTGCAGTATCGTGCCGTGTTGCTAGGCCACATTCCTCGCTGTCTGACGTAGTCCAGAAGATTCGTACTCTCATCACCGTCTTTGGTTCTTCGCCTGACCACGCTAAACCTCACGCCATAATGCTCTGCTTGTTCTCGGGCTAATTCTGGACAGCCTTCCCACTCGACCTTATCAAGATCCGCGTGTGCTGCCTCGATGCGTGACAAGGGATAGCCTTGACGCTTTGCCAACTGGACAACAGCCCTCAACGCGGTCTGGCTATCCTTCCCGCCTGACGTGTTGACCATGATCGCGTCATACTTCCATAGCTTCACTTCGACTATCGGTGTCATTATTCGATCCCTTCCGGTTTTGGTTGGCATATAAACTCGACTGCCTCTAGCGGTGTCACACCTTGGAGGTAGTAAAACAGAGCGGTGTCCCAATCCTGCCTTCCCGCTGTCTCTGGTTTTCGCTCGGTCATCAGAGTATCGAACCGACTCATCCAAGCCTGACGTTGACGTTGTTCGCGTTTGCTTAATTGTCTCATCCTATCCCCTTCCTGACTGCTTTAGTGCAGCCACACCCCCCCGCGACGGAGTCACGAAGCGGTGTTGCCACGCTATGGTTATTCTTCCTCCTTATAGAGCCGATGTGCTAACCGTTTGCGAAGATCCATGGGGACATACCGAACAATCAGACGCGCAGTATTCACAGCCCTGGCAGCGTGTCCCATGTCCCTCTGGTAATCGCTGTCCCATTTCCTGCCGACTCCATAGCCTTCGATCTTCCTGTTGATCCTATCGTGCATCCCTTCCTCAAACTCGCGCAGTATTCTCTCGCGTGTTGTCGGTGACCATCCACATAGGCCGTGACTGTAGGCCGTGCCAACTGGTGCAGCCTTGCAATCCTTCCAGGCTTGGACGTAGTGACCGACACTCACCGTTTTGGTACTAGCTGGTAGGTGGATAACGTGCATCATTCTCCTCCCTTCCAGTGGTCGCTATTGGCCGAAGTCTTGAACACTCTGCAAGGGATCACCGCATTGATTCCATTGTGGGCCGTGTGGTAATCACGATGGAAGAACCAGACCGATCCTAACCGCTGCTCTCCGGTGTCTTCCAGTTGATCGTGTTGGATGCAAGGCTCCAGTCCACCCGAATAACTCAGGTAACCGTCACCGAAGTAGAAGCTACCTCCGATGGGACTGGTCTGGATTCCCATCCCCTCCTCCTTACCCCAATCGTGTGAGAATCGGTGTGTGACACCATCGGCAAACTCGATATAATCCCCTACCCTTGCGCCTTCTCTTTTGTCCCACTGGTAGACACGAGCGGTCAGAATATCGTGGTCCCTGTCGTCTGGTGTGATGTGTTGATCGTTCACAAAATTCGCTTGGATCATACTCGGCTCCCTTCCATCCTCATCTTGTTCTCCCATCGGTCAACGATGTAGATTCCCAACTGTTGCGCGTTCGCCTTTGGCACGTCATAGGAGTAGCGGATAACACGTCTGGGTTTTCTTCCTCTGGTCACGAGTGAGTAGCGGTCACTGTTTAACCATCGACGTAAAACCCAAAGGAACAAATGACCGATGATATTGTTGGGGATCTTGGCAAACTGGATTGCTGGTGCTTTCATACTTGGCTCCCTTCATTTACTTCCGTTGCACGTTCGTACGCTTCGGAGAATGCAGTCAGTGACTCGCTCCCTGTCAGACTGGCGATCTTGCTGGAGAAGAGAATGCTAACCGGATGCCGGTTCCTCTGGTCCGTATCGAATCCCATTTCGCATAGCGTGTGCATGTGACGAGCAAACGAGGAAACGACTCCCGAAAGATTACACGCGTCCTGAACTGCCATTGCATCCCGATACATGGGAGCTAACTTCTCCCTCATTTGTGCCGGTGTAACTGCGTACTGGTTTTTCATACTTGGCTCCCTTCTCCGTCCATTGTGTCCAGCGTTTCGGCTGCCCACTGTAAGCCAGTGGTGACCTGTCTCACCTCGTCGGCTGTCAGTCTGCCCAGCTTGGCAAACTTCCAAGAACCGTTCTTGGTGTTGCGTTCTCTTTTGATCTGGACCTTGGGTGTGCTTCCGTTGTACTGGTAAATCCCGACCGTCAATCTGACCCCACCCACGGAGTAGACTTCCTTGGTTGCGATTTCTTTGTCTAGGCTTTCGTCAAACATGGATTCCCTATCCTTCTCCCTACCTTGCAGCCGGGTCCGTGTCCAGGTAGAGGAAAACACGAACCAGGGGGGGGGAACTATTCCCCTAAACCCATGGTGTAGATGTGATTGGCGATAGCATCCCAGTGGCTCTCGACTTGGTGCGGAGCATACTGAGCGAAGATATCAATCTCCTCCTCAGTGACTGGCTCGGCTTTGATTGCCTTGGTGATTCGCTCGGTGTGGAGTGTTGAAACTTGCTGGTCTTTTGGTGTTCTCATATTTCCCTATCCTTTCTTATATTCATATTACCATGATCGTATGACCATGGTCAACGTCCAAATGACTGGCCGCTCGATTTCGCTCGATGGTGTCCCGCAAACCCTTGAGAATGTGCAGGCCACAAGCCAGTGGAACCAGCGGTCAAATCCTCGAATTGGCCTGTCCCGTAGTCAGGAGTCTACGGGACACCGATCTCACGAATAGATGCGACGAGGATGGCCGTGACAGCGTTTACTCGAAGTAGGCAAGGGGATAGTATAGGATGGTTCACGCTCAAACGAAACGGACTGGCCGGTGACGCGGGGAGCATATTTGTCGGCGGCTCACCATCGGCCAGTCCACCAGACCAGACCAGCCAGACCAGACCACCACCACCCAGACCAGGCCGACCAGACCAGACCGAAGAAAGAAGGAAGGAAGGGAGTAAGGAAGGGGTCCGAATCCTCGGAATCCTCCAGCGGAGCAGGAGTCCCTAACTCCATGCTCTATGCTTACCCTGTAACCGCGTATCAGTAATTTTATTTTTTTTCTCTCCGCTTTGACCTACACATACACACCTGGACGTGTTATCCTCTTTCTGCGCTTCCTGGGGTGTGTGCTTGACTCCGAGCCTGAAAGGGAAACTGCGCGAGTCATAAGAACATCTCTTTTTCGCCCTGGTCGTGGATCGCTCCTTGGTCTTTGACAATGGGGTGTTCCGAAAGGATCGGCCAGGGCGGTTATTTAATCAAGGGAATGTTAGTTGTTTGTCATGCGGGGAATGTTAGGCAGTAGGCTTCCGGGGAAATGTTAGCACGAGAGAGGAACTGAAAGGAGTGAAAGAATGGTTGAAACGAGTGAAGTTACAGGCTCCGAATTTAAGCCAGTGATAGCGAGGTACAGCTTGGGACCGAACGTGATGGTGGTAGCGCGGACGCGGATCGAGGGAGCGTGGTCGGCTTACTGTGCAGCGGTGCAGGGCCAGTCGATCTCGCATGATGAGAAATTCACTTTGGACAACGGATCGAAGCTGCCTGAGAAGATAGCGAGGGCGATCTTCGAGCAGTTCGAGGAACTGAAGTACGTTTCTTGATTGGGGATTGTTAGCATACGCAGCGCAGATGATTTAAGTTCGCCCTGGGCCTCGCGCGGGTTAAACCCCAACCATACCCCTCAATGTGGGCGGGGCCGGGGCGATTCAGTGAGGGACCTACTCAGGGAATGTTAGAGCGGAAACATTGGGATAGGGATGGAACACGAATACTTACCTGTCACAGATCTGGAATCCCACAAAAAGCGACACAAGTATCTACACCGGATGCTGGATGAATTGCTGGCAGACTGGATCGAACACACCGGGGGGATTCCTTCGGAATGCGAAATGGTCGCATTTCTGAAGTGGGCCAACGAGCAGAGGGAGAACCCGACAGGACCGCACGAATGAGCTTCGTATTTTCGAACGAGGAAGCAGAGGGGGCCATGCCGAACGGGACGCTGGTAGAGAAGCAAAACTCTCAACCGAAAGACGGTCACCCTGATGGCCAGCGAGGAAAGATCGTGGGGAGCATGGGACCGCTGGATGATCCGGTCCTGGGCTGTCGGTACGGGTATTTTGTGATGTGGGATGGGACGCCAGTTCCAGTGTTCACGATGGAAACCAAAGTCAAGAAGCAATGAGAATCAACATCACTCTGCTCTTGTGGTTCCTTCTGCTGGTTCTCTCGGGCGCGGGGATTTGGTGTCCTTCACCTGATATTAAAACACCGAAATCGGATATTAAAATGCGGATTGGGGATATTTGAAATGTTCCTGGTGGTGGTCTATGAGGATGGGAAGTGCAAGAAAATTCGGCTGGAGTTGCCAGTGGAAGTGACGGAGGGGAAGCACCTGGACAAGATCAAATGCGCCAACGGGACGGAGTATTTTTTCACCAAGGAAGGTTACTATGACGGGTGGGGTCGCCCAATGACGGGGGATCCGGACAAGCTCGAAGTGATCGACCCATGAAGCTCGGCATTCAACGGTATGTTGATGAGTTTGTCAGGCGTTCAAAAATTAAACCGGAGGAAGCTATGGAATTGAAAGAACGATTGACTCTCTTGGTAGACAAGGATGGCCCAGACTCTTTCACTCAGTTGATGGTGGAACAGATCCTGCAGCTGGAGCGGATAGCCGACAGCCTGGATGAAGGGATTGTCGTTTACGAGGGGGGGCCAGCTGTCGACGAGGAGGAACCGGATGAACCGGACCCGCCGTTCTAGGGGAATATCACTTTATTGTGATAATCGGCGGATTGTTGGCATATATGGGTAAAAATGGGTGTTTGTGCGGGGAAAGCTGGCAAATATGGGTAAAAGCTGGCTTTCCCTGGTTGGTAAAAATGGGAATACACGGGTGAAAGTCGCTTATTTGGAAGATCTGGAGAACGCCGCTGCCCAGGGCTGTCAATCCCCTGGCTGCGATCACAAACACGCTGGCCCTCTGTTCCTTCATGCCCGCTGCCACGACTACGAAGGGCTATCCGTCAGCTTTGAGTACGGCAATGAGTATCTTGTCGTCGCTTGCTCCAAGTGCGCTGTAGAAGTGATCCGGATTCAGATTGAGTCGAAGGGGAGAGGGGAATGTTAGACCGCTTAGCTGAGAGGGATAGGGAATGAAAATCACGAGAAGGCTACTCAGACTACAGAAAAGGACCAAATGGAGTTGGGAGAGGATGTGCCGGGAAATGCACCGCGTCAACGGCGAGGAAGGCCCATCCCACACGACTCTCTTCCGGTATGCCAACAAAAGAGTCGCTCGAGCGAACAAACTCACTCTGCGCTGGATCGAGACCGCGATAGACAAGATCGAGGTTGAACAGACGAAGAAAGAGGTAGGTTGACAATGAATTTAGCCAAAGACATGACAACCGAAGAGTGCTACAAGCCTGCCCTGGAGATAACCGATCCTGATAAGGCCAAGGAATATCTGGAAGCTCTCATCGAAAGAAGCATGAAGCATTTCGACAACAGCCGAGAGGAAGCGGAGCGCATCGAGAAAGGGAACCTGGGGTACTACTGTGGCTACTACGGAACGGAAGCCATGATCCGGGTCCACAAACTGTTTGACTGCGAGCATTACATATTCGGTAAAGTGGAATCGGCTGAAGACTTACCATCCGATGAGGAGATCTTTGAAATGGGTAGGAAGTGGGCCGAGGAGTCTGGGATAGGAAGGGCCAAATGATTAAGTTCCTGGCGAAAAGCGAGAGCGGTAACATGCTTGGGATAGGTCTCTCAGAGCGCAATGTCGAACTGCTCAAGGAAGGCAAACCCATCAAGATCGACCTGGACGAAATGATATCGCCAGGGGGGGGCATCAAACACGGAGAACTCACGGATTTGAAGCATATTGTGGTGTTTTATGTGACCACAGAGGAGGAAATGGCGAAGGACCTCAAGGACTCTATCTCGTCTGATACGCTCGTCCATCGGTTCGACGATCGTCAGGACGAGGTATAATTCAGTACAGACGCCTGTACCATGAACCTGAAAGACCTCCTTCCAAGCGACGACCTGGATGAGATGTTCGCGCTCCTGGATGCAAAGGACCATTGGCTCCTTCTGATCATTGATTTCCTACCTGTCACAGCGATCATAGGCGCATTATCCAAATTGATGCTTCACCCGCCCAAGTCCTACCGTGTAACAGGCCTACCGCCAGTGATCGCCCTTCCGAAAAAAGACATATCCACGAAGGCCCTGGCCTCGATCATGAGTACGGCCGGGGGGGGTCCGATTGCGGAAGACCTCCTTCAGCGAATGATAGGGGACCGGTGCGTGATCCTGTGCGCGGAGCCCAAGTCGCTTCAGTTGGGAATTGAATCCATGGAAAGGTTCATGACGCTGCACCGGGAGTGGAAGACGGAGAGGTACGGAATCCAGCTGTTCTTCATCACCAACCGGCTCTACAAGGAAGATTACGATTCGGCCACTGATTTCTTGGCCTGGCTGCTGGCCGGCGTGGTCTGCTACACGGCCAACGACAAATATAAAACAGATGTGGAGATCGTGACGAACATTGCCGAACAGGTCTGGCACGGAGCCACTGGAGGAGGTAAAGAGAAGGCCGATAAGACCGCCAAGGCGATCAAAGACCAGACTCCCCACATGGAAGAATCCCTGAAGGTCCTGGATGGCGTGGCGCAGGACCTGGAGGCCAAGGATCGGGCCATCTGCGTCTTGCACCAATGGATGAGGGCCGACGTGCTTCCCTCAGAGTGTGCACAGTGGGCTGCATCGAACATGGGGTTGTGCCTGACGCTGCTTGGAGGGGATTTAAATGGACAGATCGCGGAGGTCTCCGAAAAGATCCTGGTCCGGATCCGGGACAGAACTTTTGCGACGAACCTCTGGGTGAAGCAGCGGACCTCAGTTCCCCTTGAGAAATTGGGAGTCCTTGAAGGAATGAGGGAAAAAATAGACAAGCACATCGAGAAAGCGGCGGCAGATTTCGAGAAACACCTTGACGATCTAGGGAAAATAGAGGAAGACAAAGATTAACCACCAAAAAGGAGGTAAATCATGGAAGGATTACTGAAATGGATTGCAGCGAGGCTCAAGGAGCCAAGCACTTACCAGGGTTTGGCAACCATACTCACGGCTGCGGGGATCTTTCTATCCCCTGAGCTCTGGCTCGGCATCGGTACGGCTGGTGCTGCCATTGTGGGCCTGGTTCAAGTGATCAAGTCGGAAATTGAGAAGCGGACGACACCGACCACCGGTGGTACGCAGACTCGTCCAGGTGGCCCAGGAGGGACCGTATGAGAAAGCTATTCCTTCTGCTTTTCTTTATCTGTCCAGCGTTGGGGCAAGCGGACCAAATCACTTTCCCCGCACCGCTCTTTTGGGACGCGAATACAGATGGGGTGACGGTAACGTATGGAGCGTACAGTTCCTCTACCTCATGCACGGACCCGAATCCGAGTCCAGCAAACTGCGTGGCCTTCACCCAGGTAGCGACGGTTCCTCATACTCCGCTCACCGTCTGCACACCCGATTGCATCACCTGGACTGATCCAGGTCCGGTCGTGTTCGAGCAAAGCACTTTCTATCGGATCACAGCTTTGAATGGCAGCGGGGGTGAAAGCGCGTTCTCGGATGAACTTGAGCTGATCTGGCTGGAACCGCTACCCGATGTTCCGGGTAAACCGAGGACAACCACTACGCTCACTTTCATCATTCGAGAGAATGGGCCCCAGGTGGATGAGGTCGTTGGGAAGTTTGTCAGTGGTTTGAGAACAACGCCCTAGCTGTCAATTATAATTGACAACTTGAAGTCGGTTTATTGACAACTTCGAGTCGGTTTATTGACAACTATTTTCATGGGGGGTCCTGGTCTAACTGGCAAAGATACCTGACGCTCAATCAGGTGACACGGGTTCGATTCCCGTATGATCCCCCTCTTAAATTCTTTTAACGACATACACACCCGTCTGTGCTAGTATCCCTGGTGGAGTCTGTCCACGGTTCTTGTTCACGCAGGCCGTGTGTCCGGGACTTCACAGGTAGGGGAGTCGTCGGGGGTGAGAGTTCGGCGGCTCCCCGAATAACGCCAAAACCGTTCAAAGGAGTGGATATGGGATTGAGTGAATCAGACATAGCAGGAGCAGTAGAAGTCAGTTCTATCGAGACTTGCGTAAAGGAACTCGATGAGTCAGCCAACCTCTTGGAGAAGCAATCTGAGTCCTTCAAGACGAGGCTCCAGGGTGTGAGCAGAGAGAGAAATCCTACCATCGAAAAGAAAGAGGAACTGTCCCCTGTGCCGACACAAGTACACGGTAAAAGCCCCCTGGCCGTTCAGTTGGTCACCGTCGTTCAAAAGCTGCGCGTGATCCTTGTGCAGAACGAAACTGTATTGAGACACCTGGACCTGTAATGGCCCGTTATGCTTCCAACACCAAAGTCTCAAGCGAGAAGTCCCGAAACGAAATCGAACGGACCCTTCAGCGATATGGGGCCAGTGGGTTCGGGTTCTGGCTTGAGGACGACAAGGCCCTGGTGCAGTTCACCATCGAGAACCTCAAGATCGCCTTTAACCTTCCCATGCCTGATCGAAAGAGCGAAGAATTTACCATGAGCAGCCATGTAAACGATTGGCAGCGGAAGCCCCTGGCAGCGGATACCGCCCATAAGCGTTGGGAGCAAGCCTGTCGGCAGCGGTGGCGCGCCCTGTCCCTGGTGATCAAGGCAAAGCTGGAGGCAATAGATTCCGGGATCAGCACCTTTCAAGAGGAGTTCATGGCCCACATCATGCTACCCGATGGTGTGACCGTGGGCGAAAAGCTGGTCCCGGGACTGACCCAACTGAGAGAAACAGGGCAAATGCCGAAACTACTCACCGGAAAATAGTATTATGAATGTGGCCGCTTCATTTCGTTGTGACCTTCTCTCCTCCAGTCAGAAAGCCCAACGAGTGTTTACATCGACACACCCCGAAGCGGCCACTTAACCCCCAAAAGGAGAACCAATGACACCGACAGCAACCCTTGAGAAACCGAAACACACACTGGCTTTCATGGACATTAAAGAAGGCGACGTTAAGCTGCAATGGGATCCGGACGACAAAGACGAAGTGGCCGCAACACAGCTGACCTTCGACAAGCTGAAGAAGAAAGGCTACGCCTTCTTCAAGATGAACTTTGGCGGGAAGAAGGGCGAGAAAATCAGCAAGTTCGACCCGAAGATTGAGAGCATCCTGGGAATCCCTCAGACCGTTGGGGGATGAGTTTCTGGCAGAGTCTTTTAGAGAATATCTTTGGCTTTATCGGTCGAGGAGGTCGAGTGGCAACAGGTGATCCACCAGTAGGCGGGATGGCCCGCCTTCAGACCCCGGCTACAGATACAACACCGACGAATATCTCCTTCGACGACCACATGAATTTCGCGGTGACGGCGACCAACAACAATCTCATCCTGGAGCCGGGAACGAATCTCACCATTCAGTCAGGTGCGCTCGGCGGCGACATAACACTCCGCACTCATTACGATCAGAACAACATGGATCGCCTCATTGTCTTCGACAATAACGCTGGCGGTACGGCTGACAACTCGGTTGCGACCTGGAACAATGGAACCACCACCGCAGCGATCCAGAACCTCCGGATTACCGAGTGGGACTACCGCTTTCAGCAAGGCGCGAGAGGAGCGGGGCAGTATATCCAGGGCAGGATCAACGACCATCTGAATCAGCAAGTCGACAATCAGCGAGCGCAATTATTTGGCGACGATCAACTCGACGCTCAGAGGTATGCAGCGCGGATTCAGGGTCAGCCCCAACAGCGGTACAATACTGACAACTATCAGAACGCTCTCGACAATCGGGCTTTACAGGCACAACGGTACAATATCAACGATTACGATAACGTCTACCGTCCCTTCGGAGGCGGTCTCCAGGGCCAGCCACGGCATCCCGAACCACCCAACCTTGAGACTCCCCGCGCCATTGCCGAAGTCCGCGGTAATAATCTCCTCAAGAAACTCCTGGGCGATATCCTCTACCATCACTACGAGAAGAACGGCTATGTGGACTTGCCGAGCATCCAAAAGCCAGGGGTAGGCTTTAGGCTCAGAGCGCACCGGAGAATTGGACTTCTGAAACAGGACCGTCAGGGCAAATGGATCGAGCAGAAAGAGAGCCTCTGTATTCATGCAGCTGGCGGTTATTGGGTCGAGGGAGATCAGGTCGGTATCCACTACATGCTCTGTCAGTGTGACGAAACGAAACTCTGGAAACAGGCAATCGTTCATCGGGTAGCAGCATGACCAAAGACTCAGTCCACATGATCAAACCAGGGCGTACGATGGTGCGCCGTAACTACTTCATAGAACTTCGACAGTTGCCCACACTCGAGAAGGAAGCGAAAAAGAAAAACGTCAGCCAGGGTGAGATTGTCAGGAGGGCGATTGACGCTTACCTTGGGAGCTAGTTACGCGATTGTCCGACAGCTTGACAGCGTCACCGGCCGGGAACTCACCGGAATCAAGTGCCTCGTCTGTGAACGGACCAGCTGGTATATCGAAGATGTGAAGAATCTCTACTGCGCCAACTGTCAGATCTTTCATGCCGATAATGTACCCTTTAAGCCAATAGACATTGTCCACGGCAAGGAAGCGGTAGATGGTAGGCAATGGCCGATCCGAGTGCCGTTCATCTACAAGAAGCCGGGGCTACTGGAAAGACTATGGCGGGTAACAGATCCTTTGAGACAGAGAATAGTGCGGTGGGCAATGAAATCTTCAAAAGAATGAAGAAACGACGCTACGTTAAAACCGTCAAGAAGGAATCCAATATCAGCCAGGGCGAACGACACTTGGCTGTCAGTGTGATGATGCAAGCCTTCAAGGATGCCAAAGAGAATCCCTACCACCACAAGTGTAAGAACAAGCAAACCGAATCGACTCTTTATAAAAACGATGCCCTGCATTGGTTGATGGACGACAAAGAGTGGGGCTTCAACTTTTGGTCAGCGGTCCTGGGATTGAATCCCGACGCTGTACGAGAACAGATCTTGAAGCAGTTGGATGGCGATATCGAATCTCCGAAGCCCTTTCATCACGCCACAGCCGCTTTCCGATGAAATGCCTATTGCCTGCAAATACTGTATTGCCCTGAAGGGTCTTACAGCAGAAGACATTAAGAATCTCCCCAAGACTGAAAACGATCTCTACGACCACATCGAAGACGAGCATCATATCCCCGTCATGAGGGAAGGCGAATCGGATCGGGAAGCCTTTGACCGCTTTCGGAAGTCTCATCCGGACGCGGGATCGAAAAGGTGTAAGTGTCCCACCTGTACGGGCGGTGACGCGATTCTCGATAAAATCGGTTATTTCCTCAGAAGCGCAAAAGCCCATGACGGTGAGGCTCCAGATGATAGAGCGTGAAGTGCCTCCTGTTACGGCATGGTCTATCGTTGATCCTGTTGGGCGGATCTGCTACCGTTATCTCGGTCCTCACAGACACCTACTTCTCCAAGAATTTAGAGCAATAAACAAAAGCCTGGATAATCTTAAAGACTACAAAGCCGTCGAGGTTCTGATATGTCTGAAAGAAAGCATATCGCCAAGCGATTCGTAATCCACTACTTCTCAGCTTTCGGAGTGTGGATGATGGTTTGGAGGTTCCTGGCCGAGCCGCTGTCCCATGCGGATCCGGGCATCCTGGGTAAAGTCATGGCTACAGCTTTCATGATGGCTGTGATTGCCGGCCGGGAGATCTTCGATGCCAATAAGCTGGCTAAGATCAGAGGGCTGATCTTACAAGACCTCATCGACAATAGTGAAAGTCAACAGGAGTTAGAGCAACGTGCGATCATCTCCTTGCAGGACCCGCGTTACACCCTGAAGAAGTCCCTCTGGGACCTGGGCGGTTGGGGTGCGGGTATTGCAACGATGATCATTCTGCTTTGATAAAAACCGACTACGACTTCCATTTCGATGGCTGTAGTAAGTGGTTTGATGGGAACTGGCGCCAATGCTGTTACGCGCACGATCTGGCCTACTGGATGGGCGGGACATACTGGCAGCGCGTGAAGGCTGACGCTGCTCTATTTTGGTGAACATTCAAAACGAAGAGGGTCCCTCTTCTAAAACTCCGTGATTTAGGCAACTGGCGAAACTACCCGAAGGCCGTTCCTCGACTGGTGATGGCCCCGCTTATGTTCCTGGGTGTGCAGATCGGCGGCATGGGTGTTATCCCGGCTCCGTTTCGATGGGGCTTTGGATGGAAGTGGCCCAGGACTGGCCCATAAAGGAAAAGAGGCGGTAGCCAGGACCAACCAACTACCGCCTCTAGGATAGAAAAACTCAAACGAACACCGAGAGTGTAGCATAACTCCCCTGACAGCTTGACAGCTTCGCCATACTGAAAGTGGTGACCCACACCATGGCGAACTTTTCTCCCGCCATTAAAAGGAGCGGCTTCGGCTGCTCCTTTTCTTTTTGGTGTTGACAAGCTGCGGATACTGGACATAGGAGGAAGTCACCATGGCAGAGTCAACAAAAAGGAAACCGCTCCCAAAAGGAGCGACCGTGGCTCAACGAGCCGCCGATATCCAGGCCGGTCGAAGTGAACGTGCCGGTCACGAAATGGTCCGGAAGAATCCCCCACCCAAGCGCAGCGTTTCCGACATTGTCCTCGGTGCAGGCAGAAGCATTGGTCAGACACTTCGAGGAGCCGTGTTTCCCAAAGCCGAAACAGAAAGGCAGAAGAAGCTCAAGGAAGCTAGAGAGGCAGCGAGAGGGGGAGCAGCCAGGGGAGCCACTGAATCGCTTCCTGTTGGCATGAGGAAGAAGGCTCGCAAATCCACCCGCAAGTCAACTCGAAGCTCAGGGAGGTAACCTATGCCTGGGAAAGACGCAATCAGAGCATTGAGGGAAAAAGGGCAAAAGAAGGCTGGCTTCAAGATGAAGTCCGAGAGAATAAGCCGCCCTGCTCCCAAAGGCGATGTTCCTCGGGGGTCTGGCAGTATGGCCTCAATGTTCATCAAAAAAGAGATCATTCCAAAGCAGTTCAAGAAGCGAGAGCTCAAGAAGCACAGCTATATCGGCTTAGGACGAACCAAGGAGGGCAGAAAACCCAGGAGTCCAAAAGTTCCTTTTGAGCGGGGTAGAATTGGTCTTAAGCCCTTACGAAAGAAAACCCGCAAGTCCAGTCGTGACTCAGCCCGCAAGTCAGGGAGATAACCCATGGCCGAGAAGCTCAGTCCACATCTTTCCGCTGAACAAAAGGGCGTGATTAAACGAATGGACGCTCAAATTGCGCGGGATCAGCGTGTGCAATCGCTCAAGAAGCGAGCCGGGACTACAGTCTATGGCCGCGCTGCGAAGAAACAAAGAGAAGACCACAAGCGAGAGAAAGCCCGCAAGTCCAGTCGTGAGTCAAGGAGACATTAAATGGCCGACGAAGAAAAAAAGAAAAAGGGCACTCTCCTCGGCACAGTGGGCCGTGCCATTGGCCGGGGAGCGAAAAAGACCGCTGGTGCTGCGAAGAAAGCAGTCTTAACTGATCCCCGCGTGAAGCGTGTCCGGGAAGTCTTCAACAAGGACACACCGGCCCCACCAGCAAAAACGCAAACTCCGACGCTCACAAAAGAGAAGATCGAGGCTGCAAGAACGAAACCTGTCAGCAGGAGAAAGAAAGCAGTCAGGGGAGCTCTAAGGGGAGTCGGAGGAGCTCTCAGGACCAGGGAAACAACCCGCGAAATGGTAGGAGATGTGATCCCTAAGATCGCTGGAACAGCAGGAACACCTCTGGCTACAGCCTCAGAACGAACAATCCAAGAGTTAAACAGGCCCTTCAAAAGAAAATCGACCAGGACCACCAGGCGGTCCACTCGATACGGAGGACGGTAATGGCACTTTTTGGTTTATTGGGCGGGAAAAAGAAAAGCGCACCCAAGAAACAGGTCCCGATCAAGCCCCCGCCAACGGGAGCGGCCAGGACAATCAAAGAGTTATTGTCCCCGGTGAAAAGCAGACTCACCAAAAGAAAACCGACCAGGACCGCAACTGGAAGATCGTCAAGTAGGAGGTAACAAATGGCAGTAGGAGAATTAGAAGTAGTGGTCACCGCTCCGGGAACACCTGTTCCGCTTTCGGCAACGTCGAAATCGGTCAATCACTTCACCATCCAGGCAGGTAAAACCGGAGCTTCCCCAGGAACGAACACCGGAGATATCTACGTCGGTAGTGAAAACGTCGGCAATGGCTCAGGGACCCCTCAAGATGCGTTTGGAACCAGGCTAGCCACTGGACAGTCCTATTCTCCCCCTCCTTCGGGAGTTGGACCCAATCCCTACAACCTGGCTGACTATTTCATCAACGCCGACACCGCTGATGATGGCGCGACCGTACTCTTTGAAGAATACTGATGCCGCGTGTAACGTGGGACACCGAAGCTGAGTTTGACGATCACTATCGGCAAAACATTCGGGATCCCAATCATCCTCAATTCGGGCAATGGGTAGGCTACGGGCGTTTGTTCGCTCAGCACTTCAGCAATCCCTACAACAGCGATATCACCGAGTACGAAGATCGAGCCAACGAACTGATCAGCGCGTTCGGGCTTGGAGCGACAGACCGGATCTGGGTGATGGGCTGCGGCCTGGGCTACCTGATCGAAGCCTTCATCGACCTGGGCTTCACCAACATCTGGGGACAGGACAGCAGTACCCACGTTGCCAACGTCCGGGCCGTTGAAGCACGACCTGACGTTTCCTTTGCGGAGCGGGGAATCAACTCCATCACACCCGCAGAGATCAACGCCCTGACCGGAGGCACTCAGTTCGATTGGGTGATTACTGAGAGCGTCCTGGAGAGCTACGACGACATTGAGCTGATCCCCTTCTTCAATACCTCAGCAGCTCGGCTGTTTGGCCCGACACCCAACGATCATGTGATTCACATGATTAAGACTTTTGAGCCAACGGATGATGACTGGAAGGTTGATCCTGCCTTCAACCGCCAATCGCTTGCAGATTGGAAGGCTCTTAAACCTGACCAAAGTTTTATTGACTATCGGACCTGGGACTTCCTCTAATGCCTTTTCCGACCACGATCACTGGCGTAACCGCCCTCGCAAGAGCAGCTGGAAAGAGCGGTCCCTTTGTGTCCAGCAGCGGGGCTGTCTATGGCGTCTTTCAGAACGACACAAACTTAGGCGACCTGGATATCATCAAGTTAGCCTCTCCGGAGGATGGCTTCACTCTGGCAGCCAGCCTTACTCAGTCCGGAGGCAATCCTGAAATCTTCTCTTATGCTGCGACTCAACTTGGGGACAACATTCATATCGCAACCACGATTCGTGCCACAGGTCCCACCGAGCCGATCCTTTATCACGTCTTTTCAATGTCCAGCGACACTTTCACCACCAGCAATGAAGACACTGGAGGAGAAGGCGTAACACCCACCGATGCCAATAAGAACATCGACATAGCCGTGAGAAGCGGAGGGCCTGTCATCGGTTACCAGGGGCCAACCGTATCAAACATGGGGCAGAAGCAGAGAGCCAACTTCGCTCGTAAAGACGGGGCCGTGTGGACTTCGGATATCGCCCTGGACGACGGAGGCGAGGTCGATTTTTTCTTTTGCGGCTGTGTCTTAGGGGCCGGTGATAAGGTGCATTTCGTCTATCACGACGACACCAACTCCAATGCGGTCCACAAGAGCCTGACTTCAGGAAATACCCTTTCCGCTGCCGAAAACACCAACGATACGGCAACGGACACCGAAGATTTCATACTTCCTCGTCCTGCCTTTTACGATGCAACCGGGGTGGAGCGGATCACCACCGCACACATGACGAGTGGGGAACTGTTCTCCGCAGAGATCGACGCCGATGGAGTGCCAGGAGCTCAAGAACAGGTCAGCGACAGCTCTCCCGTTGTCGACAACGAACAAGTGATGGCTTCCCTTTTCGTCAAGTCCGATGTGGACCGAGTCTACGCCCTTTACGCGAGGCAGAGTGACGGTGATCTGTACCGTGACGAGAACACCAACAGCGGAGGTTGGGGAGTAGATACCTTGGAGTTCGCCGGATCGGTTACCTTTGTTTCGGGTAATTTCTTCACCCGAGAGGGAAGACCCACACTCGCCTACTTCGTCAACGATGGCGGGGTCATCAAGTACAACGAGCTGGCCGCGTTAGCGGATCTCGGCGGGACCCTGGCCGACCTGACCGTGGAGCAGAATATTGTCGATGGCGGGAAAGTTCTCACTATCACCCTGACCAACGCGACCTGGGTTGCGGCCGGGGCCACGTTTGAGGCGCAGCGACAGAACATCATCGACGGTATGGACTCCGCACAGTCGGAGCTGACGGGTTGGAATAACGAGGTTCGGGACAAGGAAGTGGTCGGGGCTGTCGTGCGCACCAGCGATACGGTGGTGACAATCACCCTGACAGCATCACCCGCCTACGATATTACCGCCGGTGAAGCCATCACTGTGACCGTTCCTGGCACAGCCTACGAGAACGATCCCTTCGATGGTGGAGACTTTCCCGCTGAACCCCTTGTGCAGGTTCAACGGATTCCAGTTCCAGGTGAATTTGATCCTTTCGCGTCAATCGGGGGATCAGGGCTTGGTGGAATTTCCAGGAACCACACACCGCCCGGAACAATAGTTGATTACGGCTAGGCTAAAATTAGAACAGGCCCTCCGAAGAGAGCCTGTTCAGTGGTTCACCCAGGATAGGGAATATCTTAGGGAACTTACATTACTATCTTAACCAATCCCCCTGACCAAGTTCAAGTTTACCCTTGACAGCCTCAGTATGCTCAGAATAGAGGCTGAATGAACATATTGGCGACCAACGTAGAGTATCCTGAACCGATCCCGCCTGAAGTAACGCAAAGGCATAGGTCAGTCAGCCAGGGAGAAGCGGCTGTACTCCTGGGAATCACCCGCGCCACACTCAGGAGGCTCATCAAAGAAGGCTTCGTTCGCGCTTTCCATATTCCCCACAGAATCGTACCGAAACTCATCCGGGTTCGTCTTGAAGAACTGAATCGTCTCATGACTGAGAACGATTGCAGTAACGGACTCGTGGGTAGGAATCGCTCTGACTGGATCAATCCCCATACTGTACGGAAGATTCCGGTTTGCCTGGCAGCTCGTATCCTGGGAATGAAAGCAACGGCTGTGAGTGAAGCGTGCCAGAGAGGAACTCTGGCTCTATCACCTGAAGGACTTCTCGAATATATCCTCCACCGCCACAAGAAGGAGCTGATCACACAGATTCGGTTGAAATACAAATCGAAAATCTTATTGCTGCAAAAGCAAGTGACGTACGCAAAAAGGAAGCTCAAAGAGTGCAGGAGAGAGAATGGCTAAAAACAACGAAGCCCTGGCTCTTGCCCCCGATTACGCAGAACTGGAAAAACTGAGCGTAGCCGAAAACACGATGGCCGGGAAACGCTATCAACGCTACAGGAACGGGGAAACGATCGAGCAAATTGCCGTAGCAGACGAGGTCAAGGAAGGCACGGTAAGGGCAGATATTCTTGCCTACGAAAAGAAGTTCGAGACCCTTGTTCAAAATGCAGTCATGCGGGACCGGCTCGACGGGGAGTTGGCTAACGAGAAAATCCGCAAGCTGATCCGCGACAAACTTCACTCCAAGGTTCTCAAGGCTCTGGATCATATGGTGACGGGCAATAAGAAGTTCGTTTTCTTTGACCAAGCAAAAGGGAAGGTCATCACCGCTACCGCGAAGGACTGGAATATGATGCTCCAGGCCGTAAAAGAATTTCAGAAGCTCGTCTCACTGGAGCAGAAACCGGCTGTGGTTGGCACGGTCGTCAATGTGAATCAGACCAATAACGCCATAGTCGGACAGGGCGAGGACTTCGAGGAACGGATTCGGAGGCTCCGCAAAGAACAGGAAGAGAGTATTGCCGCGGCCAAGGTTGTCGATATTGAATCCAATCCAGTCGAGGAAGTAGAAGAAGAGAAAGGACCCGAATGGGATTTCTAGCTGTACGAGCTTTCGTATCCAGACACCAGATATTGCAAGTGCTTCTCGGTGTGGCCCTCACCGCTTGGTATTCCTTTACACCCTGGGAATGGTTGAAGTCTATCGGTAGAGAGGTAGCTAGATCGGGCCTACCTAGAGTTGCCTTTTGGTGCTTCCTTTGGGGAACCCTCCTGTATGGTGCTTGGCTGGTCATGCCGGCGGTCTTATCGACGATAGTCATGAACCTCGCTCAATTACCGCCGATCCCCGCGTCGGCCAGTTGGTTTGTCTTGGCTATAGGAGTTGCGGGAGTAGGAGCTGGAATCTTTTTTGCCGGGATAGCAGCCATTCTCTATACCAGCTGGTATTTCATCACAATCGCTCGATCCCTTGACGCTCAACTCGCCAGGGAATTTGGAGTTACCCGCAAAGCGATAGATCAGTTTCACGGGCGCCTGGTCCAGAGCGAGGGCAGTTTCAATCCGTTTGATGAGGAAACGGCAGCTATGCACGAGGAACTCGACAAGCTGAAAGCGGAGAGCCCAAGCATGTCGGATGATGAGTACACGGACCTGAAAGAGAAAATCGAAAAGATGGGCGTGGGAGCTGACGCTTAATGCCGCACGTTGTTCAAAGGAAAGATAAGTACGTTGAAGGGATCATCGAGCATTTCGATGAGAAGCTCAAAGGCTTCGATGGGGATGTTCGTTCGTGTTGGCAGAACCTCCTTCCAGACGAAAGCAGAACGCTAAACAGGGAATTGGGACGTATCTACGGAAATGCCCCGGAGAACGTCCGGTACTACCTTGAAAACTATCATGTGATCGCCACGAAGGGTGACGAGTACAGCGCACCTAAGTTGATTACACTCTATCCCCTCTGGGAGAGCCAGGAGATCCTTTGGGAAGACGTTGAGGAATCCTGGGAAGCCAACATTCCCATCAAATGGATTCTCCTCAAAGCTCGTCAAATCGGTTGGTCTACGATGGTCCAGGCCATGATTTTCTACCGGACTATCTTCAACGAACTCACGAATAGTCTAGTGATTGCCGACGAGCGGATTCGCTCCTCTCATATCTTCGATATGAGCCGGTTGGCCTACGATTGTTTGCCCTGGTGGTTGCGTCCCGAGATCCAGTACGAAGTGCATGGTGAGTTCATGCGGTTCGATCGGAAAGATAAGAAACAGCGGTTGGAACGCCCAGGCCTCCGTTCTAACTTCTTCGTGGATGCGGCCAATAAACCGACTGGATCAAGTCGTGGCTTCACCCTGCAAAATGGACACCTGACAGAGATCAGCTTGTGGCGCGACCTGAAGATCCTCACTCGAGATCTGTTTCCTGCAGCTACCAAAGCGAACAGGCTGTCTGTCTGGGTCATGGAAGGAACTGCTGAGGGCATAGAAGATCCTTACCATCGTCTCTATCAGCGTGCCGAGCAAGGAGCTTTGAGCTGGAGGCCGAAGTTCTGTCCCTGGTGGAAGCAGAAGGAATACAGCAAGCCGTTTGTCAACAGAGAGGAACGAGATGATTTCAAAGCTACCGAGGACGAGAGGGACCTGGTCCTCAAGATCCGAGAGGATAACGGAGTCGAGCTGAGCCGGGAGCAGTTGAACTGGAGAAGGGAAACCGCTGCTGACTTTGAGGCTGTCGACCAGGACCCCGAAATGGTTGAGCAGGAGTATCCGTCCTTTCCGGAAGCAGCCTTTCGAGTCCAAGGGACGATCCCCTGGGAACAGAGGAAACTGCGAAGGATCCAAAAGCGTTACATTCGCAAGCCGGTCTGGTTTGGAGATATCGAGCTGGTCACACAGAAGAATGGGCAGAAAACGCCTCAGTTGATTGAGTACGGGAATATGAACGATGCTCCTCTTTGGATTTGGGAATTTCCAAAGATGAACAAGGTCTATTACGGGGGAGCTGACCCGGGCCATGGCGTTCCAGGCAAGGATTACTCAGCTGCTTCGATGTGGAGAGTCACACAAACCCACTTGCCGATTCCCCAGGTCGCTGAGTACAGAGGCCACAAGGGGGGAACTCCCTTTGCTCGACGGATCGCAGCCCTGGGCTTTCTCTACAACACCTGTCAGTTCTCCGTCGAGTACAACATTCAAACGGTTCTGGAAAGTTTACTTCACCACTTGAAGTATCCTAACCTCTACCGTTGGCGGTGGGCAGATAAAACGAAAGGGCATCTCACCAACTACTTCGGATGGGTGACTCAGACGCGCAGCCGCAATGCTTTGATCGACAATTTCAAGACGATGATGGATGAAGATTTGCTCCACATTCGCTCACAACGGCTGCTCAATGAGTGCTGGACCTTCATCGACTCAGGTGATAATCGCTACGAGGCCCGAGCGGGAACATTCGATGATGCCCTCTTTGCAGGAATGATCGCTACCAAATGTCTCGGACAGGTCCATCCGGATCTGTTGGAAGAAAAACAGAGCGTAGTTATGCGGGACCCCCGCAAGGACTTTCACAACACGGATTACTCTCCCATTCATGATCGCTATCCAGACAACGCATACGGGAAAGAATCCACTTTTAATCTACTTTAGGAGGAAAACATGGCAGAAGCGACAGGAAACATGGCCCAGGTCAGTCCCGAAGAAGCTGGAGAAAAGCCACAGAAAAAGACCAAGAAGGCTACCAAGGCCAAGGCAGCAAAGCCCGAACCTGAGAAGGTCGAAACGGCAGCGGCCCCCGAAACGGAAGCAGCTCCGGAGCCAGAAACAGTGACCAACGGGGCAAAAAAGATCGACCAGTTGGAACCCCCGGCCAGCACAACCGAGGAGGTCATTCCCGCCGTTGAGGAAGCAGCTGCACCCACAACTGGAATCCAGGAAAAGATCCGGAAGGAACGCCAGGAGTTGTCCGAGAAGATGTACGGTGGACAGGAATCAAAACTTGCTGTTCCGCAATTCATCGACGCTCCGATTTTCCCGGATGCCTATTGTCCCAAGTGTGGACAGAAGCTCTCAGGAAACTCCAAGACGGGCTTCAAGCAGGCGTATTACCTTCACCCTTTTACCCCGTCAATCGCCCTAGGCGTTCCATGTGAGCTGAAGGGAAAGAAACTGCGTGCGCCCACGGCGAGAATGGAAATCGTCGAGTAGGGGTTGACGCGACACGCACAATTAAGAAGGAGGCACTATGCCAGGAGTAACCGTATCTGAAGTTCTTTGTCCAACATGCCGCTTCGGGGGCATTAACGACAACTATCTCAAAAACCGCGAGGGCGTGTTTGGGACTTTCTGTGACGCAGGCCACATGTTCAACGATACCGGCGATATGCAGGACGCGATCAAGCGGGCCGACGCGAAATTCGGAAAGCCGGAGCGAGTACAGACGCCTGTACCGGCCCAGGAAGAAGTGAAGCCAGCTCCGGAGGAGGAGAAGGAACCAGCACGAGAATACGCCGGCCAGGTCCTCGTCGTCGATCAGGAGAACCGTGATCGCATCCAGAAACTTCTGGGACAGGACGTGACAGGGCCATCTGATCTCTTTGGGGCAATCTTCTCCATGAAAGAGGAGCTCAAGATCGCGCAGGGTGCTATCAAAGACGCTCAAGGGAAATCAGCGGTCGATGGATTGGCTCTCCGGGATGATCAGATCGTGATCCAGTTGCCTGAGTGGTGCGCCGAGTCTTTCAAGGACTTCGCGCAGGGCATGGGGATTCCGCTTCAGGAATTTGCCAATCAGCAATTTGAAGAGTACCTCCGGGGTCTCTATATCGAGCAGCCAAAGGACAAGCAAGCGGAACAGACCGCTTAATCATGCCCATTTGGGATTTTGAGTGCTCAAAATGTGGACGTAAGGAACTCGACGTTCCCAACGTGCAATTCGACCCAGAACCAATCTGGCCGAGCTGCTGTGGGGAGCGTATGGAAATGCTGTTCAGTACAGCGGTCAACGCTCCCTTTGAGCCTTTCACCACGACTCACATTCATCCTGAAGGAAAACCGCTGAAAGTGCGCACTCAAAAAGATCTGAGTCACCTTCAAAACAGATTTGGAGTGCAGCAGATCGCTGATCCCAACCTAATCTCCGAGGGAACCAAACCTCACAACCAGCGATTCAGGCACAAAGACACAGCGAACCGCACCTATTTCGATGCGGGGAGAAAGGGCCGATGACGCGACTCGTTCTTCATGCGACAGCCCTGAAAATCACCAACAGTGGCGGGGGCCTGGTCGACCGCAAAGAAAAGTATAAGGACACCGTTACGGGTCGCATGATGAAGCGGATCATGCGGTACAAGGAAGAAGGCTCCGAGTACATGACTTTCATCTGCCCGAAATGTGACCGTCGACAAAAACGAGTCGCCTACGATGTGATCTACCTCCGAGAAAACGGAGATGTTGTGTTCTATTGCAATCAGTATGGGTGTGATGCCGAGATAGAAGTGTCCAGACCACCGAAGGTTGAAGAAATCCCTGGCTCAAAAATAATCATGAGCCCAGGCGAATACCGACGACAGGAACAAGCAAAGAAATCCCATGGCAGTATTTGACAATTTAGACGACACAATTCCAGAACAGCCCTGGGAGCTTCTCCAGTACCAGCCAGGACTCGATCCAGTGAAGCAGGAGAAGAGGCTAAAGGACTATTGCCACACCGCCCATGAACAGGCTTGGCAATACATGTCGGCTTCTGAGGAAGTACGCCAGATAGATCAACACATCTCCTACTTGATGGGGAACCAGTGGCCTACCAAGAGACCCTCTTATAAGGCTGCACCAATCAACAACCGTCTACTGAGACAGCTTGAGGAAGTGACAGCCGTTCTGACCGATGTTCGACCCACCTTCGAAGTCCAGGCCCTCAATTCTATCTACCACGAACAAGCTGAAATTTACTCAAAGACCACAAAAGCGTGGTGGCTCATGCAGGACAATGACCTGAAGCTAGCCATGGCGACCATTCACGCCTACCTCAGTACCGGCTTCTTGAGAATTGTCTGGAACTCCAGCCTTATGGGTGGAGAAGGTGACTTTCAGCTGGTCCCACTTGGTATCGCTGAAGTGATGCCAATAGGACCAAGCTATGAATTACAGGATTGGGAAGGGGTTGTTTATAGAACGAGCCGATCGCTGTCCTTTTTCAAAAGGCGGTTTCCCCTCGCCGGATGGAAAGTAAAACCAAGCGTTGAGCACAGCAGTTACGCTCGTCCGTTCTCGCGGCCCAAGTATGTCGGCCAGCATGCCTTTGAGCTTCTGTCTCCTCAGATGAAGCGAGTTATTGGTGGAGTCCCTCAGTATCTCCCAGGTGTCCTTCAACAAGCACCATACACAGAGTTTTGGATTAAAGATTATCAACTCAATACCAGCGATAATGCTGTGATCATGGGTCCGACTGATACGAATTGGGCCTATCGAGTTGAACCTGGGAACCAGCTCTACCCTCGTGGCAGACTCATCATCACGGGTGGGGACGAGTTCGATCTGATGTACGATGGTCCTAATCCTTACTGGCACGGTCGTTACCCTTTCATTACGGTTCGACTCAAGCCGGTCCCCTGGCAATTTCATGGTGTCAGCGAATTGCGTACCAAGATCCCGATGCAGGATATCGTCAACACGGTCCTGGCCGGGATCTTGGATATGATCAAGAAGGCAGTCAACCCTCCGCTCATCTTCCCGGACAACGCTTTCAGCTACGCGGTCAAGGCACAGATGGATCCGAATATGCCCAACGCCAAGATTGGGTACAGCCCACAGTCCCCCGCTGCGCCACAGTATGGTCGGATTCCTGATCTACCAAGTTTTGTTCAAAACACACTTCTCTATGCTCAGCAGGAAATGGATGACGATTCGGGCCTACTCGATGTTGGAGGATTGTCCCGCAAGAAAATCACGCCAGCTGGAAACACCTTGGAGCAGCTCAGAGAAAACCAACAGACCATCATGAGGCTCCGGGGTCGTTACATGGAAGTGGCACTGAGGGAGATGGGCGAACAGATGATCTCCAATTTCATGCAGTTCTATGACGTGCGGCGGCGAATGTTCCTTTTGGGTTCTGACGGAGTGACCTTCGAGGACGTTTTTGATTGGGATCCGGGAACGATGGTTCCCCATGGCATCCATCCCAGAGATCACAGAAAGCAGTTCGTCTTTCTGATGGCGCAAGGAAGCACACTCAATGCTACCCGCGAGAAAGAAGCTCTTGTGGCTTTCGCCTTAGCCAAGGAAGGAAGGTACAGCACGCAAGCGTTGTTCCGGAAACTTGGAATGGAGAACGAATACAAGAGAGTCATGAAGGAGTTGGGCGAAGAAGAAGTAGCCATGATTCGCAGGATGGCTCTGAGTCAAATGCTCGCTCAACAGGCAGGAGGAGGAGCAGGCGGGCCCGGAGGAAAAGGCTCCCAAAACATAGGGAATTTACTGCAACTAGCTTGACAAGCTATTTATGCTGAGAATAGAAGTGTATGGCTAAACAACCGCCCAAAGGGAAAATGCCAGTTGGCCCGAAATTCAAGAGGGTCATGGGCGAGTATGGCAACCGAACACTTCACCATGGCGGTAGTGGTGAAATCGTCAGGGACGTAAAGGTAGCTACCGCAATAGCAGCTTCCGAGCAGCGCAAAGCGACTCGGGAAACGCGACGGAAAACCCGTCGCTCAAAAGGGCGACACAACAGGAGGTAAAAAGCAATGGCTTACAGCAACAAGAAAGGCGGCGGTCACGATCTCGTTACCCCGGCCGCTTATCCCGGTCACGATCCAGGGACCTACCCTCCGGGGTCGTCTCCCGATGGATTCACTTCCCCGGCCGTGTTCTGCCCGCACTCTCCTGAGCCGATTTCTGTGAACCAGAAGCGGCCAGGCGGTGAGAGAGGTGGAGACTCCGGTAAGGGAATGGGGAAGGGCTACTAGGGAGCACCTTCTAACATGGCTTACACCGATCTAGGCATCCCGCCCCCACCGTCACTGGATGTGGCAGCGCAAATGCAGCCGCCGGGACCAGCTCAACAAACTCCCGGAGCGCAGTTAGGTGCGCAACCAGCTCCAGGTCCAGCTCCAGCACCGCCAGGAGCGCAGCAACCCCCAGGACTTCCGGGGGAAATCCCTGGAGAACCCAATCTGAATCTTATTACTTCGCTCGCCGCGAAACTGGTCCAAATGAAACCGGGACTTGCTCCCGTCGCCGATGGGCTGATCACGAAGCTGACGAAGAAGATATCGGAATCGGGGACTGCGGTACCGGCTACACCCCTGGATGCTATGCCAGATTCAGGTGGTGCGATTCAGACAGCGGTTGCCCTGGAAGCGGAACTGGCGAAGGTGGACTTTCCAGAACTTCTCCCTGATATTCGCTATTTTATCGCCACTATGAGAGAAGAGGTCACTAGAGATCAGGTCGGTGGAGCTAAACCCGAACAACCGCCGTTGGGTGCGATGCCAGCAGTAAATATGGGAACGAAGGTTCCTGTAAGCGTGTAAAAACGCAAAAGCCCCGGGGGAATGGTTCCCCCAGGGCAGTTGATCCGGAGAAGGACTCCAGATGGGGTAATAGGAAAACCCATCCTAGCATAGTCCTTCTCCAGATTAAATATTTTTAATCCCTAATGCGCAACCTCTCGCGCAATCCCTTCGGGGAAAGCGAAAGGAAGCTGAAGGAGTTGAAACGATGCCTTTGAGACCAGAACTGAAAGAATTTATCGAAAAAACTGACATGACTGACGCTTATCGGAGCCAGCTCCTCAAGACTATGGAGAACGCTCCGGATGAACTTCAGGCTGGTTGGCTCCGTCAGTCCGACTACGACCGGAAGATGAATGAGGGTAAGGAGGAGCTGAAGACCAAAGAAGACGAACTCACAAAGAAAGAGACCGAGGTCAATGACCGATCTGAAAAGTGGAGCAAGTGGAAAGAGGATGCGGAAAAGGTCGTCAAGGACAATGTCTCTGCCCGAGAGGGCATGGAATCGAAGTTGACCGAAAGGGATGAAAAGATCACTCAGCTTGAAGACAAAATTCGCTCGGGGAACTTTGAAGCTGGAGAAGAAGGCGAGATGCTGAAGGAACTCACAGGCCTTCGTGCGGAAGTCAAGGAACTGAAAAATGTCGCGTCCAATGGAGATGCCTTCACCCAGGAAGAGGCTGAAAAAATGTTGATGGAGGGTGGTAATCGACTCGCAGGCAACATCTACGACAATGTGTTCCTTTTGATGGATCTCAATCAAAACCACAACACAGAGTTCGGTGCGGCCCTGGACCGTGAAGAGTTCATCAAGTATGCGACCGAAAGGAAGATGGTCGGGTCCCAGGAGGACTTCAAGAACGCTTACGATCTCTATGTGAGCGACAAGCGAGTGGACGCAAAGATCGAAGCTGCCCGCAAGGATGAACGGACGAAGATTGAGTCCAAGATGCAGTTTCCATTAGACAACGATGGGGCGGCAAGCATGGGTAAAGGCCCCGTTGAAACGAGACTAGAGCAGCTCGGCAAGGAAGCAGATGGCGGTAGCGCCTTGACAACCAAGCAAGCGGCACAGGCCGCTGCTGCCGAGCTTCGTAAAGAAGGGAAAGTGGCCCCCGACTAGAAGGGATAGGGAAAAGGGACAGGTCTGCAAGGCTCAGCCGTCGCAGCCCGTCGCCGCAAGCCAAGTGGGAAGGCCGTGGCCTCGAAAACCACAGCCGCAACCCACAAGTGCAAGGCTGTTCGGGAAGTCGAAAGTGCCAAAGCAAGCCACTTGTTGTTTTATTTGTTAATTCAAGGAGGAAGTAATGGCACTAACCTTTGATGACATTAGTTCGAAAACGAACCGATTCATCATCCCACGGTTGGTGGACAACGTCTACGAGGCTTCCCCGGTCTTCACTCGTTTGCGTACTCGAAACGCTGAGCGTTTTGAGGGTGGTCGGACGATTCGTCATCCGATTATCTACGCCGAGCTGACTGGTGATGCCTTTAGCCGAGGTGGGACGTTTGATACGTCGTATGTTGAGACCGACACCGCTGTCGAGGTCAACGTCAAGTACTACTACGTCAACGTCACCCTCTTCGGTACGGACAATGTTCTCAACCGAGGTCCGGAAGCAGCCATGTCCTATGTGGAAAGCAAGCTCGTCAATGCCGCAGGCAAAATGGCGAAGTTGTTAGCCACGGATATGTACCTGGATGGCCAGGGAACCAACAGTTCAACTCTCCAGTTGGACGGTATGGAGGCGGCTTTCGACAACGGGACGAATTTTGGTTCGTATGGCGGCATCGACAGGAGCGATATCGTTCCTGACGGGACGCAGAATGCCGGGGTCAATGGCTACTTCGCTAGTCTCCCGACACTCACACTGAGCGGGGTGCAAACCGCGTTTGGTGCGGCCTGGTTCGGTGCGGAGCACGTCGATCTGATGACTTCTGACCAAGAAGTGTGGAACCTGTTCTGGAATAAAATCCAGCCTCAGCAGAGATTCCTCGAGGAATCTTCCGATGTGGCAAAGATCGGGTTCATGTCGCTTCGATGGAATGGAGCTCAGATGGTCGTGGATCAGTATCAACCTGCACAGCAGTTGATTGGCATGAACACGAAACATGCGCAGTTTTGGATCACCACCAACCGGAAGTACCAGTTTGGGTTCACCGGTTGGAAGGAAGCCCAGAACACGGATGACGTGGCCGGCCAGTACCTGTTCGCAGGAAACCTACTGTTCCCCGCTCCTCGTCTCAATTTCATTCTGACGGATATCGCTCAATAGGTGAAAGAAAGGAGATAAATTATGGCAGGCGAACGCTTTGGACTTTCACCACAGACTACCCAGATCAGTACCGGGGACCCTAGAACGGTCAACGAGGCAGAGAGATTCCAAGAGTCTCCTGGTTTGCCGGGAAGTATCTCTCCGGGAGTCTTAGGGGCGATTGTCCGACATGAGGGCAACCTTTTCCGCTATGTCCTCCATGATGAAGGCAGCGGTGCTGTTGCCGTTACTGTAGGTGGAGTCGCGTATTTCTCCGTTTTAGATCCCGAGACCGGTGTCTATACGGTGACTTCCGACCAAACCGATAGTATCGGTGGCGTCAACGCCGTTGCTGGAGTCTATGGAAATGTCGTCACTGACGGCAATTTCTGCTACTTGCAGGTGGGTGGTGTGGCTTTGGTCAACACCGCTGCCTCCACAGCAGCTGGAGACAAGGTCATTGGTAGCACAACCGATTTGGTGTTTGGTAGGAGTGTAGCGGGAGCTGCACCCATCGACACCGTCTACGGTGGTGTGATCAGTGCGCGTGTAAGCAACCAGAACTCCGTGATTCTCACGAATCTCGACTGGTAGGCTGCGCGAAGCGGTAAAGCAAGCACAACGGGAGGGGTCCTTGTGGCCCCTCCTACTTTGAACAAAGGAGAGGTGTAACTATGCCTTTAACTTTTGCGAACCGAGAAGATCTGTCGGTAGGAAACGAGCGGGGTGTGAGGGTTGATATCACCTTCGATTCTTCCTATCCCACCGGTGGTGAGGCTCTGACAGCCGCCGATTTGGGTTTGGGTCGCGTGAACCAGCTGATTTCCGATCAAGGTGGGCTTGGAGCCGCCGATGGAAGGGTAATCCAATACGACCCTGACAACGATCTGCTACTGGCCTTTGAATCCGCTGGTGCTGCCCAGGCTATGGCAGAGGTTATCAACGCCACGGATCTGTCGGCTCTGACAGTGCGCGTCTTGGCTTTGGGTATCGGATAGGGGTTGCGGGGTGTTGAATGCCAGGTGGACGGTTTCAAGAGAATTTTCGGGAGATGCAAGACCACGTTCTCTCGGTCTGCCCGAAATATCCCCCACAGCTGTTACGCAGGAAGATTAACGACAACCTCCGTCTTGTAACTTCCAAGCGGGTGTGGAGTGGTCTGACCAAGGTACAGATTCTCTCCGTTCCTGCTGCTTATGCCGTAGGCACGATTGACGCTATCAGTGGCTCCAATGTGGTCACAGGAACGGCTACGGCCTGGCCTGTGGGTGATCTGGTTAGCACAGACCTTGCGGCCGATGTGATCTCAGCCGAGGTCCTGGATGCCACTCCCACTTCGATGGCGGGGATCGAACCCAACACCTATGTGTTGATCGACGGTGGAGGGGCCAACGAAGAAGCCGTTTACGTCATTTCCACCACCGCGACGACCTTTCAGGCCGCTTTCGCCAAGACCCACCTTGCTACCGAAACAGTCACGGTATCTTCGCTCAGCAACTTGCAGTTGAAGGTCGGCATCAATTCGCCGTTCTACACGGTAACCGGAATCTCTAGTCCAACTCGTTTCTTAATGGACAAAGTGTTTGCGCAGCCTGATGAAATAGGAGCCACCTATTCGCTCAGCTTGGTTTACACCAACTTTGCACCCGACCTGAAGATGTTGATCTCCGTGGTCAATCTGGAACGGCGGTATCGAATCATCATCCATATGCCCAAGGATACGATCGACTATGCGGATCCGCACCGTACGCTGACCCAGACGACCTACATGGTAGTGAGTCATGAGGTTGATCCAGCTGGATCTCAGCTCTATGAGCTTTATCCCCGACCGATTTCACAGCAGGCTATCCCGTTCTTCTATCACTTCCAGTTTCCACCACTGGAGGATGACGGGGACATTCTTCCCAATGGGATCCGCTCCGATGTTTTGGTGCGACTGACCACAGCGGACGCTCTGGTTTGGCCTAAGCACAAGATAATTGAGGGGGGGATCTATTACGATCCAGCGGAAGCCACTCGGCTCAAATCCCAGGCCGTTATGGACATAGAAGCAATGGAAATGGAAGACGACAACACCATGATCATGCGGCAACAGTGGTCGTATGCGGATTGGCCCTTCGGAGGCTTCGGCGCCGATTGGCATCAAAGTCACGATTGGGATTCATACGCAGGGCATGTATAGCTATGGCGATATCAGGTGCGGAAGTTATCGACCTAGTCCTCAAAAGACTGGACGAGACGATTTCCCCTATTTTCTGGACTCGGCCCGAAATGCTCCTCTATCTCAACGAGGGCATGAAGGAGCTGAACAACTTAGCAGCTAAACTGCACCTGGAGAGTGGAGTCGTTACCGACTCTACCGACAACTTCTACGCACCACCCACCAACACAATAGCGGTCATGGCGGCTTCAGTTGGAGACAAGTCGCTAGAACGGGCCACCCTGGAGGACCTGGACCGCGAGGATCGTTTTTGGGAAGGAAAAACAGGGGCCATCCTGAAGCGTTGGGCTCCGGTCGGTTGCAACCTCTTTGCCGTTTTTCCCCGGCCTACCGTAGCAGCTTCGATCACAGTGGATTTCGCTGTCTTAAAGCTGCCCGCCACTATCGAAGACAACGGCGATCCGATTGATATGGACGACGAGTTCATTGAGTCGATCGAGGATTACACCTTCCATGTTTCCCGTTTCAAGGAAGGCGGGCCCGAGTTCGCACACGCTATGACGGCTTTCAAGGCAGCCATAAACCGAATGGGGGATGTGGCCCGCAAGGTTTACAGCCAACAGCCAGTCATTTGGACAGCAGAACCCGCTTTGGATACGGGGCCTTCATACTCAACTCCGAATCGAGGGAGATAGATGGTATCGAATACAGGAGATATTCCTGGGACCTCCGGACAGGGGGGGAGTTTACAAAGCTCTCTGGGGTCTACTGCTATGACTGGAGTCCCGGGTGACACAACTTTGGCGGGCAGGCAGGTTGGGCAAATTGCCAAGAAGCGAAGAAGGGGTATGAGGAGCCGCAGTTTTTACAAGGAAGCTGGACGGGTGAAGAAGCAGGAAAGAAGAAGTATGAAGCGGAAAGCGAGAAGGGTGAGCGGTAGAAGATGACGTTGGCGACGATCAATAACTTTATTGCGACCACGGCCGGGACAGCCGTACCACTCTCGGCTACGTCGATTGAGACGAATTGGGTGTTTATCCAGGTGCTTCGGACCAACACCGGAAAGGTCTACGTCGGGGATTCCACTGTGGACAATACCGACCTGGCCGGAGTGACCCTTGAAGCACCGCTTGTGGGTATGTCCCTGCCCTTTGAGGCCCTCGAAAGCAAGCGGTCAGACGTTCTCATTGACCTGGACGCGATCTTTATTGATGTAGATGTAACCGGGGAAGGGGTCAATATCGTCTATGCCCTATCTGTCGCTGCCGCTCTGGGACCTCAAACGGTTCAAGACATGCTCGATCAGATCATTTTCATGACCCAGGAGGACGACACCTTCTCATCTGGTTTCTGGACCGAGTCAGAGATCATCAGCTACATCAATGATGTTGAGAAGGACTTTTTCGACAGAACAGGCTGTTTCAAGAGACAGGACACCGTTGGTGCTACGGCTGGTGACCGCGTGTTCGCAGAGCCGACTGACTCTATGAGTATTGATCGAATTACCTTCAACAAGGTTCCCTTGCACCGAACCGATCGCTGGATGCTCGATATGGAGGACCGGAACTGGAAGAACCAGCCATCGGGTGTGCCCAAGCAGTACCACCAGGACCTCCTGACGACCAAGCGGTTTGAAGTGGATCGAGATGTGGGGCCTGTCGGTCAGGACTTCACCCTGACCTACACGATATTGCCCGCCAAGCTGACGAGCTCTGGGGACCTCTTGAACATCACTCCAGAGTTCTTTCACTACATCCTCTACGGCGTACTCGAGAAGATGCTTGGGAAGCAAGGTGAAGGCCAGGACTTGGGCAAAGAAAAGTATTGTCACGCACGGTATGAGGCAGGAGTAGCCATTGTGCTTACTTTCATGAGATCAGAACAGAGGACCATTGAAAGACTATTTGCGCAAGCAGGTTGATGAGTACAGGCGTCTGTACGGCGACGAGCTTCCGGTTGAGTTCCTGGAGCCGTTCGCGGTGGCCACATCGGAAGAAAAGGATCGAGCCACCATCGATTGGCTCAAGGAACAGATCAAGAAGGACGGTATCAAAAAGCCACTCCGTCTTGAATGCAGCGGCCCAAGACTTGAGAGGATGAACGTGGATGCCTTATTGATCGACGGCAACCATCGGCTGATAGCAGCGAGGGAACTTGGAATGAAAAGAGTTCCAGTTACCATAGTTTTACCTTAAAGGAGGAAACCATGAGTCACGCACAAAAGAACCCCGGGAAAGTCACTCCGGGCAACGAAGACAGGTATAGCGACTACGCCGAAGTCGATACCACCCAGGAGAAATACGACAACGATGAGGGGATCTTAACCACGGCCAAGCCGCTGGATATCAACTCTCAGACCGATGGGGAAGAAGGAATCCCGGTACGGCAGCCGAATGAGGGGGATTACTTCTGTGGAAGCCGGTTTATCTACAAGTCCCACACGGACGGGAAAAATCCAGAAGAACCGGATGATCCATCCGTTGATCTTCTCGGGGGACTTAGGTAGTGCCGATTCGTTTGCTCTCAAATGTCACCATACCAGCTTCTCCAGCGGCCACGGTACTCAGTGGACTGTCGATCGAAGCGGTTTGGGTCTTGCTCCAGGTCTTGCGCGGGAACGGCGGGAAGATCTTTGTGGGTGACAGCACGGTCCTCAATGATGGACTGGCCGGCGTGGAGCTGCAAACTCCTGTGATTGGCAATACGTTGCCTTTCACCACGCTCCCGGGGCCGGGAAATACGAGTATCAATCTGAATGAGATCTTCATTCACGGTGAAGTCGGATTAGACGGTGTGAACGTGCAGTATTTGGCATTGACCTAGGATAATTATGGGTGCAGTAGGCGGCGTAGCAATACTTGGCGGGAATTTCGAGGCTCCAACCTTTCCAGAGGATAAGGTTGTTCAACGCTCGCTCACAGCGGGGACTCAGGAAAGCTCGCCCATTGACGCGGTGATTCTCGACGCACTACCCCTTGGTGCGCCAGGGCAGCTCGATTCCCATGCTTTCTTGTGGAAGGGCCACTCCCACAACGGAAGTCCTCACACGATTGACTGGAAAGCCTTTGTCAATGTAACCGCCGACGATGGGACAGGTTCGCTCTGGACCCTCCAGACTCGCATTGATGGGGCTCCTTACACCGACATTTTGACCGTCGACGACAACGGGCTGCTGACGGTCAGCGGTGCGACCTTCACCATGGACCAGCTCATCATCGACTCGGACAACACCGAGGCCGTGCTGATCCGGAAGGATGGGGATGCCGGGGACGTTTTTATCGTCGATACGGTCAACGATGCGGTGAGGATGGCTTCAGACACGACCTTACTGACCTTCGGCGGTTCCAGTGACGTTATCTTGGAGAGAGTTTCGGCGCGGGTCCTTCAGATGAACTCCGATCCTCTTGCAGACAGCGACAACGAACTTCGTATTGTCGCAAGGGACGATCCAGGAGTGGAGAGATACCTACAGCTATTGGCAAATGGGACCAGTCAAGCTCGGGTTTCAGCTCTACGAGCCGATGGAGGAGGTCGTTTCGATTTAGAACTTTTCACCTCCTCGGGTAATGTTGAGATCTGGACTGATGGGGTGCAACGCTGGAACTTCGGATCCTTGAGTGGAGGCTTTGATGCCGAAATCAGACCCATTATCACCAACAGATACGACATTGGAACTACACTTCTAGCGGTAAGGGACGTTTTCACCAACCGCGTCTTTCTCGGCCAGGATCAGATCGCAGCCTATGATGCGATAACCATTGATGGGACGGATCTGGCTGCTCCAGGTCAGCAAGACTCAGGGGCGATTATCCTTACCGGCTTGTCCAACGATGGGTCTCCCCACGACATTGACTGGAAGCAGTTTGTAGACGTGACCGCCAATGATGGCACAGGCTCGATCTTCACCATCCAGGCCAGGATTGATGGTGCGTCCTTTGTGGACGAATTTACCATCACGGCTACGACCTCTCCCACGCTCGCTCATATCGGCCCAGGCTCGACTGATGGGGCCTTGGCCTTTGGTCCAATCGGGGCTAACGGGCCAGCCCAATCGGGAACCGTCCGGTTTCGAAATACGGACGACATTCGCTGGCGCAACAGTGGCGACGCCGGCGACAACGTCTGGTTCTCTATTGGGGCATCGGATCAATTACTCCTGGGAGAGAGCACCAGCGGTCCTTTTATCGGGGTGGTTCCAGAATTGAGAGCTTTCGATTCGATCGGCGTTACCAGCGACACGGGTAATCTTTCTATGCTTGGAGCTGGATTAAGTCCAATCATATTCAAAGCCGATGGGGTTAATCAGGACGTGACCATCGGAGAGGGTGTTGCTCTTGCGCCATCCTCATCTGTGGATCGCCTCAACATCGACGCTCCAAACCTGACCGTGAACTCCACCGTGGGTTTTTCTCATACCTTTTTGCTCGTTGGTAAGTCCAGAGAAGCTGGAGGCGTGAATCACGATTCCAACTGGAGGATGTTCGTTGAGCCTCTGACCGGGACAGGCTTTGATGGGCAATCGGTCTTTAAGATCACCGCTGAAATCGACGCTGGAGGACCCACCACGGTCTTCACCCTTTCTGATACTGGAGATCTCACGGTTCCAGGCAGCTTCACCATTGATGGCCTGATCGTCGACGTTACCTCCACAGAGGCTTTCCTGGTCCGCAAGAATGCTGATGGCGGGGATGTGTTCAACGTCGATACCTCCGGCAACCTGGTTCAACTGAGAGGTGGTGCGGTCCTCGAGATAGGTGCTACTCCTGCGGCAGCAGGCTCGATCCGACTGTCCTACGCTGACTCAATCACCTTCAGGAACACCGCCGACGACGGGGATTTGAGCATTATTTCTTTTGACGACTCGAACCAGATGCTCTTCGGTGAAGCCGGTATACCGAGGATGGATATCAACGCGGGTCGCTTGATCACAAATCGAATCCGAATTACCCATACCAACGCAGCGGCTTTTGAAGTTAACAACGACAGCAACCTTATTCTCTTCCGCGTGGATACCTCTGCCGGGGATCTTTTCGTTGGACAGAGTTTTGCACCTAGCAGGGTTGTGCTCACTCAGCCAGATCTCACTGGTGCGGGTTTTGAGGATTCCCCGAGTGTGATCTACGAGGGAAAATCCTTCGACTCCACACCCCACACGCAACAGTTCATCACCTTCGTCGATATGGAGACCAATGCCGGGGCCGGTCAATGGACGCTCAGGTCTCGCTTTGATGGTGGAGGCAATGTGAATCTAGTGTTCGTCACCGACGAGGGGCGCTTTGCTATCGCCCAACCTGAACAGGTCTCCATTGGCTCTCAGTCCTTCATCGACAACGTCCAGGTGAACATCACCGGATCTTTCATTGACGACTATGGGGGGGGGCCAACAACCACCCATAAGGTCAAGATCCAAGGTTCCCAGACGGGAGATGCAGGACGGACTAATAGGCAGACCATCTTTGATCTCGAAGGGAACATTTTCACCCAAAGTAACAGTGAGGTTGTTAATGAGGCCGGAGGAATGTTCCTGACCGCTCCATTCCTCGTTCCAGGCTCGGACACGATCAACATAGGGTACACCCTGAAAGTCACGAACCATCCCACGAACGCAACCCAAAACTATGGGTTGCTTGTGGACAGCACCTCATCAGCGACCACTCTGACCGCCCTTACACGGATCGGAAAATCTTTTAATCAGGGTATGAAGTTACTGGTCGGTGGCGGTGTTGGGGCTGAGAATATAGAGGGTACTGCCCAGATGCGCCTCACCAATTTTTACCAACCCGATGGATTGCAGACTGAGGCTATGTTGCTGCACGTTCATTCAACATTGCAAGCCACGGATGGGACCACGGACCATATTACGGGGACCTTTTTCGAGGGCACACTCAGAACCCAGGTAGAGGCCGACGAGAATGTTGCCAATATCTCCCAGGTCCGAATTGATGAACCCAATATTCAAGACAACCTGACGGGGACGGGGGAGATCACCAACGCCCAATCCCTGCTGATCACTGGCGCACCCACAGAAGGGGAGAGCAATTATGCACAGCGGATCCTCGGCGGTGACTTCCAAGTAGCTGCTTCATCGGCAATCCTTTTCCGAAACAACGGCAACAGCGGGGATTTAACCGCTCTCTCAAACGCTCCTACCGACTTCTTGGAAATTGGGGGAGTAGGCGCGGGAGAGTGGGAGAGAGTCAATATCTACTCTCTTGGCTCGATAGATTTAAGGCCCGCCGATGACGTGACGGTTTTTACGGACGCCACCAACCCATTTCAGGTTCGAAGCTTAACTCCAAACGAAGAGCTTTTCAGAGTCTCTCGAACTCAGGTGCGAGCGGTTGGTCAGCTGGTCAGCGTTGCAAACTTGGCCGACCACCTCGCAGAAACTCAAATGCAGACCACATTTGTTGATGTGGCAACATCGGCTGGATCTTCGGTGACGGCAGCGAGTCTTATCCCGGCTGGAAGTTTCTTAATCGGAATCACTGTTCGGGTGATCAGTAATGTCGGCGGTCCAGCTAGCTTCGACGTGGGTGACGGAATTGATGTGGACCGTTGGGGTGCTTCCATTGCGTCTGGGATCGGGACAACTACCGATATTACAGATTTTACCTCCGGGGCCGTTACCACCTTCCCGGCTGCAAACGATGTGGTGCTCACATCAACCGGGGTGGATTTCACGGCCGGTACGGTTCGAATTACTGTTCACTACACGACACTCCAGACCTCAGCGGCTTAAAGGCTATGACTGATTTTGTAATTTCAACCAATCTGATCGTTTTCGGCATGAGCACCTTCACTGGAGGGCAGACCTTCGATGGTCAAACGATCATCGACGTGGACAACGCGGAAGCTCTCCTGGTCCGCAAAGATGGTGATACCGAGGATATATTCATCGTCGATACGACCAACGAAGCGGTAAGGCTAGCTTCCGATGACACCTTTTTGGCCTTCGGTGCTGCCAGTGACGCCCAAATGCACAGGGATGCCGCTGATATTATCGCCCAACGGCGCGGGCTTAATCCCCAGGAGTGGCGGTTGTATGACCGATTCGTCAGCCTCTCGGACTACGACAGGCTGGCAATCTACATCGGCGGCGGTCCTCCGCTCAAAACGATTGAGTTCGTTGCCGAGTCTACGGTTGCCAACCAGGGCATCTCCATTGACATTGAGGCGCGGTCTGGATCCTCGGCTGACGGTAGGTTAAATCTGATGGTCGGTTCCGCGCTGCTCCAAATGTCAACCGGCTCGGCTTCGCTCAATACTCCTTTCTCCATCACTTCCATGGGTTCTAATAGCCTCAATCTGAGCGGCTTTGCGGTTTTTGGACCCCAGGAGGGTACTGCTGGTGTAGCTCTGAAGATCGACATTGCCGGTCAAGGCGCGGCGGCTTTTGAGGATTCTCACTCTATCGACCTCATTGGAGCTGGCGAGAATGCCAACAGAGCCACATGGAGGACATTTGTTGACGTAATAAACGTCGGAGGCGATTCGATCTGGACCCTCCAGGACGACAAAAACGGGGGCGGCTTCGTCACTAACTTTTCGATAACCGACGATGGCGGGTTCAACTTTCCTCTTCCTTTGCCCTCACACGCCATCGGTGCTGCAATCGACCTATCAAGCCAGCTCACCCTCAGCGGAGACTATTTCTCATTGCTCTCTGGCGGGACCACGGCCTCCAGATTCAAGACTGAGAACCGGCTCACTGGTGCAAGTGGGCAAACGGTAGGTATTTTCCAGTCCTGGTTTGGCGGCAACATCAGAACCCAGACCGCCACAGAGAATGTGGCGAATATCGCCACTGTAAGCATTGACGAGCCAAATATTCTGGACAACTTGACGGGAGATATCACCCACGCCCAAACGCTTCTGATCACAGGCGCACCCACAGAAGGGGAGAGTAATTTCGCTTTCCGCATCCTTGCCGGGGACATTGAAATAGACAATTCATCGGCATTCCTTTTTGATGACGGTGGCGGCGGTAGTTTAAGTGCTCTGTCAGTCGCTCCGACCAACCGCTTGGAAATTGGTTTATCGGGTACTCCTTGGGCGAGAATTAATCTCTACTCCACCCTTGTCACCCTCGCCAGCAACTTGGTCGTATCTGGTGCAGGGCCACATGCGATTGGGCAAAGTGCCGTAGATGATAATTGGCAGCTTCTACTTGCTGGAAATTTCACCTCTGGGGGATCTTCAAACGAATCGGCCAAGCTCAGAATAGAAGGGGCATTGACCGGAGCATCGGGAGATACCGCCGGGATGGTCGGTACTTATTTCGACGCAACCTTTGTCACTCAAACCGAGACTGAGAACATTGCCAATATCAGCCAGTGCCGCTTCGACGGGGCAAACATCACCGATAATTTGACGGGTGACATAACAAACGCGCAAACCTTGTTCATAACCGCTTCACCCACAGCAGGCGAGGCCAACTGGACAATCAGATCTACTGCACTCGCTCCTTCTATATTTCAAGGTCTCCAGCTTGCCATCGGCCGGACCACGCTAGAGGACTGGCATCAAGTCGTGGTGAGCGGAGCATTCACTTCAGGGGGATCTGCTAGTGAAGCAGATAAATTCAAAGTTGAAAGTAGCCTGACCGGGGTTGCAGGGGATAGCACTCTCAATGGGGCCTTCTTCGGGGCTTCGATTGTCACCCAGACCGCCACCGAGACTATTAACGATATCGCCCAGGTCAAGATCTTCGATCCTAGCATCACCGACAACCTGACAGGTGTGATCACCAATGCTCACACTCTGCTTCTCACGGGTTCTCCCACGGAAGGAGTCAATAACTATGCTCTGCGGTCCACCGGACCAGCCAGGTCGATGTTCATTGGCCTACCCTTCACCATTGGGACCAATATTCCAACCGACGTTTGGCAAGTTCAGATCCGTGGAAATTTCACTTCAGGCGGGACTTCCAATCGGGCAGCGAAGTTCGAGATTGAAGAGAGCGTAATCGGAGTTTCGGGTGATACCGTCTTTTTAGGCGGGGCGCTTTTCGCAGCCAGGGTTACCACTCAGACGGTAGCCGAGGTCGTTACCGATGTTTTTCAGGTCCGCATTGAGGAGCCCATAATCACCGTTGGTGCTGGATCGAGTATCACGAACGCGCAGACCCTTTTGATCGTCGCTGCGCCCACGGAAGGTGTCAATAACTACGCTTTGCGCGTCGTGTCGGGCGATGTGATCTTAGGGGGGAATCTAGCTGTTTCAGGTGCAGGACCCCATGCGATTGCTGGTACACCGTCCGGTATCATCGGCCTGATCATTTCCGAAACATTCACCTCCGATGGCTCCAGCACACTGGCCTCTGGAATTTTCGTCACCCAAACCCTGGTAGGAGCGTCAGGGGATACTACGTCTTTAACTGGAACTACCTTTATCTCGGCCATCACCACACAAACGGAGACCGAGAGCATTGCCAATATTTCCCAGGTCGAGATAAATGAGCCCTTCATAAGCGACAATCTGACGGGTGACATTACCAACGCGCAGACCCTTTTGATCGTCAATGCCCCCACAGAAGGTCTCAGTAATTTTGCTATCCGCGTAATTTCAGGAAGTGTGTTCTTCGGCGGTGATCTAGATGTAGCTGGCACAACGACTACGGTTGGCCGGATCAAAACCGTTACGAGACAGACGACTACCTATACGGTTCTAGTGACAGACTCGGTGGTCTTCGGTAATACGGACTCCGCGGGTTTCACAGCTACTCTCCCGGCTGGAGTGAGTGGGCAAACGCTTAGGATTATCAACTCGGGATCTAGTGGGAACCAACTCACCGTGGCCCCAGACGGTGCAGAAGATTTACTTGGCGTGAACTCCAGCTTTACTCTTTTTGATGGTGAGTCGTTGGATATTACCTTTGATTCAACAGATGGATGGTATTAAAAAATGAGCCGACAATTTACCAGAGATTATACAACTGAGGTCATTCTCGGCAATGTCGCAGGACGATCAAGAGTATCTGTCAGAGGGCATGATCCTACTGTCCCCAATGGTGGACCGTTTACCCTATCACCGACGTTTGGGGTGAATGCTTTTACCATTGACCAAAGTGCGATTTCTGCTACTCCCGCCGTTGTGGGGGTTGCCTCTACCGATAACACCAATGACACAGGCGGTGGAACTGGCGCGCTGACGGTCAGGGTTTTCGGGCTGGATGCCTCTGGAGACCCTGCCACTGAAGACGTAACAATGACCGGAACGACCGCCGTGAATACGGTAGCAACTTTCTCGGCGGTACATCAACTGTCAGTGCTTACTGCTGGCAGCAACAATGCCAACACTGGAACCATTTATTGCGGTACTGGAGTCTTCACGGCAGGAGTTCCCGCTGTACGAATGCTGTCGATGGGGATTGGATTCAACATTTCCTTGTCGGGATATTTTGTCGTGCCTAACGCAAAGACGCTGGTGTTAAGACAGTTCATTGCGACCATTGGTACATCGAATAAAGACGTTGAGGTATTCATTGAGACAAGCAGCGATGGCGTACTGTGGTATATCCAGGGACCGTTTGGGCTGGAAGCGGGAGACTTCACGACTGAAATTATTGCCTTGCCTACGTTCGTGGCTGGCACACACTTGAGACTCTCGGCAACCGGCTCGGTTGCAAGCACAGCCGTAACCGCGATCATCGCAGGAGAATTGATCGACGACTAATAGGAGAAATAATGGCACGATTCACCTTCACTTTAGACGATGAACAACAGGCGATTGCCGAAGAAATGGCCTCCCACAAAAACATGACAGTGAAAGACTGTCTCTGGAGTTTGCTGTCCGGAAGGATTGCTCATTATGAAACGACACTTGCCGAGCAGAAGTGGGCCAACGCAACTCTGGAACAGAAAAAAGCTGCCGTAAAAGCACTTGGGAAAGGAGCCAAGAAAAATGGGAACAAAAAGCAAAGGAAGCGCAAAAAAGCAAACTAGGTGGGACCTGGGGGCCTCTCAACGCCAGATGGTCGTGGGGATCGTGGGCCAGCAGAACAAAGAGATCCAAGAAGTGGTCATGATGCTCAAGAGACACCACGGCCGCGAATTGCTGGATACCGTCAACGTACTCAGAGTGGAGTTGGGGATTCCCAAGGGGATGAAGTTGGGTCTGGATATGAAGGATCCCGAGAAGATGTTCGTCCGGGAGATCACCGCCGAAGAACTGAAACAGGCTGCTGGACAGCAAGCACAGCAAACCAACGGAGACAAACCGCCTAGTGCCGACTGAAGAACGCAACGCTCCAATAGATCTGGAGAACCTGGGCCTCACGCTCTCCCGGCCGGGAGATGTAATAGAGGAAGGTCACTACGTCCGTCTGGACAACATGACCTCCAGGCGCACAGGCTTCATTGAGACTCGTGCGGGAAGCGTGAAGCAGAACGTCACAGCGATCCCCGCGGCTCCCGATGTGGTTCACTCCCTGGCCCGCCAGATCGTGTCAGATGTGGGGATCAACTACCAGGGCGCCGGCACGGAGATCTTCCGCGACTTTGTTTCCATTTCAACGGGTCATTCCGGATCTCCGGTGGTCTTCGAAGACTACAAGATCAATAACTCGCCCACTTCCTCAATGATCGCTTTCGAGCCGACCAAGCGGATCAAGGACGATGGGAGCCTCACTCACCGCTTTGGCATTGCTCCAGGTCCAGTGGCTACGGCCGTAGAGGGAACGCAGCAGTTCAAGACCATCGACGACTTTGAGTCTGCCGCGTCCTATGTAGGTGTCAATGCGGTCCTATCCGATGACGCTTTCGAGCCTCAAGAGGGAACCTTCTCGATGAATATTGCGGTCGATGAGCGGGTTAGGGGTACGGCGACCAAAGGGATTGTGATCGACCTGGATGAGTTCACTACTCCAGGTGACAGTGACGACGAGGACTTTATTCACTTCTTCCTCAGAATCGACGTTCCCAAGAACCTGAAGGAAATCAGGTTGATGTTTGATGTGGATCCGACCACAAACGATTACACACAGAACTACTACACCAAATCTGTTGCTCCCAACGATTTCACTCGCGTCTTTGATTTTGATGCCACCTCCAAGGAAGGTCGGGATGGAGGACTGCGGGAATTTGCTTTGGATGAGTCCTTCCTGACCGAAGATGACGACATTCAGCAGGTAGACGACACCACTCTCGAATCTCGCAGTCTCGAATCTTTCAATTTCCTCTCGGCCGTTGGTGGTGAGAACCAGTGGACCGAGGTCTTCATCAAGAAAAGAGACTTCCAGAGAGTAGGTAGTGCTTCGACCACCTGGGCCGATGTTATGTCCTTCAGGGTCGTCGTCGAAGCTACTGAATGTGGAGCTGTAAACGTCAACATCGACGATGGCAAGATGGTCGGTGGTTTGTCTTTTCGGCTCAAGGGAGACTATGACTGGCGATACGTTTACCGCTACAGCGTGACGGGAACGATCAGCCCGCTTTCCCCCACGGCTGGCTCTGAGACCACAGTTACCCGGAACCGTGCAGAGGTTCTGATTACCTTCTCGACCGATCCCCAGGTGGACTTTGTAGACATTTACCGTAGGGGCGGTACGCTGCCCGGGGAGTATCTATTCGTTGACTCCATTGCGAATGGAGTAGGAACGGACACTTTCTTCGATGGGTTGGGAGATCTGTCTCTTGGCGAATCCATTAATACGGATCAGATCGACATTCCTTCTACGTCAGGCGTTATCGCTATCCATCAAAATCGGTCCTGGATGGACGACAGTGCCAATCCGGATAGGCTAATCTTCTCCCGGCGCATCAAGGTTGAGGAGATCACTTCCAGTGGCTTTATCGTGGCCTCACAGGGCGGTGATCGAGTCAGAAGGCCCTTTGCCTACAACGATCAGCTCTACTGCTTCACCGATCGGACCATTTACCGGATAGTGGGTAGCGGCCCAACTACGTTTCAACCCCTCCAGACGGGAGCGCAGAGAGGTCTGTTCTCGAGATTCGCCCTGATCCTGGGAGCGGGAGTGATCTTCTTCCGAGCCTACGATGGGATCTATGCGTTCACAGGCAGCGGTAGGGCTGAGAAGCTCACCGAGAAGATAGACACGCTCTTTGAAGGATTCACCGTAGAGGGATTTGCCCCGATTGATCCCGCAGAGGCCGAGAGCGAACGGCTCGGGTTCTTCGACAATAAGCTCTACTTTGCCTACACCGACACCTCAGCGGTACGCCGGGAAATCGTTTACGACTTCGTCACGCAAAGGTGGGAGCCTTCAGATAGGCCTGCCACTTCCTATCTGCTTCTCGACGACCTGGGCGAGTTCCAGTCTGGTGATAGTTCTGGATTCGTGTTCCAGAGAGAGACCGGAAACACAGACGATGGATCAGATATCGTCTTTGACCTCCGCATGAAGTTCTATGACTTCGGGGCCAAGCAGGAGGAGAAGACTTTTACCGAGATCATTGTGGACGCAGATACCGCTGGTTCTGACGTGACCGTGACCGCCCATTTCGACAACGGAGATACCAGCGTAGTTCTGGGAACCCTCAACACAGCGACCAGGGATCAGATCCACTTCCCTGTCAACGGAGGGATAGGTACGGACGCCCGGAACTGCTCAATCGCTTTGACAGGCGATAACGGCGCATCCCGGATGAAGTTCTACAAGGTGATCTATAACTTCTGGGTCGAGCCTCGAACGCTGCTCAAGACCGCTACCGATTGGGACGATTACGGATCACCCAAACGGAAGTTCTTGCGAGAGCTCATCCTGGAGATCGACACCCGAGGAGTGACCGCTGACGTAAGCGTGTTCCTGGATGGCAGCTCAACCCAGGTCAGCTCACCCGCAAAGACGTTTCCAGCTGTATCGTCGACTGGCCGGGAAAGGCTGATTCTGTCGCTGCCCTTTGACACGGACTGCAAGATCGCCCGGATCTTGGTGGAGTCAACCTCTGCAACCGTTCCGGTGAAGGTCTATGCTCACAGCTTCGACTGGCTCGACAACTCCCTGGAATCGACCACGAGGATGCAAACTCCTTGGGAAGAGGTCGGTGCACCTACGGAGAAGTTCTTTACCAAGCTCATGCTGGAGATCGACACCAACAGTGCTGACGTGACGGTGACACCAGAGATCGACGGGGTTGACCTGGCCCCGCCATTCACGGTCAACACGACCAGCCAGCAGAAGGTTTACCTTTCCTTCCCGAAGGACACCAAGGGAACGCTGATTCGTCTCAAGTTGGCTACCGCTGCAGCGACGGAGTTCATCTACTACAAGCATGACTTTGAGACCTTGGTTGAGCCCAGGCCAGCAACAGGAGCTTCGCCTGGATCAAACCAAACCGAATGGTCCTCAGAGAGCTGGCCCGGAGATAAACGGTTCCGACAGCTCATGCTGGATATCGACACCCAGGGCAATCCCGTGACTGTGAATGTGGAGGTCGATGGGGTCGTGACTCAATCCCCTGTCGTTACCACCAGTGATCGACAGATAGAAATCATTTCCCTGGATGCAGATACGATTGGGAAACTGGTTCGCCTGACATTCGAGGGTGGACCCTTCTCCTATTACGACCACAACTTTGAATTTCTCCGGGATCCCCTCGATGTTACCCGTTGGGACACCTACGAGCTGGACTTTGGTTACAGCCGGTTCAAGTTCATTCGACGTTTGTGGATCTCTTCACAGGGAGCCGACATTATCACTTTGGAGATCTTCGTGGATGAATCGGCAACCGCTGATCATACCCTGACCTTCCTCACCAATCCCACGACAGGATGGGAAAGAGAAGGACCTATTCGTTTACCCGCTGGCCTGAAGGGTCAGCTGTTCCGCTTTATCTTTACTTCCCCGAGTGCGTTCAAGGTCTGGTTCGAGCAATCAGATGTGGAATGGCATCCACTTGCAGGAGAACGGGGTTACGAACGAGCAAGACTTGTCTCAGGACGTGAGGCAGGCGTAGCTGCTTAAAAGGAGTACAAATGCCTAACGAAACCGCTGGTCACTTTCAGGTCAATGAAGGTGATTGGGAATACCTCAACTTTGTCCTGCGAGATGTGCAGGACCGCCTGGACGCTCTCGGAGGAAATCGAGGGAGTACCGTCCACCAGGACAGCATCAACCTTGGTGGTAACAAGGTCATCAATTCTGCTGACCCGACTGAGGACCAGGATCTAGTGACAAAGCTCTACCTTGAAACCAACTTCCTGGCTAAGCCTCCGGAGCTGCAAGATCAACCCAATACTCCCTTAAACGTCCGAGCCAATGCGCGGTTCAATGTTGGCCGGGGCTTTGATCGGCGCACGATGGACATTTCCAACGACGGAAGCTCTGCACAACCGGAAGAGGCCGTGAACAGTCGGATGCTGGTGACCAACAATCAGGCTCGCGGGGCCTGGAGATGGTCCAACCCTCATGAGATTCACACGATGGTATCAGGAGTTTTCTAGTGGGAATTTGTCCACCGAGCCTGGCAGCAGAAGGAGGTCCTGTCTTTGTTGAGTTCACGAATATCTGCCAGCTCGTCATTCCAGACGCACTGACCGTAGCTTGCGTAATTGACGGTGGAGAGAGCGGTCTTCAGCTTACGATCATCGTCTGTAATTTCGCTAACGTCCCTGTGGGCTACGACCTGAGATTGAAACCAGGCGGGGCTGGAAATGCTGATAAACACTTATTGCGTGGCTCAAATACCGCCGGTTTTGTTCGGGAGATCCAGGCGGGACAAACTGAGTTCATGGAGTTTGGGCTGAGGCCCAGGGAAGAATGGGAAGTGCTAGTCGAAGCCGATGCAGCTGATTCGGTAGCAACCACTATCGGTACTTCTCAACTCTTTAATTCAGGAAACCCGGAGGTGTGTGCCTAATGGCAGTAGGCGACGTTTTTTATCCAGAACCAGCGCAAGAGGAATTGACGACGGTCCTCACCGAGATCACCGCGATCACCGCCGGGAGAACTGCGCTCCAGATCACGATCATCGTCTGTAATTTCTCCTTAATTGACACTGGATACGATTTGAAGGTCAGGCCAGAAGGTGAGGCCACGGCCAATAAGCACTTCTGGCGGGGATCGGCCACAGGAGGAGCTGGACAGTTGCGAGCGGGTAATACCGAGATCTGGCGATTGCATATCAGGCCAGGATCAGAATGGGTCATCGAAGCAGCAAAGCAATCGGGCGGCTTTGGTGACATTTCCATAACCGTCAGCTGTGCCGAGATGGAGAACGCATGACACAGCACGACCCGACAGATGAAGCTGAGACTCTTCCGGGTATCCCGAAGGCGGGGAGTGACCTGGAACAGTTCCCTAGCGTCCCTGGGCTTCTGGCTGGTGGTGGATTTGACATTGATGTTGCGGTTCAGGAGATCACCGCTGTTTTGGTGGCTGGGAGTGTGACGGTTGCCATTACCGCCGTGGCTGACCTGACGAGAGCCTACCTACAGATTCAGGGTTCACCGCATGGAATCCCTAGCGCCGGCGGTGACGAAAATGGGTTGGTTCACACTAATCGTTGGGAGTTTGCGAGCACTAGCAGCGTGAAGGTTTCCGGCGGGGGTTTCGCAACCCTTAAGATTGCCGTGATTGAGTTTCTATGACGACAGAACGCATAGCTCAAACTTTTCCGGATATTAATTCACAGGGTCTCAACACCTCTGGAACCGCAGCAGGGGTTCGTTCCTTTCCGGATCCCTTTGTCGCTATTGCTAGCGGAGCTGGAGTTTTGGTCCAACGAGGTAAGATCGTCGTAGGCTCTGGTTCGCTCACCGCTAGCTTAGTGCTCGCAACTCCAGTCGACGTTACCAGAAGTTGGATTCTCTTTACTGGACTGTTCGTGAACAGCTCCACCACGAACCTCGCCACCTGGCGCGTTCACCTGGCTTTTACATCTATTGCTGCCGGTTTCAGTGATGAGGTTCTAGCAACCAGGACCACTGCCGGAGTGAGCCTAGATGTTAGTTTTACAGTGGTCTCTTACACAGGCACAGGAGGTTCTAGTATAGATGTGAAAGTCGCAGATGTGGGCCCGGCCGCCAGTCCTCCTGTTTGCTCAGCTTCACCAAGCCCATCTGATCCCGGTCCTTATGATTTCACCTCAAGTCAAAAAGTGCCCAACACCAGCGGGATTTTTGGGAACACCGCCGCAGGCGCTAGGGTTGTAGATCCTGCAACTGGATTGGACCTAGATCTTGGAATCGCCAGTGGGATTACTAACGCCGTTCCCATTTTCCGGGGCCTTGAGTTCACAGAGGTGGGTGCTTCCTTCAGCACCCCCCCAACATCTCGCTTCCATCCGGAACAGTGGCAGGGCCAACTTAACCTTGTAAGGTCGAGCGCAGGTATTCCTGCTCCGAACTCTGCAAGTGGTTTCGCTACGGTCATTGAATACAGTAACTATGCACATGGAAGTAACTTTCGCACCCTTGCTCAAAATGCTTGTGGTGCTCAATGTTTAGGTGTTTATGCGTCCCTGATTTGGTTTCCACCACCTGGATAAAAAGGACAACGATGGCAGGCGGAACGACATTACCTATAGACGTACAGCGAATATCTTTCAGCTTTGTTCCAGGCAATACGGCGGCTGCGGCGTATACAACCCTTATACTGCCTGGTGTTGTCATCTCAGCCGTGGATGTCACAAGAGCCTACCACCAACACTCTGCGTATAATGCCGGCTTTTTCAGGTGTCAGGGGGTTCTTCCCTTTGACGGTTCGATAGGGAGCAGCTGCAGTAGTCTCGCGGTTCCACCAGCTCCGGGACCTATTGGCTTGGTAGGAGATCTGGGGGTCATTAATGATGGAAAAATAAGCCAATGGCGCTTGGAACTGACTGGTCCGACTACTGCTGTCGTGGAAAGAAGTGGCTCACCTACCCCGAACCCGGGGGCACCCGATGGCACGGATGGCTGTGAGCACCGCTTTTTTACCAAACTCGTGGAGTATCTATGAGCACTTCGGATCCTTTTGAGACTGGAATTGAAATAGAAAACCCTAGGGCAAGGGTGTATTCGCGCACCTACAGAATGTTTGCGCAGTATGTTCCGGATATACCTATCGAGATAGACGGAACTGTTATTGGGTTTTTTGTTATGTCCGTACTAGAGTCCCGCAGGGTTCCAGGTTACGGACCTGAGATCCCCCCGAATATTGTTGAGGTGACAGGTAGGACACAAGAGGGCCTCGACTTGGATGGGCCAGGGTGGACGGCGTTTGCCTACGATCCCGAGACCGATACATTCACGCTGTACGATCGTGCCAAGGCTTGGCCTCCGGACAATGAAAAGAATCCCTGCAACTGCTTATCACTCAGCGATCTGGCGAGGAGAGTGTGGGATTTGGGGGCATTTTACTTGAAGGGCCGACTAAAATGGAGATAGGGACAAAATGGATATTCTGAAATGGACTTGAGCTCCTATTAAAAAGGTGTTCAAAAACCTGGAGGCCCTTGTGGTCGCTTTAGAAAAAAAAATTAAAAATTTTCAAGCCTCGGGGTAGGGGGGGTATGAGTACAGACGTTTGTACTGAAAGGTCAACATGCTAGCAGTTGAAGAAGAAGTAGCTGAGGAGGAGCGATACGGGGTCTATCCGTACGCCTTCAACAAGAACCTCTTTCCGGAAGACATGCTGGAGAGGATCTACAACGATCTGCATGCCGATGGTCTCTATCGTGAGGTCATGCACGAGCGGGAGCTACCGAAAGAGGAGTTTATCGACTTCATGGGCATGTACCCTCACACGGTTCTGAGCATTTTGACCGATGTGAAAACCAATCAGTATCACGGAATCGGCTGGCTGAATGATATCAACCATACTGACTCCATGCTCAAAGGCTGTGGCTCCTTCGTCTTCTTTCGTAAGTTCTGGAATCCGAAGATCACCCAAAGATTCGGAATGATCTGTGTCTCTCAGTGGTTTAGGTTTCCTTGGAAGCTCCTATTGAAAGGTGAGGAGTTCGATGCTCAGAACATGCCGACAGGTCAAGGGTTTGATCTGGTTTTCGGCCTGACTCCGAAGCCAAACAAGCTGGCACAACGCTATGTCAGAAACCTGGGATTCCACTATGCAGCCGAGATCCCGGGTTTCACCACCTACCACGGAGAAACCGTAGATGGACTCGTGGCGGTTCAAACCAAGGAAGAATTTAATATTGCCGAGGCCAAGTATTTAGCAAAGGGGGAAACCAATGGGCGGTAAAAGCGCAGGAAAGGCAGCTCAGTCAGCATTGACTCAGTCCACTGAGAGGGCCTTGGCCCTGTCGGAAAAACTCGAGGAGCAGACCGAGCCAGCACGGACTATACCCATTGCGAAATACAGAGCTCTGGTGAGTGGGGATCCGGAGACGACGACCCAAGCCCTGGCCCCTTCTATCCAGGGAATACGAAACCAGTTCGGTCAAGCCAGGTCGTCCATAGAAAGGAGTTTGCCTCGTGGCGGTACTCTTGAACAATCCCGCGGGGATCTTGCCAAGGCTGAAGCTGGCACGATTGGTAGCCTCGGGCCTCAGATGTTTTCGGAAAGCCTGGCACGTCTAGCCTCACTAGGGGTTGGTGGAACGCAGGCGGGGATATCGGCTTTGGGTACGGGTATGCAGGGTGGTCAAGCATTGGGAAACCTGTCCGCTTCGCAATCGAGAGGTGGTTTGTTCGGTGGGCTTGGTTCTATGTTTGGAGGTAAATGATGGCCATGAGTGCTTTAGGCAATATTGGCGAGTTCATCCAAGGCTTTTCGCAAAAGCGAGGGCAAATAGAAACATCGAATGCGGCCGAGAAAGACCGTCGGCTCGATACTGTTTCCACGATGTTTGACTTTGCCGAAGCCAGAAAGAAGCAGTCCGATACGGCCCGCACCCTTTCTTTGGATGAAAGTCTCACCCTTCAGGCCAGGGAGCAGCATGAGTCAGAAGCTCAGAGGCTCGAACAAGAGGGAGAGCGTTTCTACTCCGGTGCGAGCGAACTCTTTGGGATGATCGACGAAAAACCCAAAGGCGGTAAGAAACAGAACCCTGCCATGCAAATGTTGAGTTTCCTTAATCCATTCACACGGCGGGGACCAGGGGGAGAGCAGGGGCAGCAATTTCAAGAAATGGTCTCTTCGATTATGACTGGCGGGGGAAAGGGGGGGGGGGGTGGAGGAAGTCCTGAAGGGGGAATTGCCAGAGCAACACAGACTCCGACTGGATCAGCCCCCGCAGAACCCACAGCCGGTCAAACCTTTGCGCAGCTACCGCCTGTCGGATCCGCTACCGGGGAAGCCATGCAAGCGGGAGTCTCCCCGGCCGCGTCAACACTGGCGGGATTGTCAGCTGCTCCTCCTCCAGCTGGTGGAGCAGCGGGACCTCCGGAAAGCATTTTAGGGGGAACGCAACCGGCGGGAGCTCCAACACGCGGAGACTTCACTTCCCCGGGACAGGCCGTGTTTGGTGACCAGCAGGCAGCAGCTCCAGCAGCAGCAGCACCGCCGAGCGTACTTCCGACAACCAAGAGCCTTTATCCTGGTTTGCTGGAGGAGATTCCTCCATGGCAATCCGCGCGGTTCAAAGAACCGGCTGAACAGAAGGAGGAACGTCTGGCTCAAGAGGCATTTGGAGCGGTCGACAATATGCTGGAATACGTCCTGAGCACTCCAGCCCAGGAGACCTTTACAGAAGCCCTTCAAGATCCTAACTTTCGCTTGCACTACAATGCTGGCCGACGTTCTGTGGAAATGGGACTCATGGATAGGCAAGCATTTCAAGATGCTCTCTCGGCTGCTTTCCCTGAAATGAGGCAACACCGTCCTGACGCTGGAGATGGATTGCAGCGAACCTTTGCAGCAGAACTCGATAAGTCGCAACGGACAGGATTCGATCTGACGCGACCTATCAAGGATTGGCCCCCCGCACTGAGACAGGCTAAACAAGCCTACGATGTGTGGTTGCAAACTGCCAAGGAAGGAAGTCTCACTCCATCACAGCGAGCGGAACAAAAATACTTTGAGGCCAAGGGCACTCCTGTGAACCAACGAACCTCTCAGCAGGACTTGTCTATCACAGCCTGGGAAAAGAGACCAGGCGGGCAACAGGCAACGCAAGTCTGGGTCCACAGGCCTATGCAAGACCCCGCTACCGGCCAGACAGTTATGGGTAGATTCCCGCAGCGTGGGGACGTTGAGGGTAAGGCTGGTGTGGTTAAGGTCGATGGTAAGCCCGTGCTCATACCAAAGAATATAGATTGGGAGAGTTGGATGGTTAAACAAATGGGTCCAAGCCCAACCGGAATGGGCTTCGTTGAAACTGCGGTCATAGATCCCGCACTTGTCATGCTGTCGGTTTCTACGGGCGCTGTGAGACCAGAGCAAGTCGTTCCATTCCTGGACTTCATGGATGAGGCCGCGGCTACGAAGCTCAGAGATTACCTCCAAGATGTTGAACCTAACCCCTATGAATAATGGCTGAAGAACAGACGGGACCCAAGCAAAAACGTCGGGATGCACTCCAGGGAATCCTGCGCCCCCTTGCGATCGAAGAAGGGTCGAAAACTCAGATATCCGATCATGTCTTTAGGACCAACTACACTGGCAAAAACCTACAGGGAGTTCTTGATCCTCTCGACATACCCGATGCCACGAAAGCGGCGATCTGGAATCTCAAGTGGGGCCGGATGCCAGCTGCACCCGCTCCAATTCCGACTCCGACTCCGAGTCTAGCTCCTACTGGAGCTGCTCAACGGATCCAGGCTGCGCCCGCTGCAACGATAGCTCCTACGCCAGAGGAAAAGCCAAAGGAGATGGAACTTCCCCCTGCTGCGTTGCTGTCTGCTCATCAGAAAATTGGGGAAACCATCCCACCAGTTCCAGAACTGGTGGAACCTTCGGTCCCAGGAGTCGAACCCGATCTAGCGGTCTCAGGAGTGAAACCCGAACCCGATCTAGCGGAGTTGGTCACACCAAAGCTCCCGTCAGGCTACAGTCCACCTCTAGTGATGGGAGGTCGGCCCGGTCGATTCAACTTCAATAGACCGCCCGTGATAGATGAAGGAACACCTGGAGCGCGGTACGCCTTTGAGACAGAGGATGGTGGAACATGGATGTACCAGCTGGAAAGTAAATTTCAAGGCGGTAGGTGGGAAGATGCGGTCCATGCCGAAGATGACTACCAGGACTATGTCGGCATGGATAATAAAAGCCGCCAGTCCATGCTGGATGAAAAGTGGCAGGGCGATCTGAATATCTCTCGAACCATTGATGCCTTTGCAAAAGCGGGGAAACCCTTTCCGGAACTACAAGCCGCTCTGAAGGAAGGGCAGTTAAATACCCATCGTCAAATTTCTACTCCTGAGCAGCGACCAGAGAAAGATCCCCTTGCCATAGATTGGATTGATGCCGCTCACCCAATGGTGCTTATGAGTAAACTTCCAGGACTTGCGAGGACCACATGGAAGGACTTCAAAGATTGGGGTAAACGAGAAGTAGACATGGCCAAGATAGACCTTGGCCCCGAGGAATTGGGGAGAGTGGAACAGTCCATAGGTGGAATCGCCATGGGTCTTGGGAATATCTTCGCTGGTGTTATTCAAACACCAGCCATTGCCCAATCTGCGTTAGAGAAACTTGCCATTAAATTCGACTTCAAGCTACCTGGAGAATTTGGAGTAAGGACTCCTAAAGAAATAGAGAAAGCCTATGAATCTCCAACCGACAAAGACATGTACCAACTTGGAGAATCGCTAAGAGCAGGACTGGTTAAGGCTTTCCCTCAAAATCCAGTGTTTGCAGAATCTTTCGCAGTATCAGTTCTCCCTCAGGGAGCTGGCAGTTTGGCGGGATTCTACCTACTTGGAGGGCTTGGATCTAAGGCTGGACTTTCATCTTGGGCCGTTCCTTTGTTGGCTGGAAGTGCAACAGAATCAGCAGCCCTTTACAGGGAAGCTAAACAGCACGGAGCTAATGACGAAGCGGCCCTGGCCGCTTGGGTCGGAGGGCTTCTTACTGGATCAACTGAAGCGGTTCCTATTGGCATGGCGTTCTCGAGGTTCAACAAGGCTACCGGAGGAAATGCAACCAGGATGTTGCGATCCGGATTTGCTGGATCAATCGAAGAAGGCGTGCAGGAGCTTGTGCAGCAGTTAGGTGGGAACATAACAGCAAAGATGACCTTTGACGAGCAAAGAGATTATTGGGAAGGGGTTTCAGAAGGAGCTGGTGCTGGAGGAATACTAGGGTTTGCTGCAAACATGATGATGTCCGCCATGGGTATTCGAAGAATGAGGGAAATGGGATTCGAAACCCAGGATGAGATGGACAAATTCTATAGAAACATGGAGCGTTTCGATAAGTCTTACGCGGAAGCCTCACAGAAAGTTCGCACAGAGGCGATGGTAAAAGCCGCAGGGGTTCAAAAGCCTTTACCCTTCGAGACAGTCCAGCAACCGCCAGCGATACCACCCGCTGCATCCGCTCCCCCCGCTGCCGTACCTCCAACACCGGCAGAAGAAGAAGGTGTTGCCCCACCGAAAGAACCACCGGCCGGGGCAATGAGGGTGAAGGCGGAGGAAGAAAAACAGATTGAAAGAGAGCGCGAGAAGGAGGCTCCGCCCACTGAAGCCGTAGCCCCAGAGGTGGCTTCTGTGGTTACCCCGGCTGAAGAGGCCGTAGCACCTCCAGTTCCCTTGGATCAGGCGCGTCAGGCGAGCGCGGAATACGTCGACGGTTTAAGGTCCCCCGAGCAGAAACGATGGGCGGGGGAATACACGAACTGGAGGTATGGAGCTGGAACTGAAATTCCTTTTCCTCCTAAGACTATCGTTGCCTCCAAGGTTATCCGAAAACAGGTTGATGAAATTGCAGAACGGTTTGGGGTCCCCGCGAGAGGGACACCGCCAGTAGAAGAGGTCTTACCTACTGCAATAGCTCCCACGCCTGACAAGCCAGCAGCCAAAAAGCCAGCAGCCAAAAAGCCAGTAACCCCTCAAGTTGAGGCCATCCCTGGTATGACACCTCTAGGCGTAACACCTTTGCCTATCGCCACGGGAGAGACGGTCATCTACAAAGGCAAGGAAGTCGATGTGATGGATACCTTCGTTAACGATGAAGGGGTAGAGATGGTCTCGCTTGCAACGGGGGCAGTAGGGGCCACAAGCGTCCCTGTGAGCGAAGTCTCTAGGCAGGAACCGACAGCAGCCATAGCTCCCACGCCAGAGGAAACCGGATTGAAGGGGCTTACTGGAAGAGAAGCCGAGTTATTAGGAGCTATTAGGGAACTGGAAAAAGACATGAAAGAGGAGGCTGAGTTAGAAGCCGGGGAAGGACTCAATCCTCACCAGCTGATTGCTCAGACCATCCAGGACGAACTGGCAGCTGGCGAAACCATTGGCAACCCCAGGCTCACAGAGATCGCAAACGAGGCATTTGGAGGAGAGAAGGGAGAAGGGAAATACACTCCAAGTGATTCTCAGGATGCCGCCGAAGCCGGTGTCAATATGATGATCGAGGCAGCGGATCCCGCCATCGTAGATTTCAACGATCCGGAGGGGACCTACGACAGATTGCTGGAGATCACCGCTCGATTACCCAGGCAAACAGATAGAACTACAGAGAAAGAGGAGTTTCAACAGTTCAGCACTCCTCCTGGTCAGGCTTTTACCGCTACCTATGCAGCCGGTATCACGCCTGGAATGACTGCGTTAGAGCCATCGGCAGGAACTGGAAATATCGCCGTACAAATGCGACTGGCCGGCGCCAATGTTTCTGTCAATGAACTCACCGATCGACGGGCCCAGATCCTCAGAAACCAAGGGTTCAAAACAGAACAAGTGGATGCAGAGCTTTTGAACAGCACTCTTGACCCGAAAATCCAACCTGACGTTATCGTAATGAACCCACCCTTCTCCGCAACAGGGGGTAAAACCAAGGGCCACGCTACGCTACATGGCGCAAAGCACGTTGAACAGGCGTTGATTAGGCTAAATGAAGGCGGTCGACTGGTGGCCATTGTAGGGCAAGGAATGGCCCACGACAGGCCCAACTTTCAGAAGTGGTGGAAAAAGATAGAAGGTAAGTACACTGTTCGGGCCAACATCGGGATCAGTGGGAAGCACTATGCGAAGTATGGAACTACTTTTGATAACAACATCATTGTCATTGACAAGACGGGTCCAACTCCAGGCGATACCCGCATAGATCAGCTCAATAATGTTATACTAGGGAAAGACTTATCACCCAAAGAGGCTCTCAAACTCCTTGGACCTTTAGCCAAAGAGGATATAAGTGGGCGACTTTCTAAACCAGCAGAACAAGCGGGCATTCCAGCTACTCCAGGAGGAGTTCGGCCGAGTCCCGCTCCCGAAGGAGTACCCTCTCCTGGTGCTACTGGCAGAGGCCCTGGGGGACGAGAACGCATCCCTCCAACTCCCACCGGGGTCGGGGGAGCCGTCACCGGCACAGTGGGACCGGTGGCTGGCCGTGTGGAACCGGAATCCGAAGGTCCTGTTGCGGGAGTTGGAGAAGCTGATGTTACGGGAAGACAGCCCGATACCGGAGAAGGAAGAAGACCTGGCGACGTGGGCGGCGAGCCTGGTGGTCCTGGTGCTGGACGAGTTGGACCTGTATCTCCCGGTTTAACGCGCATTGAAGAAGCTCGTCAATCCGCTGTAGAAGAAGAAGAAGTCTTCTCGGCCTACACCGTTCAAAAAGCCCTCTTCGAAGGTTCCCAACCTCATCCTGCCGATATCGTTGAGAGTTCAACGATGGCTAGTGTCCTAGCTCCAGACGTTACCTACACTCCAAACCTACCACCTGAAGTAGTCCAAGAAGGCAGACTGAGCGACGTACAGATGGAAGCTGTCACCTACGCAGGGCAAAGGCATTCTCAGACCATGGCTGATGGCAAAACACCTGGGTACTGGATCGGAGATGGAACAGGGGTCGGGAAAGGTAGAGAAGTTGGCGGGATCATCTACGACAATTTCAACCGGGGACGAAAGAGGGCCGTTTGGGTCTCCGTTTCTCACCAATTAAGAGCCGATGCCGAAAGAGATCTTAAAGGCGTCGGTGTGCCAATGGACCTGATCCATCATGGCATCACTAAGACAAAAGATCAGATCGCCGATGAAGACGGGGTGCTTTTCACAACTTATTCTCTACTCGCGCATGGGTGGAAAGGCACAAAAGCCCGTTACAAGCAGCTAGAGAGCTGGCTAGGCAAAGATTTCGACGGTGTCATTGTCTTCGATGAGGCTCATGCCATGAAGAACGCTATCGGTACGGGGCATGGCGGGACTGTCAGTGATAAGGCCGGGACCGATCGTGGGGCTATGGGACTCAGCGTACAAGAAGCGTTCCCCAAGGCCAAAATAGTCTATGTGAGCGCCACAGGAGCTACCGTCCCGCGCAATATGGGTTACATGCAGCGTCTTGGACTATGGGGAGCTGGAGGTCCTTTCAGTACCTTCATAGACTTTCTCGGGGCCATGACGCGGGGTGGTATCGGGGCCATGGAAATGCTTTCCCGAGACCTGAAGTCGATCGGTGCTTACATTAGCCGGTCAATCAGTTATAAGGGCGTTGATTACGAGACCATCACCCATGACCTCAACGATCTCCAGGTCGGACAATACAACCAAATGGCTGATCTGTGGGACGATCTCCTAACAGCGTTTGAGGAAGCACAGGAAAACGCCGGTCAGAAAAAAGGCGGGACTGCATTTAGTCAGTTCTACGCCAGGCAGCAGCAGTTTTTCCTCCAGCTCATGATGAGTTATCAGTTGCCTGATTTACTTGCTGCTGCGGATAAGGATCTGGCAGCTGGAAGATCTACGGTGATCAGTCTCTATAACACCAATCAAGCTCAAACGGATCGAGCGATCACGAAAGCCACAGCAGCAGGGGAAGATGCAGAGAATCTGGATCTCACGCCCAGAGAAATGATCGTGCAACTGATCGAGAGCCAATTCCCGCTCGAACAATACGAGGATAAGTACGATCCAGCGACCGGGAGAACGAGTCCAGTTCCGGTTCTTCAGGACGGTGAACCTCTCATCAACAGAGAAAACTTGGCGAAGCAACAAGACTTAATTGACAAGGTCTCTGATATCCAACTTCCTGTCAATCCTATGGATGAGATCGTCGATCACTTCGGCGTGAGCAACATTGCAGAGATCTCCGGTCGTCCCCGCAGAATAGTAAACGGTAAACCCGAACGTCGAAGCATAAAGGGTGTCTCTTTCAAAGATCTCAACTTACACGAGACTGCCAGATTTCAAAATCAGGACGTGAGAATTGCCATCATCACCGGCGCAGCTTCGACGGGCATTTCTCTACACTCTGACAAAACCGCAAAGAACCAACAACGTCGTGTTTTCTACGCGATGCAGCTCAGTTGGAGCGCGGATCAACAGATGCAAGCCTTTGGCCGAGTGCATCGTTCTTTTCAGGCTGAGGCTCCGATCATCAAGTTACTTAGGACCAACTTACGCGGCCAAGAACGCCTGATCAATACCGTAGCTAAACGACTGGCAAGCCTTGGTGCTTTAACTAAGGGCGGTCGGGAAACGCTCGGTGGAAGCCTCTTTGAAGTCGAAGACATTACCGACCAGTACGGAGAAGCGGCCCTTTCTGAGACCTACAGAGCGATACAGAGGGACGCCATTGACGGTGTGAAGACAGGGATGCAGCTCCTACAGCGGATGGGAATTGCGTCGGCCGATGGCAAGCTCAGAAGGGCGCACTTAACGGATGTGAATCGCTTTCTCAATCGGATCATGGCCCTTCACGTTGATGTTCAAAACAGTGTCTTTGAACATTTCTATGCCGAGTATCAGCGCATATCTCAAATAGCGAAACAAGATGGAACCTTTGACGTTGGAGTGACACCAGTCACCGACGAGCGCAACCGTCGTCCAACTAGCCTTGTGCTGAAAAGCAAGCCAGAAGTTGTTTATACCCACCCGGAATCCAAGGCTGAGACTGTTCTCATCGAGCTTGAAGGGGACTTTCCCGTACCGAAGATGGCTTTTGGCGACAGTCCTATGACGACTAGGCCGATGGGCTATTACGTCAATAAGCGGAGCGAGAAGATCTACGTTGCTCACAGAACCGAGAAATCAAAATGGAGCCATCAAGCACTTCAGGCCGGGAAAGAGGGTTATCAGGCCCAGGTCCTCCTCTCAAGTCCTACAGGAAATGCACATGAGGTCGAGGCTTACCAACTTGAGGAAGATCAGAACTTCACCCAACTGGAGGAAGCAGCCGCTGAAACACAATGGAACAAAGAATACTCCGAGATCCCCGATAGCGTAAAGAAACCGGTTCACCTTCTAACAGCACCCATTTTCCCGATCTATGACAAGGTCACGGGAGACGAGCAGATCAGACGCTTGGGTGTGGTTCGAGCAACTCTGGACGACGGTAGCTCTCACATTGGTATTGCGGTCCAACCCGGAGAAATAGGAGGGCTTAAGCAGAGACTTGGCATCGGTACTCCGTTAGGTAATGCCACAGCACAGGAAATCTACGACTTGGTCTTGAACAACAAGTCGATGATCGAGCTGGACAACGGTTGGCGACTTCTCATGACCAAGGTTAAAAGAGAAGATCGCATGGAGCTGGATGCTGGTAGAAATTACAACAAGGAGGAACTGGAAACCTTTGGTTTGAAATCAGAAAAGATTGATTACAAGCGGAGATTTTTCATTCCGCTTGATTCAGTCGAAGGTCCAAACGCTCTCGGGCGACTCCTCGAACGCCACAAAGCGGTTAAAGACAGGACTGGCATGCAGCCAGATGTACGTCCGGAGGCCGCTACATACGGTGATCCCGATGTCATGCCCGGAGAGACAGCGGAACCTGGAACATTACCTCCTTCTCCAGAGGGTGGTGGTGCTCCAGGAATTGCTTCTGTGCTTCCAGCATCACCAGAACAAGTGTTGTTCCCGTTCAAAACGGAGTCTGCAACAGGGTTTGGTTTAGACCAGCTTCCAGCGGATTTTCAGCAGAATGTGGAAGATCCAATCCTGGGATTCAATGCAGAACGGGATATGGAAATGGAAATGCTAGACCAACTGACGGATAAGGGTAAGCCAATGGGTGCACCTGAGATCATTAAGTCTTTCGAGAATGTGCTCACCGCGGCCGATCGAACAGTTCCGTTCCGCTTACACAGGTTTAGGAAGAAGGCCAGAGGTATCTTCAAGGTTTTAGCAGAAGTCATTCGATTGAGAGTTGCGAACAACCTTCCAACTGCTGCCCATGAGATGGGCCATGCACTTGATAAAGCAGTATTCGGATACCTCAGAGGATCAAAAAGCCATTGGGAAACTCGTCCTCCGGTAGTGCGGGCTGAACTCGTGAAAATGGGGAAGGACTTATACAAAAGCAAGCACCCGGAGGGTGGATACAAGCGCGAAGGATTTGCTGAGTTCATCCGACTCGAACTGACAACCGATATTGAAGCAGCTCGAAAAGCCCCTCAGACCCACAGATGGTTTGTTAAGGAGTTCCTGAAGGACAACCCAAAGATCGCGGACGCCTTCAACGAAGCCAAGTCAGCCGTTACCAAATGGCGACTTCAAGGTGCTGTGCAGCGGGGCAAAGCAATGAAGGCCGCTATCACTCCGACCGTCAAGCAGAGACTTCTTTCAATCCTGGATCTGTTCTCCTATCAAAAATGGGTCGAGGCCGGATCCGCATATGAGCATTTGACCAGCATTGCTACAACCCTGAAAGGATCAGGGATAGCGATTGAGGAAAATCCAGAGTTGACATTTCATGCCCTTCGCCACACCCATACTGCAAGAGCGGCCTACATGGTTGAAGATCATATGATCAATATCGCTGGCGTTCCTGTTGGGCCGAGTCTGGAAGATGCTGGAGCCTTGGTGAAAGATCAGAGAGAAGAATTTACTCTTTATCTCTGGGGTAGGCGTGCCATAGAAAGATGGAAGGAGAATAAGAACCCTGGAATCTCGAAAAACGATGCTGAATTTCTTGTAGAACATTTTGAGACTCCGGAATTTCAGAGAGCTGCCCAGAAGGTCTATGAGTGGAATCGGGGGGTACTCAATTACGCTGTTCAAGGTGGTTTAATCACACAGCAAGCCCTCGATAAAATCATAGAGGGAAGCCAAGACTACATCCCCTTGGCCCGCGTGTTGGACGATATAGACTCTGGCTACGTCAGGAGACTTCGCGGGGGATGGTCGACCGGAAGCATCACCAACAGAATGAGAGGTTCCGGGCGCAGAATCAGAGATCCCTTTGAAGTGATGATAGAGAATGCTACAAATATCATCCTTAAAACCCATCAACGAATTATCATTGATCAAATCCTGAAGTTGAGACACATCGAAGGAATGGGCCATATGATCGAGGAAGTCGATCGTGGGGTTGTTCCAGTCACCATAAGTACGGCACAGGTTCTTGGTGTTCTGAAACAAAAGGGAATCGAAATCGGTGAAACAGCAGAAGATGTTCTGCTCAAGGCTGAGGGATTCCAGAAACTAGAATCCCCCGAAGAAACCCTGGATTCGATCCTGACTTTTTTCATCCCCGCTCAACACCCGAAAGGGATGGACCCGATCATTCCGCTTGTGGAAAACGGAGTCGTAAGATGGTTTCAGATTGATCCGGAACTGTACGCGTCCTTGTCGGGGTTGGATGTTTACCGCCTTCCTAAAGGATGGGATATTGTCCTCGGTAAACCGGCGAGATTGTTCCGTCTTGGAACGACTGGATTACGGGCTTCCTTTGCCTGGGTACGGAATCCCGCCCGAGATCTTCAGACCTTTTTCATGCAGACAGCGAGTAATGCCAATCCAGCAGAGCTGGCCGCTGCCTGGACCTTCCAGATGCAGGACATTATTAGGCATGGAAAACAATCAGAACATTACGATCTGATGCGTCGGCTTGGAGCGGAAGTCTCTCAGCCTCTTGGTATAGACATTCGATTTACCAGGAGAGCCGCTAAGAGATTATTCCGAGGACGGGTTATGAAGGTCGTCACGAACCCTATTGATCACTTACGAGAGATCATGCAGATCCCAGAGTCAGCCACAAGAACAGCCGAACTGAAACTTCGGGCAAAAGAAATGGGCTGGAAGCCAGGGCAACCCATGTCCTTCGCCCAATCCTTGCAGCTGCTCTTGGATACAAAGCGGGTCACCGTTGATTTCTCCGCAGGAGGAAGCGTCGGCCAGGCAGTCAACCAGGCCGTTCCGTTCTTCAATGCACAGATTCAAGGTACTCGCCTCACACTCAGGACGTTCAAGAGCAAGCCGAAAAGGACGGTCATTCGAGGAGTGATGGGCTTGACCAGTCTCACCCTTGCGCTTTGGTGGTTGAACAAGGACGAAGAGTGGTACACGGACATGCCCTATTGGGAGCGATTCACCTACTGGAACATCGACGATGGCAAACACATCTGGCAAATTCCACGAGGCTTTGAATGGGGAACTATCTTTACTGCGGTTCCGGAGGCAATCTGGGACGCTATGTATCGGCAAGATCCTGAAGCTATTATAGAAGTCTTCGGTCAATGGTCGGAACAAGTAAATCCTGCGGCACTCCCGGTCATTCCGGACGTAGTCCTGGAGCAATTTGCGAACGAGCGGTTTTTCACAAACTCCCCAATCGTTCCCATCGGTGAGTTGAACGATCCCCCCGGCGACCAACGTGGACCTTATACCTCAAAACTCGCTGGAATGCTTGGTGATATGTTTCCCAATCAGGCTTCCCCGAGAAGGATAGACCATGCGATTAGAGGTTTCTTTGGAGGGCTTGGTCCTGACATTTTAGACACTCTAGGTCTAGGTGTTCCAAGTCGAAGGATTTCCCTTAAGGAGCTCGAAGGAGTACCCATACTCAGTTCGCTAGTGCGTCCAGGTGGGCGTGAGGGAAGACGATCTTTGGCTGTTGACACTTTCTACGAGGATTTGTCGCGGGAACAACGGCGATTCAACGGCCAAAAGAATAAAGGGGAGTCGGAAACAACCAATCAGCGGCACTACAGACAAGTGTTGGAGGACGCCCACGACACCATAATCATGATTAACCATGTGCAGCGAGCTTTGGATCCTGTGAAACAGAAACAGAAAGTCTCGGATTTCAATGTCGCAAAGAGGCACATTGCTCGGGACGCTGTGGACAAAAAAGGTATCGCGCCGAACCCAGATGAGATGCTGGCGTATGCAGCGGGTCGAGTGAACATGGAATTGGGCGACAAATACGAAGCAGCGACGGATGCTGCCATCGAAGCTCAACTCGTAGATGAAGATCCAGCGGCTTTTTGGTCCAAATTGAAAGTCATTCAAGAGCAGCCTGGCCCCTCAATGGACATAAAAAACATTGCCCAAAGGCTGGACAGTTTAAGGATGAAAATAAGTCTTCTCGAAGCTGCAAGAGCTATGCCAGGCGTAAAAAACCTGGAGGAGATAAACACCCAACTCAACCAACTGTATTGGGAGAGAAATCAATCCAGATTCAAAGCCACTCGTTCCGGAGCGAGGATGCAGATGGAACCAATTCCGGTAACTCCGGAAAATATTCCGGTCACACCGGAAGTCCCGACCGAACTACCACCAACCCCCTAGCCGAAGAAGGAGGTTTGTATGAATGACATTAACCACAAAAGCTTCAAAACCAAGGTCGTGGAAAACATGAGCTTGAGAGTTATCATTTGGCTGCTTGTCGGCAGCGGCAGCGGGGGTGCAGCCTTCGCCTGGGGTAGTGACATTTGGGGAGCTGTGGGCAGGTCAAAGGATAACGCTGCCCAGATCGCCACAATGACGACAGCCATGAACGCTCACAATGTCGAGGAGGAGAGGCAGCTCCAGCAGATCCAGCAAGACCTGACCTACCTCAAGATGCTGACCGGGATCGCCCAGGTCCGGACCACAGGTGACGAGCTGAGCGCGGCCATCAATACCAAGTCGCAAGCCTTGAGATTCCGTCCAGGCCAGGAAGTCTGGATCACCAATTACACCGATCCTGGTGACGTGCGAGTAAAGGTCAAGATCGAGGAGCGTTCCTTCCGGGATGACCCCGATATCTTGATGCGCCTGAGTAAAAGGGCTGGCGAGGCACTGGAGGCTTCAGGCAGCGAGATCGACGTGGCCTTGGAGCCGGTTCATGTTGAGACCAAAAAAGACGACGACTAAGGAGGGATCATGAATTTAGTCAACAAGCTAATTTTAGTGACTGTCCTAATGGGTTTTTCGGGCTGTAATGGAGGGCCAGCTGCCCCGGCAGTACTGGTCACCGTCCACGTCTATACGTCTGAGGACGGCGGCTCGGTAGTATGGTGTCCCGAGGAATTGGACCCGGCCCCTACGACCTGGACCTACAACGGAACGGCTGAGGTAGACGAGGACAGCGAAGATATCCTCAGTCAGTGCGAACTCGAGTGATTGGTAACCGCAACCTCTCTTCTCACTTCACGCTGCATGAGTTCCTCCGATCTCAAACGGCAGAGCGTAACGATGAGTGGATGGAGGAGCAGTTCAATCCCCCCGACAAGGTCGTGGAGAGCCTGGAGTACCTGGTTGAGACAGCCATCCAGCCTATACGCAACGCCCTCTCCTATCCGATCAGGGTGTCCAGTGGCTACCGAGGTCCGGGAGTCAACGAGGCCGTAGGCAGCACTCCATCTTCGCAGCACCTTATCGGTGAGGCCGGGGACCTGGGGGTGTCCCGGAACTTCCTCAGTGATCCAGATACCGCCCTGATCCGTTGGAGGATCGAGGAGCAGATCCGGGAGAAGACGGGCTTTGAGGTCCGTCACGGAGTCAACGCGAACTTCTACCTCTTTGCCGTGATCTGTCTGCGCTTGGAAGGATTCGATATCGACCAGCTCATTCACGAGTTCGGCCCAGACTTCGGTCAGCCGGCCTGGGTCCACGTTGCAGCCTCCAAGCGACAGAGCAAGCGAGAGATCCTTCTGATCAGCAGCTTCTCCAGCCCCAAGGTGCAGCGGCCGAGTGTCGAGGAAGCCCTACGCTATGGGACCAAGGAGCCATGAGAGGGTTCGCCCGAAGCAGGACCAAGCTGGCCTTGAGCTTGTTGGTCTTTGCCACAGCCTCAGTGTTCCTGGTCATGGACTACATCGGGGAAAGCTCCTGGGTGACGGTTGTGATCGCGGTCCTCGGCTTGTATGCTGGAGCCAAGGTCGCAGCGGATTGGGTCAGCAACGGGCATGGTCCCCGGCGACGAAGGCCCGTTGACCACAGTGAACCCGACCCGCCAGTGCCGTAGGAAATGCTGAGAAGAACACTACTTAAACTCTTTACTGTCAGCCCTCTGGCTCTGTTGGCCTCGTTCAAACAGATCTACTTGGTTCGCGCCGTTCCTCTCGGGGGATCAGATGGATCGACGGTTTTTACAGCCAACCCTCAATACTACAGAGAGCGATTACCCAACTTGTGGTCGCCACACCGTAGTTTGGTTGAAACAATGGCTGATAAATGCCTTGCCACGGCCAAGTCTCTAGACACGCGAGGGTGGACGCTCAAGCAATGGAACGAAGAACTGGACGAAACCAAATGGCAATGGCAACTTGATCGAGTACAGACGCCTGTACTATGACAAACGAAGTCCGGATGCCCATCGTCAGATCCCCCCGCGAGTGGCCCATCTTTGTCTGGATCATCATCATTGCTGGCATCTTTGTGGTCTGGACAGCTTGGCAGAGTGCCGGGGCTGGCCGGGCTATCCGTGAGAAACAGGCAGAGATTGACCTCTGGACCGAGAAGATCGAGGAGATCATTGACCAAAAGAAGCGCGACGATGCCAACCTTCTGGCCGAGAACGAAGCCCTTGCCATAGCCAAGGACCGAGAGGCTCAGTTCCGGGCTCAGGAGAGGACCAGGCGCATCCAGGCTGAGCAAGAGAACCGTCGGCTCCGCACCGCCCGGGACGAAGCCGTTGTCGAATCGGTTGAGTCTATAGCTGCCATTGACACCACAGATGATACCGATCTGGCCCTTGCCAATCGGGACAGGCTGCTGGCACTTTTTCCTCACCGCGACCAAATCTCTGTCAAGCTGTTCGGGGTCGATCACGTTCTGGATCGGGAAGCCGCCGAGAGCGTCCAGGAGGCCCTGCAGGAGGTTGAGCTCAATCGTTTCATGCTCACCAATCTGAATGAGGAGAACGCTGGCCTGATCGTGATCAACGAGGGCCTGGACGCTTCCCTTGCGTCAGCTCTACGAGAGGTCGACCAGCATGAGCTGACCCGCCTTGCCCTGGTCGAATCCCTGACGATCACCAACGAGCTGGCCGATGCCAGAGGGGTCAAGAACACCCTCCAGGAAGAACAGATTGCCAACTACAAGAAGCGTCTGATTTGGGGTGGCGCCAAGGATCTTGCCATCGAAGGGGGTCTCGCTGCCACGGCCGTAGCCATTGGTGGGAGGGACGGAGCCCTGGTTGCAGCTGGCATCGGTGCACAGAGGTTGATACGAATCATCTTGAGGTAGCCCGCCTTCGGTGTTAAATTATTTCAATGGCTGACGAAGAAGAGACCCCGCAGGGAATCCCCCAGACCCCAGAGAAGGTTCTAAAGAAGATCCCTATTGCCTCCGGCCATATCCTCAATGCGGAATATGATGATGAAAACCAAGTGATGTTCATCGAGTTTAATAATGGATCGCGTTACCGATATTCCAATGTGGACTCAGTCGTCTTTACAGCCTTCATGGATTCCCCCTCCAAAGGAAATTATCTCCACAAAGTAATCAAGCAAGTCTGTCCCTGCGAAAAGCTGTGAAGAACGTCAACACAACTGACGCTTTTATCAACGTCACCGACGATCAATTCGAGGCTGCTCTTATAGCAAAGGCTCTCACGAAGAAGAAGCCTTCCACTGTAGGCCTGGCGACAGATCCAGCAGACGTAGTGTTCTCGTTCGAGGGTACCAAGGAAGAGTTTGCCGCCCAATTTCCGGAGAAGGAAACCCCACCACCGCTGGAGAAAGTAAAGCCGTTCCAACAATCAGTTCCTTCCAAGATCCAAAAAGCAAAGGAAGTGAGTGGGCTAAAGGTGCAATACTTTTATCAGCTCACTCATGATGGAGAGATTGTGGAAGAAGGGGAGTTGTTGAAAGCTAAGGATCGGTGGGAACTTTTAGAACTCAAGGATATTAAATAACTTTAATTGCCACGTTAAAGTTCTTGAATTAGAATTAGGAGGTTCACAATGAACTCTATGGAGATTGTCCAGGCAATCGAAAATGCTCGCGTCGAACTCAGAATCAAAAAGGGAGAATTGGCAAAGGAGGCGGGGCTTCATGCCACGCACTATTCCTACCTTCTTGCCCGTGCTCAGGGCGGTAAGCAACTGGACTCTAGTGCCATCAAGAAACTGATCAAGGCCATTGATCGTCTGGCTCTCCGGGAGAAAATCGAACTGGCAAAAGCCACGCAAAAGAATTTGGTCAAAACGCTCAATTCATTGAATGGAGAGAAAGAATGATTATCGGACTCACCCACACTCGTGACGGGCAAGCCATCGAGAAGCTGACCGTTATCACCAAAGTTTCGATCGGTGAACCTCCGGAAGAGGGACGGAACTATCCTAAGAAGCTGGATCACTTCCGCTTCCAGACCAAGGACCCAAGTGGAGATTGGATCGTTGACGAGAAGCTGCAGCAGCTCTTGATAACCAAACAGGCCGCGGAAGAGGGAACCGAGGACAATATCCCCGTCCGGTCCTTCAACATTCAGTTTGTCAGTGACGATATCGAACAGGTCTTTGGGACCAGCTACGCATGGTGGGGATCCTCAGAGCGGAAATGCCATGGTGACGGGCTGCAAGCGCAGCGTGTTCTCTCTGAGATCAAGGGTCGGCCGAAACTCCTGAAGGAATACGAAGGCAAGCGGTCCGCACCCTGGACGCCTTGCGGGGATGATGGTTGCCCTGAGTTAGAGAAGAAAATGTGCAAGCCCCACGGCCAGCTGCGGTTCATGATTCCAGAGCAGAGAGTCATGGGTGCAGTCTCCGTGTTCAACACCACATCGTATGAATCGATCCGCAGGATCTTCAGTGGTCTGAACCGAATCCACACGCTCACGCGAGGTCGTTTGGCAGGGTTGAAGCTACGCCTTGTCCTCAAACCTGGGCAGGCGCGATACCGCGACTCGAAGGGAGCGACCAAAACATCCAATGCTTTTTTTGCGCACGTTGAGTTCCGCGCCGAGGATCACGAGAAGATGCTGGAGGAAATGGTAGCGCAGTCCTTCCAGCTGGAGACTCACTTGGCCATGCAGGAACGAAAGGTGCACGCCCTTGGATCAGGCAGGGAGCTTCCCGGCGTTGTGACTCTCACCGAAGAAGAGGATGCCAAGGTCATACAGCCTGAGTTCTATCCGGAAGGGAAAGCCCCGGAGGAAGCCGAGCCAGCAGCAGAGGCTAAGGCTGACCACAAAGACATTATCGAGTTCGACAAGCTGTCCAAGAAGATGAAGCTGACCAAGGCCAAGCACGATGCGCTGCTGCACCACTACGGCGGGGACCTGGAAGCTGCAACGAAGTTCCTTGCCAATGTCCTCAAGGCTGTCAAAAAGCTGAAGCCCACCGTCAAACAGGTCACCGAATGGATGGAGCAGGGAATCACCAATCCTGACTGGCTGATGAAGGAGCTAGCGGATCAGATCAAGAAGCTGAAGCCAGCTAAAAAGGAAGCGGCTCCCAAAGAGGAAGAAAAGAAGGAAGAGGCGAAGCAGGAAGAACTCCCGGAAGAACCTCCGGAAGAACCCCCCCCGCATGATGATGAAGACCAGGGTTCCGAGTGGACGGCCTTTTGAGGTCTTCCAATGCCGAAGCGAGTTGAACTAGAACTTCCAGTCCGAATCCGACAATCCTCTCTCACTGACGCTCGCTGCCTTTACCATTACCAGCAACATCACATCAAAGGGATCCGCAAGGGTGACTCGGAAGCCTCCGTTCGAGGGACTCACTTCCATAAGGCCGCTAAAGAATATGTGGACCACCTTGTAGAGACAGGCCAGTACACCCACTACGCGAAAGCCGAGGAGATTGCCAAGGCTTACCCTGATTGTCAGGGTCTCATCAATCGTTGGTGCGAACGCTCTATCTTCTACCCGGAGCGGATCTATGCAACGGAGTTCAACATCCTTCTGAATTGGGACTTCAAGCCCGTCCCACCGGACACGCCCATCAAATACAGCCCCTACTCTGGCACTCTAGATCGTGTAGAAATGTTTGGAGACGTGGCTGACATTTACGACTACAAGACGAACCGTGCTGTCTTTGACGTGGAGACCATCCAAACCGTTTACTACCCTTGGTTGCTCTCCAAGGTGTTCCCGCACCTGACTGAGATCAACTTCCACCTGGACTTCGTGAGGTTCGGGGTGATCCGGGACCGTAAGTTCAGCAAAGACGAGCTGGATCTCGCCGTGCAGCCACAGATCGAGGGATGGGAAAGCAATTTGCTGGAGGCCATAGAGAACAATCACTTCCCGGCCATGGGTGGTCACAGCACATGTAACTACTGCCAGCTGGAGTGTCCCTTGATTACCGCTGGTTTGGATAGCAAGGCTATCGTCCAGGTCCAGAAGTACGATGATGCCACGAGCATGGCTGAGACAGCCCTGACGATGAGGAAACGATCAGCCAAGATGATGCAAGCCCTCAAGCACTTTGCCTCCAAAGAGGACACGAAGATCGAGCTGACCGAGGAGGTCCTGGACTTCCATCTTGTCGAGAAGTGGAAGTACGACAGGGCTGCGCTGATGAAACTCAACGAGCAGTACGGACTGGATCCACTCAACGGTCTGGCCCCAAGCAAACAGCTCTTGAAAAAGACCTTCCGGAGATACCCTGAGTTTGAGCAGGATCTCCAGGAAGTATCCGAGAACCGATCTCATAGTGAGTTCGAGTTCAAAAAGAAACCATCAAAAGAGGAGGAGTAGTCATGGCACAAGACGTAAAGTACGGAGAGATTCAGATTGACAGGATCCACGATCCCAACGAGCCAGTTGTCGTCTTCAGGGCACAGGACATTCTGGCTTCCCACGCCTTGAGAGCCTACCGGGATCTCATGCTGGCGATAGGGAACAAGGAAGGAGTGGAAAACATAGAGCTGTCCATCAAACGCTTCGAAGCGTGGCAGTTCCGACGAATCCCGACCTAGAGCTTGGGGAATGTTAGGACTTCACACTAAAACCAGGAGATAGAAAGATAAAACCATGCAGATCAATAGCTTGAAGTTGGACAATTTCACCAGTCATAAGAGCACCTTCTTGGAGTTCAAGAAGACTCCCAAAATACACTTGTTCCTCGGTGCGTTGAACGCCGGCAAGTCTTCAATAAAGAAGGCCGTCGAGTTCGCCCTGGTCGGTCAGTGCGAGAGCTATCGCAAGCGCAACGACAACGTGAGGGATCTGATTCACGACCTGGACGAAGCCAAGAGATTTGTAGTCCGAGTGCAAACGGATTGGGGCATAGCCGAGCGGGGTGTTGCCCTGACAAATCGTTACATCGAATGGATCAACGAAAAGGGTGAGTCCTGCGAGACCGTCGAGCTTCCCTTTCGTCCGGAGATCATATCGGCGTGCCTCAACACGACGGACTTCTTTCTGTGGGATTCCAAGGCGCAGAAGGAAGCGATCCTGAATATCATTGGGGTTGAGGTCAAACATGAAGCGATCCTCGAGAAGTTCGACGGGGATCCCGCTGCGCTAGAGTTCGTCAGTGGCTTGAAGTTCAATTCTATCCCGGTCCTGGACGCTGCCTACGAAAAGGTGTACCGGGAACGCACCGATGTGAACCGGGAGATCAAGCAGACCAAGGCCCCAGATCCTCCGGAGGGTGATGAACCACCCATCGACAAGATCGAGGCACAGCTGCGGGGTATTGAGGATCAGGAGAAGAAAGCGATTGCAGAGACAGCAGAGCTGATTGGACACGGCAAGGGGTTTCAGCGCAACGCAATCGAACGGCTGCAGGGTGAGATAACCATCCTGAACAACTGGTTCGAGAACTTCCAGAAGCCCACCAAAGAAGCAGCCAAGGCACTGACCGCCAAGTTGAACAAGGCAAAGAAGGATGAGGCAGCACACAAGAAGAAGTACGACGAGCTGGAGCGCAAGCGCACCTACGCCCTAGCCCACATGACACAGCACTCCCAGGCCAAGGTTCTCTTGGAGCACTTCGACGGGTCTTGCATTGGCGCCACATTCAAATGCCCTGCCCAGGTAAAGCAGATCCAGGCCGGTGTGGTGGAACAGACAGACCTGGAGAGAACGCGCCAGGGGGAAGCCCATGACCTCAAGGAGAAAATGGAGAAGCTAGAGGCTGACTACACTTCTCCCTCTCAAGTCGAAGCAGAGGCTGAAGTCTTCCGGAAAACGACCAAGAGTTACAACAGCAATAAGGAGAAGCTGAAAGAACTGGAAGAAAAGCTGAAGGAGCTGGAGGCCCAGGAAGATACCACGGAGAACCCGGAAGTGGTCAAGCTGGAGAAGTGGAAGGCTGAACTTGCGGAGAGAATCAAGGTAGGTCGGAGTGTCCTGGAAAAAGCGAAGCAATGGAAACTGCGCCGGGACCTGGTCGAGCAAGTAGCCGAGAAAATGAAGGAGCTGGAGATCAAGTCCGGACACCTGGAATCTCTGGTCGATTTCTTCGGGCCCAAGGGGGTACGGTTGCAGTTGATCCACGACAAGGTTACCGCCTTCCAAGATGCGGTCAACGGACCCCTGAAGCGGTTCGGCTTTGAGCTAGATATCCAAGTGGACCCCTGGCTGATCAAGGCCAGGACACGACCCGTAGCCAGCTTGTCCAGGTCGGAACGATTTCGTTTGGGTGTGGCTCTACAGATCGCCCTGGCGAAGTGGTCAAAATTCAACTTCATCTGTGTGGACAACGCCGAGCTTCTGACCCCACCCTTTAGGATGGTCATGCTAGATATGATCAAGGAAGCGAAGCTGGATCAGAGCTTCGTCTTCTGGAGCCTCATGATCCCTGACGAGGAGTTCAAGAAGCCCCCGGTGAAGTGGGCCAAGTTCTATATGGTGAAGAACGAGGAAGGAGTCTCCAGCGTTACACAGCTATGAATCTCAGGGACGCCAAGGATCTCTACGCTCAGGTCTCCAGGAAGATCCCGAACTTCCATTGCAAGCAGAAGTGCCAGGAAGCCTGCGGTCCTGTCTTCTGGAGCGAAGCGGAACAGATCGTCATCGTGGACTGGCTCCAGCAGCGGGACCGGGGGGAACTGTTAGCCACGGACCTGGACTCTCTCACCTGTCCCTACTTAAAGGAGGGGCTCTGCTCGATCCATGAGGTCAGGCCGATCCTCTGCCAGCTGTACGGTGCTACCAAAGACGAGAGGATGCACTGTCCTTTCGGTTGCAGACCCAAGAAACGGATCAAGGAGAAGCCAGTAAGACGAATCTTTGAGCGTCTGCTCAAGGTGTCGGACGATCTCTACGGACCCTTCAGAAAGGTGATGGACAGTGAAAAGCATCTTAGGTATTGACCTGTCGCTCAACTCCACAGGGCTGTGCATACGCACTGATGCTCTGCAACAATTCGCCGGCACTATAGATAGCGTGTCTCACCCAGGCGTTCTGAATAAGAAAGGCTACTCTTTTTTCCTCATTGATTTCCCTCGGCCGACGAAAAAGAAACCTGGACCATCAAGAGAAGAGAAATGGAATCACATCGTTGAAAGGGTAAGGTTCTTCGCTGACCACGCCGACGAAGTAATCCTGGAGGACTACGCTTTTGGAGCCATAGGCCGCGGCAAGTCCATCCTCTGTGAGATCGGGGGAATCGTAAGGTTTACCCTCAATGATATGGACGTGCCTTACATTCTTGTCTCACCCACCACCTTGAAGCGTTTCGTGGGTAGTCCCGGGAGCAAGAGTATGATTCCCAAGGAGGTCCTCAAGCGGTGGAAGATCGACCTGGACTCCGACGACCTGGCCGATGCCCTGGTGCTCACCAAGATAGGTGAAGCCATCGAGGATCCCAACGCTGACCACGTCACCGTCTATCAACGAGCAGCCCTGGAAGCAGCAAGTCTCATATGACAGAGGGCTACTGCGAGACCCATCCCCTCTATTTCCCCGCAGAAGGACCGCCCAAGGGGTTTCGTTCAGGCTGTACCAAGTGTCTGTGGATCTATTTCAGGCATGTTGAGAAGGATTTCCTCAAGAGCGTCACGGAGGCAGAGCATATGCGACCTTTGGTCGAAGCTATGGGTGACAAGAGCCTGACCAAGAGGTATGAACGCCTGATTGCCGTGATGAAGGGAGAAGATCTGAGCGGGTTTTGACAGGGTTCTATGTTAAAATTCTTTAATGGGGAATAACTCCCCAGGGGAATTGTTAGGACGAAAAGAAAGGATAGGGAAATGGGAAACACTGTAATCAATCTTCCATTGGAGAGCGTCACCCTCTCCAAAACCAACCCGCGCAAGTATTTCGACCCGGAAGCTCTGGCTGATCTGGCCGAAAACATCAAGACACATGGGGTGCTGCAACCAATCTTGGTTCGTCCCGATGGCGATAAGTTCCAGCTGGTCGTCGGGGAACGCCGGTTCCGAGCCAGTCAAAAGGCCAAACTCAAAACCATTCCAGCTATCACCAAGAAACTGACGGACGAAGAAGCCTTTGAGCTTGGGATGATCGAGAACCTTCAACGTCAGGACCTCACAGAGATCGAAGAAGCCTTTGGCTACCGCTACATGCTCGACAAGTTCGGGTACAAGGCCGAGGACTTGGCCGAGAAGATCAACAAGAGCCGTGCCTATATCTATGGTCGGCTAAAGCTGGTAAGTCTCTGCGTAAAAGGCCGGAAGGCTTTGGACAAGGGGGAGATCTCTGCCTCCATAGGTTTGCTGATCGCTCGTATCCCCGGCAAAGCCCAACAGGACAAGGCTCTGGAAGAAATTCTTGAAGGGGACAACTGGAACGAAGACGGAGCAATGACTTTCCGTGCATCTAAGGAGCATATCGAGGAAAACTACATGATCCGACTCAAGGGGTGTGGTTTTTCCACGAAGGATGAAAAGCTGCTACCCAAGGCAGGACCCTGTACGACCTGTCCCAAGCGCACCGGGAACCAGAAGGATCTCTACCCGAATACGAGTGCAGATGTGTGTACTGACCCGGAGTGTTTTCGCGCTAAAGTGGAAACCAACCAAGCGATCCTCATAGAGAAAGCAAAAGCCCAAGGCAAGGAAGTTCTGGCGGGGAAAGAAGCTGAGAAGCATATCTCCTATGGTCGGCTGTCGCACAACAGTTCCCTGCTTGAACTCAAAAAACAATGCTACGAGGATGGCAAGACCCGGAGCTATCAAGAGTTGCTCGGTAAGGATTGTCCTGAGATCACGTTGGTTCAAACCGAGGATGGGCTTATCCCTACCGTGAAGAAAACGGAAGCCGAAGCGGTCCTCAAAAAGAAGTTCAAGTGGGCGCGAGAGTCAGGGAATCGAGATAATAAATGGAAGGACGAGCAGAAAAAAGAGACAGCGAAAAGGAAGCTCCAGTCCGAGGTATTCAAGGAATCTCTAGCTCAGATCGCTGACAACGCCAAGTCAACGAAAGTCACCGACAAATTCTGGTTGTTTCTTGCTAAATCACTGACCCATAATTGGTACACCAGCGACACAGTTCAGGCTCTCATCAAGCGTCGAGAGATCCCCTACACCATGGCGAAGGACGCCTGGAATATGAAATGGGGCAAGTTTCTGCTCGACTATCTGGAAACGGCCAAAGGCTCTGAAGTGCGAAGCATCGTTGTCGAGTTGACCGTGAGCCGTGAAGGACACAGAGATTGGCAAGGAAAACTTCACGATTCTTTCAAGGATGCGTGTACTATGTTCGATATCGACTCGGCACAGATTGAAAAAGATGTGAAGCGAGAGGCCAAGGCGAAAGAGAAAGCCAAAGCCAAGAAGAAAACGGCCAAGAAGAAGGCCACGAAAAAGAAAACGAAACTCGAACCCGTCAACCTTGAAAAGCTAGTATCATAATGGAAGGAAAAGTAATCGAGATCCTGCTCTCGGCCAACAAGGACCTCATGGAAGCCGTTGAGGTCCTCCAGCAGACTGTTAAAGCCATGAGGGAAGCGTTGCTGCAGGAGCAGCGCAAGACAGGTGGTACTAGAGTCGTCTGTAACTTCTGCCGGGGAGTAGGGCAACTGAAGTCGGAAGGTAAGATCCTCGATCCCTGTCCGTACTGTGGCGGTGTTGGTGACATCGACCGAAACATTCTAAACCCCACTTTGGAGATTCAGACCTGGAAGCTGACAGGCCCAGAAGGTAAGGAATTAGGCCAAGGAGTCACCATCGAGGTCAAACATCTGGACCCTGGCAATAGGCAGAGTGTATTGTGGATGCTAGAAAAAGCCGTTGACTTGGTCGAACAGGGAAAACTCATTCAATCGGATGCCTTGGTTAATTAACGCGGGGTAGAGCAGTCCGGTAGCTCGCAAGGCTCATAACCTTGAGGTCGGGGGTTCGAATCCCTCCCCCGCTACCATAGTGAGGCGGTGTGCGCTCAAGTTCGCTAACCGTCCGCGCTGCCTAACACAGCGCACGATGGGGAGGGTGGTAGACCCAAAAGGTCGGGCCACACACTCCCCATCCCCTTTTTAGGGGAATGTTAGGTCTCATTAATCGTGGGATTGTTAGAAGGGACAACCGTAGTGAAACAGGACCAAACCGAGCAGACCGTTGCCGCCAAAGTCAAACTCCTCGTCACTCCGGAGATCGAAGCTGAACTTCTTTACTGGTGTGAACTCTACAAAGATTGTCTCGTTCGAGGAACCCGCGCTGTCCTAGCTGCCAAAGAAGCCGAGGATGAGTCTGCTACCGCTTCCGTGGCCCGTCACGCCATGCCGAAGGATTACCCTTCCCACCTGAAAGACTCCGCTGCACAGGAAATCAACGCTAACTGGAGATCCTATGTTGGCCTATGGAAAAGCAAAGAGAGGGGTCTGCCCTCCGTGACTGACGGGAGACCTCGCGTCTGTGCGCGTGATCGGGCTGTCTCGGTGCTGCCTGTGGATGATGAAATGAAACGAGAGTACCGGCTGCGGATCCAACTCCGCAAGGATCTGGTCATTGACTGTGAGTTCCGCTGCGGTGAAAGACAGAAGGTCGTACTCGAGAAGGCGGTCAAACACGGAGAGGTTGAGATCTTCCGGAGAAAAAGCAAATGGTATGCAGCGATCGCTTGCCGGTTGCCGATTGTGAAACGGGAGAAGGGCGTAGGGAAATCCCTGGTGACCATCCACACAGGCCAGCGGAAGCTGGTCTCTGTCCTGGTGGTGTACGCCGACAACTCCTACCGCTACCTCACCGTCCGAGGCCAGAGCTACTGGAATTTGAAAAGGAAATGGAGGAATCTCCGCAAGGCCCTGGGAGAGAAGAAGAAGCTCCAGAAGATCAAGCAGATTGGGCAGAGAGAGAACCGTTTTGCTACCTGGATCACGCATACAGTCTCGGCCCAGGTCTGTGATTGGATCTTCGTGGCTGTTGAGGGAACCAATCCTGCCATCACCGTAGGTCGTCACAATCGTGTGCGCGACAAGTTCACCAAGGGCAAGAGTCCTCCGGAGAAGGCCAAGAACTATCGCATGGCCAACTACTGCTTTGCGAAGCTGCTGGACGAGCTTCAATACAAGATGGCCCTGGCAGGATTGCCCTTCAAGGTGGTCAATGACTACAAGGTTGGAGTCACCCGTAATTGTTGCCGCTGCGGAGGCCAGACCCAGGTGGTCAACGCTTCTCATTCCGTCCTGTGCGAGAAGTGTGGCCGGTCCCATTGGGCTGAGTGGAACGCGCTCAAGAACCTGTTGCCTAAGAGCCGAAGGAAGATCACCCGCAAGCCGGGAAAGATCCTGAAGGGAAAGGTGGAGGAATTGAACATGATCGAGTCACGGTTAAAGAATAGACTGTTGGCCGTAGGCCAGAGGGGAGAGCAATAATGGGTGAGATATCAATGTGGACTTGGTTACAGGCCTCGTTTGTTTTGCTGGTCGTCGCCATCATGGGTGGTGCTATCGGATGGGGTTTTGGTCGGGACCATGGAGCTAAGACATACAAGAAGCGCATGGCTACCAAGGACGAGGTAATTGAACGACTCAGGGGTTACAGCCAACCCATCTATTGGCATTGGTGGACAGGCCGGGAAGACGACCGCAACGACCGCAGAGAGTTTCTTGTGGGAGTCGTGGCTAACGATGAGAGAGAGGCAAAGATGAAACTGGATCAACAGAGGATACCTTTGCTTGATAAAGCGCGGGCCAGTGGAGTGAAGGAGGTCGGAACGCACGTCCTGGTCGCTTACAGCAGAGAGGATATCCATGTTCAAACAATTTGAGGAGCTTCAGAACTCAGTCCATACCATCTTCGGGACCGGGATACCCGAAGTGATCACCATCCCCCCTGACCGTCACAAGAAGATCCTGGACGAGCTTGGCCTGAAGTGGCAGCACACGGATGAAGTAGGGGTTTACTTCTACATCGGACAGTCCAAGGTCAGGGCTATGGTCAGCAAGGTCAGGTTCGAGCTGTTCATTGACAAGAGGGAGGAGTGGCGGTTTCATCTGCTCACTCCCAATGGCAGAATCATTCTAACCAGCGAGGGCCATAGCCGATCCAACGCTCGTCGTGCTGCCAACCGTGCGAGAGAGGTCCTGGCAGCGTGTCCGGACTTGGAGAACGAGGAAGAAACGGAACACCCACGCATCTCACCCAGGATCGGACTGTTCAAAGACAAGGCGAAGAAGTGGAGGATCCACCTGATCGGGGGCAACGGACAGATCCTCATGTACTCGGAAGCCTACTCGTCCAAGACCCAGGCATTCAGGACCGCCTTCAAGCTGCCTGAGTATGCGCTTGAAGCCAGCATCACTGTAAAGGAGAGGAAATGAATAGAAGAACTTTCTTTGGGGCCTTGCTAGGGACCGCTGCCGTGGGGACTGTTAGTGGCAGCAAAACTGTTGCAGCTTCGCCGGACAAATTCATCACCCGCTTCACCCTCAAGACGAAGCACGGTGACTACTACTTCTACTGGACGGGCTGGAAGAAAACCATCAGCCAAGTCGTCAATGTGGGACAGTGGATCGCGGAGCCAGTCGATGGGCTTGAGTATTCGGGTGGACTACACGCCTTCTATGTGAGGGAACATCCTGCCTTTTACGCAACAACCACTGGCACAATGGGTCCAATATCCAACATGAACAACGTCATGGATCTCACCTACCAGGAAGACTTCCCTCTGATCACCGACAAGTCCACAGTGGATGAAAAGTGGGAGGCCCAAGACGAAGCCCTACACAGGCTCATCAAGTACATCGAGGAGTGGGAACTGCCAGAGTTCAAGTACGTCGGCAACGGTCACATATCTGACCGGAGCAAACTGCGCCCAGGGGCCTTGATTGATGGCGACTTTCCATTGAGCGAAACATTGAGCAGGGTACTCAAGGAAGACGGTTTAACGGCTCGTGCGTTTAAGAAGGTGGTGAAGGGTGTCTGACGATTGTTTACCGGAAGGTCTGAAGGGAAAGAGACACGACGATTGGCGCTGGTATCTCCGATGGGTGAAGCGTGCCTGGACCGCCAGGTGCGGAAAGAACTGGCCGTTCCCGCCCAAGCTGCTGCTTGGCAATTCAGGGTGGACCGAGGCCGATGCCTACAGGTTCGGCCACTTCAACAAGCCCAGACATAAGGACCACTACAACGTCAGTGGGGCCGAGGAGTTCCTGAAGCTGTACGGCCATATTCTGCCTATTCCAAAGGCGGGGTACACGATGCTCTCTGCGGTGATGTACCGGGGCTGGCTCCCGGTTCCGATGTTCGCCAAGCGATTCAAGAATGAAAATCTATTCAGCCTGGGCATAGCCCGTCTTGACGAAGTCGATTTTTACTACGACCTGATCCGGGTCCGGGGCAGCGGGACCTGGGGCCACATTTATATGTATATAACGGGTGGTCTGCTGGCCCTGATAATTTGGCTGGTCTTTTGGTAAGTTAAAAAACTATAATCGCGGGGCTGGAGGCTGGCTCGGAATCAGCTCGTTGAAAAAGGTTCAGATCGCCCTGAATAGTTCAGGGTCCGATCCTGGCCTCCAGTTATTATGTGGGTCACATGGAAATCACGATCACGTCCAACCTTGCCCTGGCCCAAGTGCCAGAGGCCCTGAAGAAACAGTTCATTGAAGAAAACACATTCGACAATCCTGAGTACCGCAAGCTGAAGGCACTCGGTAAGTACCTCAGAAACACTCCACAACACATCAAACTGTGGTCGATGAAAGACGGAGAGATGCAGCTGCCACGCGGCTATCTCCCTGCGGTCATTGCCATTTCCAGGCGCAACGATATCGTCTTCCACATTCAGGACGACACCTTAGAACCGTGGGCCAACTTTGGATTGGAGGTCAACGGTGACCTGGAAACCTATCAGGAGAATGCCCTAGAAGACCTACTCCATTACCCCTGCGGAACCCTGGTCGGTCCCCCCGGCTGCGGGAAAACCAATATCCTCCTCTCTGCTATTCCACAACTCAAGACTCGTGCCATGATCATCGTCCACACCAAGGAGCTGTTCGCTCAGACCATCCAACGCTGCAAGGATTGGCTTGGGGTGACACCTGGGATGATCGGCTCCGGGAAGTGGGAGATCAAGGAGATCACCGTAGCCATGATCCAAACCCTGTCGCGCCGGGATCTGTCCGAGATCACAGGGTACTTCGGGGCCATCCTCACCGACGAGGGCCATCATGTAGCTGCCAAGACCTGGGCCACTGTCCTGAATCAGTTCCCCGCCCGATACAAGTACGCCTTCACCGCTACCCCGCAGCGCAAGGATGGGTTCACCTTCCTGATCTGGCGGTACACCGGGGCCAAGACAGCCGAGATCAGCCAGGAGGAAGTGATCGAAGCTGGCCGTACTATATGGCCCACCTTCATGTTCCGGTCAACCGACTACAGGTACACGCTCTACGACAAGGGCGATTGGACCGCCATGCTCAACAACTTGGCCTTTAACCCGGAGCGCAACAACACGATCATCGGGGAGATCACGGACAGCATCCCCCATTGTGAGTCAGCCCTGGTCCTCACCGATCGAGTCGCCCACGCAGAGCTTCTAGCCCGACGATTGTTCGAGTTTCAACCCGTCCTCCTCCACGGAAAACTGAAGGCCCAGGACAGGCGAGAGAGGATGGAGAAAGTCCGAAAGGGAACCAAGTTGACGATTGCTACCATTGGCATCGTTGGAGAGGGAGTGGACGTTCCCGGGTGGGATCTCCTCTACCTTGTCACACCTATTGCCGGGGGAGCGCGTACCGTCCAGGCCATCGGGCGGGTCGCCAGGGCCAAGGAAGGAAAGAGTGCCGCGTCAGTCATCGACTTCGTGGACGTTTGCGTTGATGGATTCAGAGAGAACAAACGGGGCATCCGGGAGCGTTACTTCCCACTCAGAGAAGCAGCCACGAAACGTCGTCGGCTGTATCGAATGAAAAAGACCGAAGCCATGCTGTTCTGACCGCCAGGAGAGGGTGTTGAGCGTTGTAGAAATCCTTGCCAATCAGTTCGGAATCCAGACACAGCCCCGCGCACGGATCGACTGCCCGTTTTGTAAGCATCACACGATGTCGATCAAAGCGGACGACACTCTCGCCAAGTGCTTCCATGCCAGCTGTCTCCGCTATATCACCCTCCACGCAGCCAGTCCTTCCTATCAACGAAGCCTCCACAAAGCCTTAGAAGGGGTCTACCATGACTTCCACAAGCACTTCCTCTCCCTGGCTGACCAGGAAGGCCCGAATGTCTACTTGTATTGCAGCAACAAGCGTCAGATCCATGCCCAGGTGCTTCAGGATGCCCCATTAGGATGCGTTCCCCCTGGATACGACCTTGGGCCTGCCTTTGATCCGGTCATTAAACAGCTCACAGATACGCTCGATGATGCAGCAGCAGACATGAGGAAGGGCGGTCGGCCAAGCAAGATGCAGCAGCAGCGAGTCGAGTCCCTCCAAAAGAGCCTGAATTTTATCCAGGCCAAGAAGAAGGACCTCGCGGAGAAGATCAAGAAGCGAGAGAACTGGCTGACCTTCCACTACGCCGATTCTACCCACCGATTCACCGCCATTCGGCTGCGGAATCCCTTCGAAGTGGAGAAGAACTTTGCCTTCGTCTCCTATAACCCATTCAAAGCCTTCGGGTTGTTCGGTCACCAGATGTTCCCCAAGGGCAACGCAGCCACGCCCATCGACAAGCTCATCGTCACGGAGGGGGAGTTCAATTCCCTCCAGCTTCAATCCCTTCTGGTCAGATATGGTGACGACACCGGTACGGACCTGAGTTATCTGTACTGTGCCTCGGCCGGCGGGGTCAACCAGGCCGACTACAGCACCATTCGCCAAGTGTCTTCGGACCCTATCCTGCTTTACGACAACGACAGCGAGAAGGACAACGCAGGGTTCATGCTGGTCAGTAAAGCGCAGGAGTTCATGGCTATCGAGGCAGCGACCACGCCCAACGGCTGCTCGGACGTGGATGAGTTCATCCTTCAATTCAAGAACAACACGGAGGCCTGGACCGCTGTCAGGGAAATGCTGGAGGACCGCGAGTGGTTCTACCGTCACTTCTCCGGACTGGCTTCGGAGATCCAGGAGGCCAGGGACGTTAAGAAGAAGGAACACCGGATCAATGATCGGGTTAAGCAGTTGATATTAGAGGACATTCTGATCCGGGGAACGCTCTACCATGACGATTACACGGCCTACTTCTTCAAGAGGAAGGAGAAGAAGCTGCTGGAGGTCAGCCCCAACGATCATGAGTTTGTCTTGCTGCTGGCAAAGTACGGGGTCAATGCAGCGGAGAATATCTCCAGGTACATCATAGAGGGCTTGCGAAACGCAGCCTTTCATGACGGTCCACGGATTCACGCTCACCGCTTTTCCCACTACAAGCCAGACTCCTACACCCTATACATCCACAATTACAACAATCAGATGTACCGCCTGACAACGGAAGCCGTTGACTTGGTCGACAATGGCACTGATGGGGTCTTATTCTTGACCGACTCGGAGGCCGAGCCATTCCTGACCGATCACCGGTGGTTCCAGAAGCAGTTCGAGAAGGTGTCCAACCCCGATATATGGGATGCCAGCAAAGACTCCAAGTTTCTGAAGCTAATCGTTGAAATGATTAACTTTGCCGAGGATATTCTGGAGCCGAATGATCGCTGCATCCTATTCATGCTCTGGACCTACTGTAATTTCTTCAGGGAGATCAACCAGACTCGCCCGGAGCTGGCCTGGATCGGAGAGAAGGGATCAGGTAAGTCGATCACCAACAAGAAGCTCGGCTGCACCTTCTTTGGATCCAAGTTCCAACTGACACCGCTTCCCGATAAGTGTGAGGACTTCGACGCGATCATCACCAACAATGCCTTTGTCTGCGTGGACAATGCCGATACCAGGAAGCCCTGGTTCGAGGACCGGCTTGCTACCCTGGCAACCAGTGGGGCTATCTCAAGGCGCAAGCTCTACACCACCAATGAGATGGTCAAGTTCATGCTCGATTGCTTCTGTTCGATCACGGCCAGGACTCCAAAGTTCAAGCGTGATGATGTGGCCGACAGGCTTTTGATGATGAAGTGCATGCGTTACAAGCACTTCCTCCCTGAGAATAAGCTGATCGCTGAGGTCCTCAAGAACCGAGATCAGATTTGGGTCGAGCTCATCTTCCAGCTCCAGCATTGCATCCATGCCCTGAAGGATCACGCCGATGATGATTTCTCGACGGCCTTTCGCATGGCAGACTTCGCAGACTTCAGCCTCAAGATTGCCACGCGAGCTGGCTTTTCAGATCAACTCCAGCAGATCTTTACGAAGCTCATGCAGGAGCAGAGCTACTACGCTCTTGAAGGAACAGCCATCTTCGACGTGTTGATTGTTTGGGTCAAGGAGAATGAAGGTAAAGAGATCTCAGGGGCAGGGCTGTGCCGTGCACTGGCAGAGATCGCGCAGCGGGATGGATACGAGTTCGTCTATGCAGGTAAGGAGCGGTCCTTTTCGCAGAAGTTCCGGAACCTCCGGAGCAATCTGGATGAGTTCTTCGAGATCACAGAGACAGTGGGTCGTGGTCGACGCAAGGTCTACACCTTCAGATTGAAACAGGACAAAGGTATATGATGGGACCACGCCTCCATTCATTCGACTCACAGCCTGAAGTGACACCGGGACGTTGGGGGCGAGGGCCTTTTCGAGTGGGTCCTGTGTTGAAGCGTTCCCGGACCATTCTCCGTGAGGGTAAGGGTTGATGCGACAGGACGTTGACTGCACGGTAATCAGCTCCGGTGGGCAATGCGGGGTTGGGGCAACCCACCACAAGTCGAAACCCAAAAGCAAAAAAGAACCGCCCAGGAAATGTAAAAATTCGGGTTTCTGGAGGAGGGGGGGGGATTGAGTTCAATGTTGCTTGAGTATCTCAAGATGCGCTGGTTCACCAAAGCTGAGCAAGAAGAACTGGAATCAGAGCTTGCCAAATTCCGATTAAAGCCCGACGAGATCGGCTCTATGGTCGCTGCTGTCGCATTCTGTCCCACTGGCGGCAAAATGATTTTTGGGCCCAAAGAAGACGAGGTTCGGATTATCAACTGCGAAGCCACTGATGATTACTCCGATTGGGATACTTTCTGCCTTGTCAAAGTGCAAGATCCACCCTGGGATCCCCGTCTTCTCGTGGTTCGCCAGGATGACCTGGAGAAACCGCCCATCAACTGATGAACGTCCTACTCCTCCAGCTCGATGGAAAGCTGCCAAATCTCGCCCTAATGCGGATCGCCACTCACCATCGAAGGAAAGGCGATACCGTGCTTCTCAGAAGGGGCTACAGCACGAAGCTGTGGGATCCGACCTGGGATAAAGTCTATATCTCCCTGATCTTCCAGAGAACACGAGAAACCGCCGAGAAAGCAATTCAAGTCCATCCCCGCGCACTGGTCGGAGGAACTGGATGGGATGAAACCCTGACGATCGAATCAATAGGCATTTACGATATCGAGCCTGACTACACGGACTATCCCCAATTTCGGCAATCTCTGGGATTTACGCAGCGAGGCTGTCGCCTGAAATGTCCGTTTTGCGTGGTCCCCCGGAAAGAGGGAGCCGTGAGATGGGATAACAGCATAGACACGATCTACCGGGGGGAACCTTGGCCCAAGGAGTTGATCTTGCTCGACAATGACTTCTTCGGGCATCCCGACTGGCCTCATCGTATTGAAGAGATCCAGGCCGGTCCCTTCAAGGTGAACTTCAACCAGGGGATCAACGCTCGGATGCTGAATGACGAAACGGCCGCGGCGATCGCGTCCGTTGATTACCGCAACGCCAGGATGGACAGGAAGCAAATCTACACCGCCTGGGACAACCGCAAAGATGAAAAGCGGCTCTTTGCTGGACTCAATGCCTTGGTGAAACACGGTGTAAAGCCTAGAGATATCATGGTCTACATCCTTGTCGGCTACTGGCCCGGCGAGACTGAGGAAGACAGGCTCTACCGTCAGCAGAAATTGAGGGATTTCGGAGCCATCCCTTATCCCATGCCCTACGAGAGAACCAGGGAGCTGGTCGGCTTTCAAAGGTGGGTAGTGGGAGCTTACGACAAAAGAGTTCCGTGGGAAGAATGGAAAAAGGCTAAATACAAGCCGGAAAGGTTGACCCATGTCACCAAGTAGCGCAAAGAAACCTCAATTCATGGTTCACCGTCGTCGAGAAGGATTCTCCTGGGTTCTGAAATCGAGCAAAGGCCATCTTCTCGCTCAATCAGCCAAAATTTACGCTGAGCGAAAAGGCTGCATCGAGGGAATCAAAACGGTCAAGAAAACAACAGCCGAAGCTGAGTTGCCCCCGCGTCCTTGGTATTAAAGCTGGCATTTCCCTTCTGTCGATCTTATACACACACTACACTTATGCAGAGATCACCCCATCCGACCATTTCGGTCACAGAAGCGTCAGAGATGTCCAACTCTGATGCGGTGTTACACAGGATGGGGTGGTACCCATCACCCAAAAGGAGGGAAACATGACAGACAAACCAAACGGCGAAGCCCTCGCCAAACAGGACCCAATGAAGATCGACAAGAAGAAGAAGACCTACATTGCCGTGGTCCTGGACTCAAGTTCATCCATGCAGGCCATCAAGAAAGAGGTCATTGCTGGATTCAACGAACACGCAGCCACGATCCGCGCGGGATCGGGTAATCAGATGGACTCGAAGGTCTGTTTGATGACCTTCGCCAGCTATGTCAACCCCCCGCTGCTGTGGTGCGAGAACGCGAACAACCTCAACGATCTCACCGAGGAGAACTACCGACCGGAAGGCATGACCGCCATGCTGGATTGTGTCGGCGCGACCATCGACAAGCTGGAGAAGCAAGAGGATATCGAGGACGGGCAAACTGCGGTCCTGGTCCTGGTGGTCTCTGATGGTCAGGAGAACAACTCCAAGAGAGAGACCTACCCGAGCATTTCCGAGCGGGTGCAGCGGCTCACCAAGACAGGCCGATGGACATTCGTCTACCTGGGATCGAATCAGGATCTCTCCAAGATCCAACAGGACCTCAACATTCCCAGGGGAAACACTCAGACCTTCGTCAACACTCCAGCTGGCTACGCCCAGGCGTTCACTCAGACCAACCGGGGATTGAGCAACTACATGACCTCGAGACAGGCGGGAGTCACTATGTCGTCGGATTTCTACAGCGGGACAGAAGATCCCATCGAGAAGCCCGAAGGACAATCGTCCGTTTTAACGGACAAACCTGATCCTGTGACCTCGGCCAAAACGCCCGTTGACGATGATCAGGTTGACAAGTTCTATCAGAAGACCAGCTGAGCGACCGATATATTGGTGAAAATTCCAGTATAGTGGCAGAAATTCCAGGGGATTGTTAGCTAACCGCCTTTCTGTCTTAAATTTCTTCAAGATCTCTGATACTCTAGCCCCACCAGACCGCTCCCGGGAATGTTAGGTTCATTCATCCTGGCTGGAGCCTGAGACTATGGATCGGAGATCGTTTCTACTCACAAGTCTGTTGCCCATTGTCGCTGCCAAGCAGGGAGTGTTAGGAATACCAGGACGACGGCTACGCGATTATTGGGGAGATCGCATCCTCATCATGAAGGCCAGGAGCATCGGTATGAGCCAGCTCGTCCACGCTAAAATGGTCGCTGCTCGTGAAGCTATGTCCATGCGTCTAGCCAGGGACATTTGGTATGGACATTAGGATTAGAATAGGCGTCCAGGTGGTCGTCTTTGTCTTCGTCGTTTGGCTCGTTTTGAACGTACTGGATTATCTGTTCTGATGGCGAAGATCAAGATGCAGAAGGACAAGGCTTCCAGTGGCCGCAAGATGGCTACTGTCCTCTTCAACAAAGCTGATGTGTCGTTCCTGAAGGAACTGATCGAGAAGCATCCGAGGGGCTTCTATATGAGCAACGTCCAGATCTTGAATCCAGGGGAGAAGGTCTGATGTTCGCTATCCTCACGGACCTGAAGGGTTTTCATAAGGTGATACCGATAGAGGGTGGTGGACACCCGCTGCACACCATCCGCTTCGCAGCCCCGGAGCGAGGAGCAATGGCACCCGACCCTGACCCGTATGCGAGCGTCAAGGTCAACGAACACACCTTCCACTACGAGCGACAGGTTACCCACGACACTTTTCTTTACAGGGAGTGGCCCAATGGAACGTAGAGAGTTTTTCAAGGTAACTGCCGGCGTTGTAGTCTCAGCTACTGCCGGGGGACTGTTAGACGTACACCCAGGCCCGGAGCTTCCGGAGCTTCCGGATCCGGACTACGACAAGATCGTTACTTCCGCTTTTACCGATTCAGAGAGCAAGCTCTACACCATTGGGGCCGAGGATTTTCAAATGTTTACTCTCCGCTTTCCTCAGAGTGGTGGAGAAGCGAAGTTGCCAGGGTTTACCTATATCAAGGGCATCTCAGCAGCGTGTTTGGATACGGTGGGGTGCAAAGTCTCGGTGAGGCCCCTTGCGGAATCCCGGAGGGAGCACGACCTGTTGTTTCAGACACCTATTGATGGCAGTACGTTCATTATGGATAGTCTCTGGATCAGATGCCAAGACGGTGTGATCAAGACCGATGGAGGAGCAGCATTGACAGTTAATTGCTGGAGGCCGAAGGTCGCGTGAGTGGAGTCTTGGATATGCACAAGACCTTCCTGGGGGACGAGCAGCGCATCAAGAGGTTGGAGGAAGCCTTGAAGCGGCTCTACGACAAGGCCCAAGCAATCAGCAAGGCCGTAGAGGGAGCTATCGTCATGGATCACATTCACGGCCATACCTACGACGGACCCACATTCATCGAGAACTTCCAGGAAGTCGAGGCTCTCCTTGGTATCAATCCGGATCGGGCGCCAGGTGTCCCCACCGGAGGGGATTGTTAGAGTGGCAAATCCATGAAACGCAAGAAGAAAAAGAAGGGAATGTTAGCACCCTCATCGACATGTAAAAACTGTCCCACCACCCTCATCGAACCCAAAAACTCCCACTTCCGTCACTATCAGCGTCACGGCCTCTGCTCCGCTTGCTGCGCCAACGAGATCGACGCGCTCAACGAGAAGCTGGCTCTGGGAGGGACCGTCAACGAGGATTCGGAGACAGCGAACGCCATCATGGTCGAGGCTCTCCTGTTTTACGCCGACAAAACCAACTACGGCCTCCTGGGTGGGACGAGGATGCGCACCGACAAGGGGAGCAAGGCCAGGTTCGCCCTGAATCCGGGTAAGTTCTATTTGGGGAGTGTTAGGACGGTACTATCAGAGCCGACCAAGGTTCGTTCAGCCATGGAGGAGATCCAGGAGATCTCGGAACGGTACGCCGACAGCGAAGAAGGGTGGAAGAACGGGGATATGTCCGAGATCTGGCAGATCGTCGAGACTCTCTTTTATGAGAAGGAATGTTAGATATAACGTGTTGGTGGACTGTTAGATATAACTTGTAGGTGGGAGTGTTAGGAGGGGACCAATCATGAATGGAATGGATCGACGACAAGCACTCAGTATGCTGGTGATTCTGGCAGGGGCAGCTCTACCGATTGAGAAGATCGAAGCGGCCCTGGAGGTCAAGGAGTTGTACTCGATGGACGATATCGAGGTCGTATGGAAGGAGCTGTCTCGCAGTCCGGACGGTAAAGTGATCAGCGGAGTCATGCAAGTTCACCTTCCCTGGTCGCCAGAAGTGGACAAGCTGGTCGATGAGCTTAACGAGATCCAGAGGGAGCATCATCTGAAATGAGCCTGAAGAAAACCTACGCCTACCAGATGGGATTGGACGCAGGAAGGAACGGACCCAATGAAAAGAACTGCCACTTCACCATCTTCAGCAAGCGGGAGTACACGGATGCCTGGGAGAAGGGCAAAGCTGAGGGGGAGAAGGAGATGAAACGGAAATGAAAGTTACGATTCTTATTCTCTCTTTTATCATTCTGGCGGGTCTAGTGGCGGGTGGACTGATCTGGTATCTCGACAATATAACCATGATGTGAAAAGAGGACTGTTAGTAAAATACCGGCATCATGACTGACCAAGGTGATCTATTTAGCGGAGATTACAACTTGTACGATGGGGAACCCCCCCATGAGGACGTGGACACAAGTATTGCCGCTGCCCAAAAGATCCTTCCGGACGTGGGAACCATCCAGAGAGAGGTTTTCGAGTATTTCAAGAATTGCAGCAGCGTAGGATCAACCGATGAGCAAATGTTCGACAGTCTTGGGCGCATCACCCAACAGAATACTTACCGGCCACGACGGAGAGAGCTGGTGTTGATGGGTTTGTTGGTTGATAGTGGCCGACGAAAGGCAAACCGAAGCGGAAGGGACGCTGTTGTTTGGCAGATAAAGGACGATCTGCTTGCCAAGTGGGAAGTAAATGAAACGGAAATGAACGTGGAAATGAACGTGGAATTTTAACGGAAAAAAAAGAGGACATGGTGTGGGTCATTTTCCCTCTAACTCAACTTATCCTTAAACTTAACTTGGACATTTTGGGGGACATTTATGGTCAAAACTACAGACGATGAACCGGAAACAAGCAGAGGAGCTCTTATCCCGCCTAATCTAAACCTCATGCACACAGAGGAGGAGATCATCAGCTTCGATGCGATCGGCAATTTCAAGTGTAGCCGCTGCGGGTGGACTCACACGCTTGCGGAGTGCGCGGAGTACCGCTTGGTGCTGGCGAACCGGGAGCTGGAGAAGGTCATCAAGTTCGTTAAGCACGACATAGGCCGGGGGGAGACTGGCGAGAGTCCTGTCGATACCCTGCTGCGGGGCTTCCGGAGGCTCCGGGCCAGCTGGATTGAAACTCGCAGGATGGCTGGAGAATCAACTGAAGTAACCGAAATGCTGGAGGAGGACTGAATGGACTTGAACACTCGACGGGCTGTGTTTGTTTACGAAGGTGCGCGGTTGGCAGCTGACGCTGCTCGGGCACCAATCGTTCCTGCGCCTTGGGATAAGCGGGAAGAGGATTTCAAGGAGCAATTTCTAAAGGTGATCGAGCGTCAGTGTGGGCCGAACCGTTCTTCTTCCCCGGAGGAGCTGCATGGAGGGTGGATGCAAGCCTACCTGGACCGAGGGTGGGTTTATGGAGAGAAGTACGATGCTGAGAAGCGCATCCATCCTGATCTAGTGCCTTACGACGACCTCGGCACGTTGGAGCGGGACAAGGATGCTGTGTTCGTGGCCCTCTGTGAGATCGCTAGGCTCTGGGTGAGGGACGATGAATCCTGACCGCAAAGTAACCGTCTGCGATGCTTGTCTGAGAGCTTGCTGCTGGCAGGGGGTCATGATGTGTGATGAGTACATGGAGGCCGGGACCGTCGACAAGACGATCAAGGAGCTGAAGGAGTTGAAGCGAGAACATTCTGATTATTGGAAAGAGGAATGATGAAGCAGAAGGAATCAGGTCAGTTGTGCACACTCTATTATTTGGTCGCTAAATTGGCCGATGCCTTGGGTGAGGCTCCCATCCGGAACAAGGTCTGGACCCACAAGGTTGACGACCAGTGGTTCATCAAGATCAACGGACACCCTGAGACAGTCGATGGGATTCCCCCGTATTGCCTCTTTGTCGAGTTCAATGGCTTCCCTGCGGGTTGCATGACTCCTTTCGAGGGAAGTTTCGCTGCGGGATCCGCTGCCAATGAGGACGAATTTATCAGGGTAATGAAAGAGAAACTGACGGGCCTGGGTGTCAACCTGGAGGACCTCCGGGAAGTCGATGTGAGGGAGAAGGAAAATGAAGACCATCCGAGCTTGGCTGACCAGGGTATTGACCCGGAGGACTTCGCAGAAAAGGAGGACCGGAATGGGTGATGTCTACTACAAGGTTGTCCAAAAGAGCGGGTTAAGCCTGGAGTCCTGTTGTCCTCCGAAGGGAGCCAAGGTCAAATATCCCAAAAAGAAGTGGGCCTATCCCATTAATGGGACTATCGGGCTGCTCGTCTTCAACGATCTCCACAACGCGAAGGGCTGGAGTCATGGAGGCCGGGAGATTTGGGAGTGCGAGATCAAAGGGCCGGCCAAGGAGGTCAAGTACCTGGGCCAAGTGTCGAAGCAGATCGAGGTCTTCACATGGCCCGACGATCCAGCGGAACTCCGTGCCGGGATCTTGCGACGAGCTGCTCTGTGGGAAGACGGAGGATTCTGGATCACGGCTCCTGCAGGAACACTGGCGGTCCAGGGCGTGAAGCTGCTGCGGAAGGTTGCATGACCGGGGGAATGTTAGAACGCACGCCACAGGGAGTACAGACGTTTGTACGGGAATGGTTAGCCCCAGGTGGTGGAGTGTTTCATGTGAAACATATAGGAGGAGGATAGTCCATGAAGCTGAAGATCGCGGTTGATTTCGATGGAGTGATTCACAGGTACTCGAAGGGTTGGCACGATGGGACGATATACGACCCACCCATGCCTGGATGCCAAGATGCCATGAAGAAGCTGAAGGAGCTAGGCCACAGGATCATTATCTTCACCACTCGCGGCAACGACAAGGAGCTGAAGGCAGAAGCTACGAAGTGGCTCAAGGAGCACGATATCCCTTATGACCGCTTCTACAGCGGAGGGAAACCACCAGCGCACGTCTACCTGGATGATCGGGCCTTACGCTTCACGGAATGGGAGAAGGCCTTTTTCGATATCCTTGAGATCGAGGAGAAGGAGAGGGAGAAGCTATGACTTGGACGGGGATTTGGTTCCATCTCATCCTACTGTCTGTCTTGGGGACAATCATCCTGGGACTCTTTCTCAAGGGGTTTGGATTGATATGAGCGTACCCCAATCATTGCTCCAACTCATGTCGAAACTGTCCCAGATCAAGGGCTACTCTGAGGGGATGCAGGAGGGCTTTCAATATGGTCACCTTGAAACCCTGGACGCTGCCATCCTCGCTGAACACATGGAAAAAGGGATGGCCCATCTAAACAAACTGATCGACGAAGCCTGTTCGATCGAACAAGAGCTGAGGCAACAACTCAGACAACGAGGAGAAGAAGTATGAATGACGAACAAGAGATTTGGTATGGATTCTGCACCTACTGGACCGACGAGTGGGAGAAACTGTCGGCCACAGAACCAGTTGAGGGTGAGGAAATCAGTCACGGTATCCCCTGCTGTCCGGAGTGTGGGTCCGTGGGTTATCAGATGACCCTCCAGGAGTGGAACGAGGGTATAGAGAAGTACGAAGCTGATGGTCACGCTGGCTACGCCACATTTATTGAGGGACTGAAGGAACAGTGCAACGGCAAGGTGACCATCATGGAACTCTGGGAGCAGAGGACCGAAGGGGAAGGTTAGAACTGATTTTGAATCGGGGAATGTTAGATTGAAGCTACGGGGAGTGTTAGGGCATCATGCCCGGTTGGGAGTGTTAGCAGAAGGTTCTCCAAGAGGCCCAAAATCGAGGAAGGAACTATGAAAAAAATCGTGATCGTCATGGACAGGGGGGTTATTGATGCGAGGTACGACGATGGGACCGTGCTGCGCCAAGGAGAGGATACCGCTTTCCTCGGCCGACTGGAGATCAACATGAAGGCCCACGGCGATCTCATGCACTCCGAACAGATTTGGGGCTTCCTTAATTCAGTCGTGCTGCCTCAACTGGAAACCTTTTCTCGGGAGATTGAAACCGAAATAATTGAGGAAGAAGAAGTGGCTTTGGAGACCGAAGTGGGTCCAGCACCGTAAGGGAATGTTAGTTTGTAAGTAATCTGAGGAGGTAAGCAAGGGTAGATCACACTACTTTATGGCTACCATCGAACTGTTTATGGAGGCCCCGGGGTTCATGGCTTTGGTTTTTTTCGTGATTGCGCAGCTGTGCATGATGGCCGCTGCGGGAGTCGTCGGTTACATCATCGGGAGACACTATGAAACGGCCGAAGTTACCGAAGCCAGCGGACAACATGGAAGTAGCCAAGATGGAATTGAAGGTCGAGCGGGGATGGAAGTTGAAGCCCTCAGCCTCTCAGGGGGCCATGTTGCAGGAGATCCAGAGCCTTCTCGAGCGGATCAAGCGTGACGACACCAAGATCCGCCAGCTTGAGGAAATGAAGGGGATCAACTGGAAGGAGGGGGAGTGTTAGTGGGGAGCTCTTTGCGGGAATGTTAGCTCGTGATCGCCGCCAGAGGGAATGTTAGTGTGGAGCCACCTTAGGAGGATGAATGACCAACCCAGGCCCGATTTGGAAATGTGAGTGTAGCGAGTGCAACTGCGAAGAAGCTGCGATCAAAGAGGATATGGAGATCGACGCGATTTGCGGTCCCTGCGGCCGGGGTGTCCACAGAGCAGAGAGAGAGCACAAGGCCAGCCTGGAAACCAGGAAGCGGATCGAGAAGGAGGAGAAAGAGCTGAAGGAGCGTGATGACTGAACTGAAGAACCTTAAAGAGTACCGATTCCACGACAAGGCCGGTTGGGGAGAAGGCCCCTGGCAGAGCGAACCGGACAAGATGCAATGGATTGACGAGGGAACAGACCTCGATTGCCTCATGGTTCGCGGTCCTAGTGGCGCGTGGTGCGGTTATGTCGGAGTGATGGAGGGTCACCCCTTCTTTGAAAAGGACTATTCTGCGTATCCTGGGCCTGGGGATATGGACGTGCACGGAGGGGTCACCTTCGCCAGCTTGTGTCAGGAGGACAAGAAGGAGCATGGAGTGTGCCACGTTCCCGCTGCCGGCCGATCAGATCACGTCTGGTGGATCGGCTTCGATTGCGCCCACTCCTGGGACCACTGTCCCAAGTTCGACGGGGATCCCCTCGGCGTAATTCCAGCACCTAGTCCCGGGGCTGTGGCCCGACACCTTTCCGACGCGGTTGATTTTGGTGGAGGCTTTGAAACCACCTACAAGGACCTCGACTACGTCCAGCAAGAGATCCGGTCACTGGCGAAGCAGATCAAAGAGGTCTACGACAAGGCGGTGATGTGAGCTATTACGTCGAAGATTACTATGAGGTCTATGACGAGAAAACGGTACGGGCCCGCGTCGAGCATATCTGTGATGCCTGTACCGAGAAGATCTCCATTGGTCACCTCTACACTCGTATTGGCATCATCTTCGAGAAGGTCGCGGAGACCGTCAAACGCTGTCTCCGCTGCCAGACCATCCACGTTCACATTCGCGGCCTGGATACAGGCGGGGACAGCTGGCCTGACGAGAAACTGTCCTGCGGGAACACCTATAAAGACCATTGGGGGGTTGACCCTCCGGAGGAGATCCAAGACCTGGCCTTTGTCACTCCAGATGAGGCACAGAAGGTCTGTGAGACTCAGATCTACACCGAGACAATCAATCAGGTGATCCGCCACGCCAAGGAGCGAAGGCCGAAATGATCGTCTACAAGTGTGAGAGCTGCGGAGTGATCATCGAGGACAGCAAAGAGGTCTACACCATCGGCAAGAGGCATTGGGACAACATCGACCTCTGTTGGGATTGCTTCATGATGGCCCTCAACCTGGGAGATGGGAAGTATTTCGGATGGATGGGAGTCAAGAAGCGGGTCCTCAAACTCCTGAAGGGAATGGCGGCATGAGAACCAACGGAAACAAAGTCAAGATCGACATTAAAGGAGTCACATCGGACAAGCTGGTTGGAGTCCTGTTTTCCGGGGTCCAGGGGGGAGCCGGTCCAACTCCAGAGAAGGACGAACTGATTGCCAAGCTGTTCACCATGAAGATCCTGACGGGCTGCTGCGGGAAGGAGTACACCTACAACTTCACGACCTTCCCGCGTGAGGACCTCAAATGCGACTGTGGCAAGAAAGGCTGTTGGGTGGTCAAGTACGAGTGATGGTGGAAATTAAGTCTGTTCCTAAAATTGTCAACGATGGTGAGGAGGAGAGCTTTGCTATCTGCTCCGATGTGGGTTATCACGACGATGACGTTGTAGAGAAGTGTGATGAGTGCGGCTGCACCATCTACCTTCGACCGGAAACCTCAGTGATGACTAACAAAATCTGTACCGGGTGTTTTCGTGTGAAGCTCAAGAACGGTGAAATTCCGGAGGAGGACTTGAAGGCTTATTTTACCGACGCGAGTCGGAAGGAGCTATCCAAGGCCCTAGGGAGAGAAGTGTCGGTCGGGGAAGTGGTCGATCTTGTGCTCAAGGAATTTAGATGAGTAAGAACGTCAGGCTCTACCGCTTCTTCAACCTCGACAAGAATGAGCACGGCCAACCCTTCGCTGAGTGTGACGACCACATCACTGAATACAAGCGCAGAAGGAAGCCAGCGGCTCCTCAACTGATCCTGGAGAAGATCGCGGACGAGGCCGTGTGGCCATGCAACAAGTGTGAGTGGGACGAAGCTGAAAGAAACGAGCGAAGGCTAGTGAAAAAGGCTCTTGCCAGAGCAGCAGCAGAGGACGCGGGATTGACTACCGAGAAGCTCGTGGGAATGTTAGATGTCGACACACCCGATCCCGTCTGGAATGTCGTACTCAGGAACAGAGAGAAATCCGGAATAGGGGTAAGCGTCCAGTCCGATGCCTGGTCCTACCGCGAGGACCTTTCAGATATCGACCAGGTGACCTACGAGATTATCGCCAAGACGAGGCCGGTCAGGGAGTGTTAGTTAGATGATGAGCTTAGGAGTCTGCCCACAGAACAGCAATCACCAGATCACCCAGGTCCACGCATCCAGGGAAGGCTACGAGGAGTTCTGCTGCAAGTGCCGAAAATGGCGAAGAACGATTGATCTACGGCCCATCCGCGCAGAGATGAGGGCAATGGGCGTCGATCCGGACGAGGGAGTGTTAGCAAAGCGTCAGTGTGGGGAAGGAAAAGGACCGCAGAGGGATGGATAACAAGTGGACTCAATGGTTCAAAAAACTGCTCTACCGGGACGAAATGCGCTACATGATCAGAGCCATCGACGGTGAAGGTAAGGATTTTGTCGTCGGATGGTCTTCGCTGCGCAGCGGGGGGACCCCCATGAGAATCGTCAAAGAGCATCCACTGTGGCACTCGCCCGTCATTATCGACACCAAAGAGGGAGTGTTGGGGTAGATGGACAACGAAACCCTCCAGTGGATCGCCATCGGGCTACTGGTCCTCTGGCTTCTCCTACTCAGCTTGCTGTATGGTGCGCAGCATCACCAGCTGAACATCTGGTGGTGGGACTTCCTCAAGGATATGAAGAAGGATTGGGAGAAACGGCACAGTCACAAGAGGGCACCCACGCAATCGAACATGAAGGACCCTCAGCCTTGGGATGATGGCCACGGTGATTCATGGCCCCCAACGTATTGAAGGGAATGTTAGCTGCACAACGTCATGAGTGAACGAGCATTGAAGGCAACAGCTCACCTGGAGGAAGGTTGGAAGGTCGAGTGGACGGGTTGGAAACTATGTTCGTCCTGGCCGCTGAAGGAAGGGTCCTGGGTGGGCTTCCACGAAGATAGGAAGCTCTACATTCAGGCTCGTTGTTACGTCGGGGATGAGGAGAACGAGAGTAGTGTCCTGGGTCACGCCAAGGACGAATCACGGCTCCGACTCAGAATGTATATCTACGAACACCTGCAAAGGGGAGAGAGAGAGAGTGACTGACGGAGATAGACCGCTCGACAACGATTGGGTCCTGGGACCGGAGCCTCTGGCCTGGCCCGAGGGAATGAGCCTTAAAGCGTACTACTGCTGCCCGCTCTGCGGAGCGAAGACCGTACACGTCCGTGACAAGCAGCTCTGTCGCAAATGCGGCTACTTCGAGTCCTGCTGCGACGGTGGGAAAGAGTCGGTACCAGGGGAGTGTTAGCAGCGTCCCTATTATGAGCCAGATTGATGAGGGATGGAGGGATGGGGAATGTTAGAACGGTGTTCCCTGGGAGTGTTAGATAGGGGCTTCAGTACAGGGAATGTTAGTGGGATCTTTCACACAACAGAGGGAGAGTGTTAGGTACTGGATCTCCTCGGGAATGTTAGCGAAATCAGCAAAGATTTATGCAGAGATAAGTGTATAAATACGAGATCGGGAGGATAGAGAGAGTGTGGGTTAGGTGGGTAGTTTCCGGGTCAAATAAAAAAGATGGTCAAATAGCATGCACCCTTGCACCATTTCGGGAGCCGGTTTGGTGAATAGGGTGCGTAGTAAATCAGCAAAGTATTTGACTGACCCCGAAAACCCCCTTGTTTTGTTTTAGCTGACTAAAACACCTTTCACCACCTTTCACCACCTTTCACCAAATTAGAGCCTGACAAGAAAGGACTTACAGGATGGTGAAAGGTACCCCCCCCTCTTCCAAGACTTTAGTATAGGAAACCCGGAAACCCTTTTAGAGATTTATAGAAAGAGTTATGACCCCCTTTCCTTGCACCCAATACATTTACACAGGATATCCTCTTGATAGAAAAGATCTTAACTCTGGTGAAAAGTGTCCAGGGACCTTTCACCACCTTTCACCACTTCCCTCTGAAGTCACTGAAAAAGAATGTCTTCTGGCTCCAGGGACCTTTCACCACTTATCCAGCTGCACACATGTTGTGCACCAGCCTTCCAGTTCTTGCATAAAACCATGAATGAGCGGAAGGATGGATTTAGTAAATTCTTCACTAAACTCAGTAGTAATTCCACTCACCCCGAGTCGGCGCCACTCTTCGATGAAGAACCGCCAGACTTATCTCCGCTGCCGCTGGCAGCACACGAGGACCAATCAGTACAGGACCAGGCCGATCAACCCTTCGAAGAGGCTGTGCCTCTTGAAGATGAACTAGCCGACCTTCTGGAATCTATTGATTGAAACCTCTTAGAGTTACTAACGCCGCCGCCTCTCACATCTTTACTGAGTGCTTCATTCAGTATGAAGTCTTGGGTGAGGCAGACCCTCGCTTACTGGCCGATGACCCACTTCTCCAAGACTTCATTGTTGACTTCGATATCGTCGCTTCCCGGGTCCTCACTCCCGTAGAGCTCAAGTTATTCAAAATGAGAGCCAAGTACAGGATAAAACCAACCGATTGTCGTCAGACGCTACAGCTCTCATGGGATGGCTATCGGCACATGAAGGACCGGATCCGGATCAAACTCGGCCGCGGCCTCGTCCACTATCGTCTTTGGCCGTTGGAGAACTACTTCAATGACAATCACGAAAAAAAGGTGAACTTTTGACTTCCATTCGTCACCGGCTGCGGGTAAGATTCTCGCTGTGGTTTCAACGCCTTCTCTCTAAATTTCTCTGGAGGATACTCATGGTCGATGAAAAACCCGACCAGTCCCTTGTAAAGTCCGATCGCTCGGACCAGCTCCACGAGCAGCACGACGTTGACTCGCTCTCCCGCATGATGCTTGAGCAAAAGGAGGGCTTTGATCGGAGCTTACTCGAGGAGAGGCTGTTCAGCAATAAACTCAAAGGCTGGCTGGATCGGTACTCCCGCATGAAAACCGATCATCGGATTATGGAAGACCAGTTAATGCAGGAAGCAGCGGTCCTTCTGGGTAACCCTCCACGACAGGCGGGCCCCCCGGAGGAAACCCCGGAAGCAGAACTGGTAGATCCTCCGGAGGAGTGATACTCTCAGTGAGCCTTGCTAGGGTTTTTTGAGCCGTTCAGTCACGGATGGGAATGT